CGGAGGGGCCAGGGGTATTAGCGCCAGGCGTAGACGTCAATACCCGATTGGACGCTACAGCCGCCCAGTTCAATTTGGAAAAAGCCAGGGGCGAACCAGTAGCGGACGTAGGAGAAGCCGTTACCACGATCAACGTAGAAGGCGGCATACGGCCGGTTGGACGCGTTTTCAGACTCAGCGACCAGCGCGTCATACTCAGCCTCAGGGAGCTCACCGCAGGCCTCAGCGCAGAAACCCTTCACGAACGGACCGCCAGCCACGGCAAAGTCAAGCGCCGCCACGATCTCAGCGACGACCTCAGGCGTATAGACCTCAGCGGGATAGGCACCCGCAAGATCATCACCCTCAAGGGCTACAGGAAGCACAACCTCAAGCACCGAGGCCGGGAGGTTTTTACGGAAGGCCGCATACAGATTTTCAATACTCACGGTAGACTTTCAACCTAACCTCAACCGGGTTAGTACCCCAATTATAAACGGAAGTAGGTTAAAAGTAAAGCCCCTAGGATTAGTAGGGGCTTAGAGTTTTTACTTTACTTCAAGCCCAAGCCGAGCTATAAGTGGAGCGTAGCACCGGACCCACCGACGGCGCGGTCGGAGGCCTTATAACTTGGAGCCGGAGCTAATAAGCGAGAGCGCATTTACGTTACCTTTCAGAAAGCCCCCTAGAACGCCTAGCGGGTAACGCAATTATAACCCTAAATCGGGTTTAAAGTAAAGACCTACGAACTGAAGGGTTATAAAACTACCTCCGATTTGGGCGCTTTAAATCGGGAGTCCAGGGGTAAGGTACTCATCGCCACGAAGGCGGACCAAGGGGCTTACAAGTCATTCCGATTAAAACGGCCTACAAGCCCCTGGATTTATAACGGAGGATATCACTGCGGAGTTGTATTTTCCGCCCGCGAAAAAGGCCCCGAAGGGCCTTGGATTTACTCAGCGGCCGGAGCTTTTTCGACCGGTACGAGGTAAGCGCCGCCCGGAGCGGGTACGAGAAGGTACGGGGCCGGATCGGATTCCGGAAGCGCCTTCAGAATACCGGCGGTAAGATCCGCCTTAATAATACCCAAACCGCCGTAGGCGGCGGCGTCACCGAAATCGACCCGGAGAAAGCCCCGCGTAGACCAAACGGCCTTCAGGAGGGTTTTAACCGTAGCGCCGGGGAGCGCGGCGGCGGCGATAGCGATTTCTCCAGCCGTAAGGGTTTTTACGGGGGCGGTAGCGGCGGCGGTAACGGTAGCGGTAGCGTTGGACATTTTTAACCTTTAAGGTAAGTTACGAAATTACGCTAGGCCGTTTTACCTAGCGTAAGGGTATTATATACCGAAACCTTTTAAATTTAAAAACCTATTTTCAAAAGGGCTTTAAACTCGTAGGGTCTTTTGGGGTATACGCCTCTAGGCATTTAAAGTAAAGAGTTATTTTGGACTTTACGTGGAGTGACGATGCAGCCCCTACAACGGCCCGAATATATTCTCCGGAGGATCAGGTAAGACTTCTTTTTGGCGGCTACGATAGCCTAGGACCAGATCATCCTGGAGGGCATTCTGAGGGGAAGTTCCTATGCTGGACGCGGTCAAGACCCTACCGTCCTAGGGGTCTCTGGACCGATCGGTCGTCATTGGTAGATGAATCTGTCCACGAGTGGGTGCTGCCTCACCAGGGAGCAGTGGCTCGGGAGTGTTTCATCCCCGATAGTCTTATGTACGCATAGGATAATACAGGGCTGCATCTATGGATGTATCAGGTTTGTATGCTAACAGACATCCGGGAACGTTTGGTGTACGTTAGTCTCCAGAGGGAGCAGAAGCTCGGGATAGAATTGTCCAGCATACGTGGTGGATGGTTTTGTCTTAGATGTCGCCGTGGGGAAACAACTTGTTTCGGTCTTCCTTGGCTATCCTATAGAGCGAACACTACGACTCAAACATATTGTTTCGGTCCTACCCTGAAGAAACCAAACCTCATTGATTCCTGATCTTCACTGATTTAGTGTACTTCATTGATTTATGGTGAAGACTGATCTTTACTGATTCTTCACCCTATACGCGCCGCGCGTTTTGAGGTTACCTGATTCCTGATTGATTACAGCCCCTACAAGCGGTTCTTTTCAGCGGCTAAGGGTATAGTACCTCACCGGTTTAGGTCACGCCCAATGACCTCAGGTAGTTTCCATCAGGTGAATTCCGGATGAAAGAAAGCCCGCCGAGGCGGGCAATCTCACCTCGGTCGTAGAGCTTACGCACCTTCGAGGATGTGGACCAGGGAGTCGGTCTTGCTGGCGACCAGCTTCAGCGGCGACTTTGCGTCACGCGGGAGTTGTTGCAGCGTGCGGATCACGTCGGAGCGCTTGACTTCGACCATCACGCCGGCGACGTCGGTCACGATCTCGCCACGGCTGGACCAGATGTCCTTCATGGTGTTGTAGACCGTCGCGTCGCCTTCACCGGCAGCGACCACTTCGATCTGCTTGGCGCGCTCGCCAACGGTCGTGGTGCGCACCATGCGGGGAGCGTTCTTCTGCGCTTCGGAGCGACGCTTGGCCACTGCCTCGGGCGACATGTCCTTGGTTTCCTTCAGGTCCTTGAGCGGAACGCCCTTGGTGCCAGCGGGCATCACGAGCTTCTTGCCGCTGGGGCCTTCGGACACGACGGTGCCGGGAGTTGCCGAAGCAACGGGGGTCTTGCGAGCGGGACGGTTCTTTGCAGCCATGGAATTTCTCCTAAAAGTTGGCGGGAAAACAATGCCAGGATTGGCACGGCGGCCCGACAATCATTGTCGGCCTGTAGGTATTTTACTACCATCTATTAATTCTAGTGATTCCTAAAAGTAATAGATGGTAACCCTGCCGAGCAGGGCACCTTGGTGGCTTACGCCGAGGGGGTTTCCTGGTTCTTCAGGAACTCGGTGTATTCGGGACGCACGACCAGGTCGCTGGCCGTTTCGTTCGTACGCGGAACCAGGTCGTACGGAGCCGGGCCGTTGGCATCGGCCTGGGTCTTCAGGTACTCGGTCATTTCCTTCTTGACGATGGCCAGGGGCACCGGGAAGGAATCGACCTTGAAGAACACGTTGCCACGGCTGGACCAGAGAGCCTTCAGCAGCTGCTGGTTCGTCTCGATCTTCACCGGACCCTTGGGTTCCTTCGTGGGAGCCGCTGGCGTTGCCGGAGCCGATGCAGCGGGAGTGGAATCCGTCTTGACGTTGTCCGCATCGTCGAGCACCTTGGTGCCGGCAGCGGTGGCGCCCACGACATTCTCGGCAGCCGTCGGAGCCTTCTTGTCAGCCTTCGCGGGAGCCAGGGCATCCGCCATCATGTTCATCGTCGATTTCTTCGCCATTTCAACTCTCCTAGAGTTAGGGTTTACCGGGTAACTACCTTAGCGCCCCGTTAGGTTTATTATAATTTTAAATTTAATTAAAGTAAAACCATTTTGTCAAAAGACCCCGCAAACTGAAGGGTCTTCCTTAAACGTCTTGGATGAATCACTGGCCAAGGATGATTTTATCCACGAGTAAATCATCCAGGACAAATCCAAAAAGACCCAGGGTGTTTAGTCCTGGGTCAAAAGCTCCCGAAGGAGCACCACCGCGAAAGTGTTAGCTGTTGGAGTCGTTGGTGACCAGGTAGGTCACCGTCCGTTCCGGATTCTTTCCCTTCTTCTCACTCGACGCATAAGCCTGTGCGGCCTTGATCAGCGTTCGGAAGTTCAGGTTCTTAATCTTGTCCTTGTTCAGGTCAATGATATCCATCGCGCCCTGCTTCACGTGTGCCTCGTGCTCGGGCATGAAGTCAGGGTTCTCCAGGATCGCACGCATCCGTTGGACGATCTGGGTCTTGGTCATGTGGACATCCACCGTCATGCAGCGCGACCGCACCGCAGAGTCCCAGACATCCATTCTCATGTTCGAGATGAACACGATGCGACCGGTGTACTCGAAAGAAGATGGAATGCCCTCTTCTTCGATTCCCTTGGCATGCCAGGAAATCACACGTTTCTGGTAGGAATCGAGCGCGGCCTTGAGGACGTTCAGCGCGTTCATATCCTTCTGGATACTGTCCGCATCGTCAAACACCAGGATCGACCCGTTGCGTTCCCAGAGAAGCTGGTACAGCATTCGCGCCGTAAGATATCCCTTGACGAAGGTGTAGGTTCCTTCGTAGGGAATCGAGGTGCCGACTTCAGCGTGGGCAACGAGGACATCCCGGTCACGGACATCATTGGCCTCGAAGGCTTGGATGACGGTATGGGTCTTCCCCAGGCCACCCTGACCGACGACGATGCAGGCGTTGGATTCACCGGTCGCCACCATGCCAACCAGGTCCTCCAGGATTTCGAAGCGCTCGTTGATGTCGAAGGATTCCTCGACTTCGATGGCTTTCCCGGCCGCGTTCACGTGGATACCATCCTGCACCACTTCGAGGTCGGGATGCAGGCGACGCTGCTTCTCGACGGTGTGTTGGGCAGCAGCCAGATTCCCTGCCTTGTGGAGGAGGACGCCATTCATGTGGACGTGGTACTTTCCGTTCGTCGGGACGATTTCAATTCTCTGGGACATTTCGCGGTTCCTTTATTAGGAGGTTATATACCGACTTAAAACCCCTTCAAGCCGGTACGTTTATTATAGGGGCCATTTAAATAAAAGTAAAGCCCCTATCAACCGAGGGGTTACTTGAGCTTAACGTTCTTGGGAACGAAGAACTTAAAGCCACGATTCTGGATCAGAACAAACTGAGGACCGAGCCGCGTCAGGGGAACCAGGATACCATCGTGGGTAGTAAGAACCACAGCCTCGGCACGATGGACCTCATGGGTCATTGGATTACGGGCCGGGTAGAAACCAGTAACTTCTATGGAACCAAGCACAGCCGACGACCCATGGATCACGAGCTTGTCTTCACGAGCGAAGGGAAACCGAATGTCAAGAGCAGAAGCACCCGTAAGATCGAGCCGAGCCTGAAGAAGAGGGAACACATCAACATCATAACGTTGCCCCTTAACGCGCTTCACGATCTCGGAAGGATAGTTATGCTCCTCAAAAGCATAGGGAGGAATCACATCATAATCGCAATCAGGATAACCCACGGTAGAACTCCTATAGAACCCGGCTTTAGCGCCGGTACGTATATTATATTAGTTGGGGCCTATAAGGTAAAGCCAATCATCACTGGGTACATGAGATCACTTTCCTCTAGAGATAAATTCGTGTCCTAGAAACAGCATCAACTTCCTCTAGAGAAAAATTATCTCTAGGGAAACATGATGCCTGATTCGTTGGCGACGGGAGGGAAACAATATGTTTGAGTCGTAGTATTGGTTCCCTTGCCGGGCACCGGGACTAGATAATCTTATGCTTGCTGATCAGGCAGCATGGCGTCCAGCGTGAGCGATAGACGCAGTGGTCCGCGAAGGATTCATCCGCGATAGATCGGTCCAACATAGAACCATCCACGAACCAATTTGTTTCTATCCATCGTCTTCATCCTGCAGCCTCCTAGATGAAGTGGTCCGGTCCGCTGAAGACTCTTACAGGCAGGGCATCTTGGCTAGTAGAGGTATCAATGTTTCTTCGCGCACGCGATAGTCTTATGGTAGGTAAGAGGGAACCAATTTGTTTCGGTCCTATGCGGAGACATAATTCTATCCTTGGCGTGGCGCGAGGTATATTTCCGTTCCTTGGCGGGAGCGGCTGGTCTTTTTAGAATGCTCCTTAGACCGACGATTGCGGAGCTTGGAACTGCGTCCTGAGTCTGCACTAGTACTTGGGTCTAATATTTCTTCAGTGTCTTATGCTATGCGTGCGTGTTTGTTCCCTACGAGTAGACTATGGGCTAGTGTACTCTATAGGGAATTCTTTGTTCTCAGTGATTACTGATCTTTATTGATTCTAGAGTTCAGTGATCTTTGGGTTTTACTGATCCTTTTGGCTTTCAGTGATTCCTGATCTCTCTGATTTGAGAAAGAATGTTACCTTGTGGCGATGTTGGAATGCTATGGTCATGGCTCGTTGGAAGAATTCCCATGTGCCTTCCCAGTCAGTCCTCTTTGGTTCATGGTCACGCCATCCCCTGTACATATCAATATGTTTCTGGGCACGGGTGCTGGTCGTCGTGGGGAATGCCCTTGCGATAGCAGTGGCCAGTCTAGGTGTCGTTCCCATTTAGTTCTCTAAGGAATTGTTTGTCGGAGATCGAAAGACTCATGTACTCAGTGGCAGTTAGTGGTCGTATGATGCATGACCAGTTTTCTCTTGAGCAGAAGCAACGAATCTCTGACTCGTGTGCGTTGGCGAAGAAACAGTCTGCCCAGTGGACCTGGTTGCCCTCGAAGATGTCGACTGCACCATCTCTCACTGTAATATGGATTGGTTTCGTCATCCCCTCAGTTCCGTTTTGGACTTCTCATTGTTACAGGGTGAGCACATCGTGGTGGTGTTCTCGATCTTATCAGCTCCACCTGCCGAACGAGCCAATGTATGGTCGTGGGTCATCATGACCTTATCCGCATAGAGATTCAGGTGCCACTGATCACGATTGTTTGCCTCGATGTGGAAGTGGGTTGCCTTCAGACCACAGGAGGAACAGGTCGTACCATGGATGGCGAAACACCGCAGGCGAAGGCTGCTCACTTTCACCTCGGTACCACCCACAATTGCCTTCACCTTGGCCTTTGAGTTCGCTCCCTCGGGTGGAATGTGTTTGGTGATGATCGGAAGAACTTCCTCCAGGGGAAGAAGCCTGAGGACTTCGTATGGACTATTGGTCATTTGGGGAGGCAAACGAAAACGCGATCTTTGTACGGGAGCAGGGGTTGTGGTTCCCGCTTGAGGATGTTGCCCGCCGTCCTGCAGGCTTCCATTGTTTGGAACTCGCCGATGGGACGCCAATCACGGATGGGCAACTCGTAGGCAGTGCCAACGATGGTCATAATGACGAGGATGTAGCTCATTTGATTTTATCTTCCTCGGTCAGGTTGAGGATCGCACCGGCATCGGCCAGCATGAACTCGGCGACGATTGCTTCGGCCGTTCCACAGAGGCGATGATAGTGGTAATGATTCCCGTTGAACGCGATCAGTTGCGCAGGACTCACTTGTGCATGTAGCACATTGAACTCGGCAACAACTTCCTTGTTGGCGATGAGACGAACTTTACAATTGGCCATGTTTACTCCTATGAGTTTGGGAAAGAAATTCAAGCGTGGGAATGATGACGTCGGGCAGGCCGATCTCATACTCAAAGAACATGTGAAACATCTTCAGGACGTGCTCACCATGTTCCTTGACGATTTGGTCTTTGAGTTTCTCAGGAAGAGGAAATTGTTCGTCTCCATTCAACTCGAGTTCTTCAATCGCCTCGTAGATTTCTTGGAAGTTCATTTGGCGTCTCCCCAATGAATCTTACCGAGGTATTCCAGGACGGGCTTGATGTCCGACCAGTTCTGTTCCTGACACGAGCCAGCTTCATGTTCGTAGTTGACGAAGAGCGTCATAACGGTCACGGCATGTTCGCCATACCATTCACGAAGTTCGGCAACCGCTTCGTTCCAGAGGACTTCTTTCTGACCCACGACACGGTCGTCTTCGGAAGCACCATCGTACATTGCGTCGTACAATTCTTCAAGGGTCCTGGCGATCTTGGTCATATCAGTTCCCGAAGAGTTGGAGGCCAAGGCGGAAGGCTTCGGCACCCTCGTTCCAGAGGAGCCGGTTGTTCAGACCGTGATAGTTGAAATCTTCGGCGTAGGGATTTTCCTTACCAGCACGAGCGTTCTGGTATCCATCGAGCCAAATCTTCTCGATGTAATCCTGGGAGGGAAAGGCATCGACCCATTCACGCTTGGGGACCACGCGAACGCGGGAAACATCCCAGCCCTCGAACTTCGCGAATTGGATGGCACGCTGCTCGGCTTCGGTCCTCGTCAGCATCAGGGAACCATATTCGTTCCATTCATCCTTGAAGAGCCACTCGATCACGAAACCATCAGCCTCGTGGCGAGGAACAATTATGTGGGAAGTTTTCATGTCCGTTCCTTAGATTTCGTAACGGGAGACGGGGAGCGGGCCACCATCGCGATACACGTTGTAATGCCAAACGAGAGCATCGGAGGCGTAGATCAACGCCTCGCTACGCGAAGCTTCCCAGACTTTTCCGGTGGAAGCATTTTGGATAAGAAATCTCACGGTAGGACCTTTCTTTGTTACCGAGCCGCCCGAACGGCAAACCCGTAAAGTTATTATACCCTTCATTTAAAATAAAGTAAAGGCTTTTAGGTTTCGCTAACCGGCGCGGCCCGTAGGAATTACGTTAGGCCGCTCAAACGGGCCTACAAGCGGTTCTTTTTAGCGGCTAAGGGTTAGGCCGCGCCGCGCGTTAGGGGCCTTCAATGACCCCAAATAAATTCCATCAGTCAAAGATATCTTCAAGATGCGTGAAGATGTATGCTGACACCGCAGCAAGAATTACCACAAGTCCCACAATCCAGACGACGTAAAGCCAATCGCCCATTATGGAATTGCTTTCAGCTGTGCCTCAAGAATTCCCTTGAATGCCTTGATGTCCATTCCTTTTGGTGGAAACACAGTGACCGTCACGTACTCATAGTTCGGTGCCTGATCGGCCAATTCCCTAATGCGATTGATGGCCTGAGTGTTCGTTTCGTGGACCTCGGGAAGCACATGATCGTCCCGGAAATTCACATACAACGCAGGCTTCTGCACCGCATCACGAACTGCTTTGAATAGACTCATTGTTTGTCTCCATTAGAATACTCCTACGACCAAACATGTATGCCATCCGCAGAGACTTCATGTACTCTTTGGCAGCTTCACGTGTTGGCCACGACTGAGGAAATACACAAACGACGGTGTTATCGTTCGTCCTGTGAAGAGCGACGCCAAACATTTCCTCGTTTGTAACGGTATGCCGACCAGGGATAATAACCAACTCGTGGCTCATCTGGACGGAAGCACCACTGTTATCACACAGAGCACCAGGATGAGGATCAGGGATGGTCGAAGCCAGGGTTCCTCATCCTTGTAGCATCGCCAAAAGTGCAGGGCCACAAGAATCACCAGGAGGGAGTAGACGGTCCACTTCATATTCATGTCCAATCAGGAATCACCCAATCATCGTAATGGGTAAGGGTGAGGAATTCGCCAGGATGATCGACGTCTTTCTTCATGTAGACGATGACCGACCTGTAGAGACCGTTGGGGAACAGTTCCTTGGATACACTGATGACCCTGAAGTCGTCAGGACCATACAAATATGCGGGGACGAAGGGAAGCAAGTATTTGGACTTGATCTCATCTTCGTCAAACTCAACCGGAACAAGTATCGTTGTTTGTTCCGGCACTTTCTCGGTGGACATTGTCATCACCTCTTGCCGTCAAGATGTGGACCACTCTCAGGAATACTTCCTGAATGACCGGCGTGGTATAGCCGGTTCCTCCCGCCGCCGTTATCGTGTGCAGACCAGCAAAACCTTCCTTCGCCACGATTTGAGCCTGGGTTTTGTTGAGTCCCGTCCCCAACAACTCATGTAGGAGCACTGACTCGTTTGACACCACACCATCCACCTTGGCGAAGTTGAGGCCAACATCCGGCGGAACCACACCACGGATGTTGGTATGCCACCACACAACTTCATGTGGCGAGACGGAATCTTCAAATTTAATAGACATTTCTTCTCCGTGCCTTATTACGTTACTAAATTTTACCGCGGAATTGATGTGATGTAAAGCTCAATGCAAAGTCGGCTTATCGCCAGGAGCTGAAAGTTGCGTGAGATCAAACTCGGTGACGACTTGAAAGATCACCGGTCCATTCATCCCCACGCCAGCCTCGTAGAGGTGGGTGATGATCGTCACGAAGTCTTTCATTTCGTTCGTGAAGACCATGCCTCGGCGGGTGCCGAGGATGCAGTTCTGTATGATGAGACGCATTTCCTGATGCGTCACTCCTTGTCTTTGCACGATCTCCATGGTCTGCCCCATGAGATCGTCAAAGTCTTTTTGAAGTTCTTCCTTCTCGGTCACAAGGTTCCTTTCATTCAAAAGTGTAGCCGTGGACGATGACCAGCAACTTGCCGAGCTCACCGATCCAAGGAGTGGAGCCGTCCGGCATGGGCATGGCGCCCTGATTCGACCGCAGTTCATTCCCAACCATCTCATGGAGCGACGGATCGAGCTTCTTGGCGAAGGCAATGCAGTCTTCCTGAGTCCCGATGAATGGAATCAAGGGACCGTGATCAGGATTTTCTGGGTCGTACATGTTCACCTCGGCGAACTTCACCCGCTTGTACAAGACTGATTCCTGGATGTGTTGGGTGTGCCAGAGATTCGTAGTGATCGGCATCACGTAAAACTCGCCGTCCTTGCCCCAAAACTTGACGACTTCGCCAACAGGGAACTGGAGGTGGTCCGGGATGTCGTGGACCTTGTTGAAGATGTTCCACGAATTGGTTTTGTCCACGAGACGATGCAGAGTCCCGAACGGGTCACCCTGCTCGACTAGGTCCATGTCGTCCTGGATTTTCAGGCTCAGGAGGGGATGTTCATCGTAGTTGACGAACTCGAAACGTTCCAACTCACGCCCGATCTTTCCATTTTTGTGGTAGTCAAGCTCGAGGATATGGGAACCCATGCCGTTGAGGACGAGGGCTTGGCGCCAGTTGTCGGAACTTTCCTCATAGAGGCGGCCAATGTGTTCCAGAACTTGGTAAGCGGTAAGACTCATTTTATTTACTCCTAAGATCGTCAGTAAACGCTACTGACTTACTTTAAATTATACGCCCATTTTAAATAAAGTAAAGCCAATCGTACCTGTAGTTACCAGGATACGATTGGCCTCTAGGATTAAAGAATCTGATCACAAAGACGTGTGATCTTCGTCTCGACCACTCGGTCGAAGTTTTCCATCCAGTCCCCCAGGATAGGCTCGAGACTGTCCTCATCGTGTTCACCAAGAACTATCTTCTCAGCAATCACTTGTCCCTCCTTGTTCAGGAGTTCAAGTTTATGCCGCTTTCGCGTCCTCATCGAGGTATTCCTTTCGTTCGATGGCTTGTTGTTCTGACGTGAGCCAAGGATTGTCCTTGAGGTAGAAGGTGCCGTTCTTCTCCTGAACGAACTGGAGGTCAAAGTGATCAGGACGTTGTTTGGTTTCGCGAGCGTCGTACAGCTTGTCCCGAGCGAACTCTTCCCAGAACTGTCCAAGAAGATGGCTGACAGACGTCACACCTTTATTATGCTTCTTGACGGCACGAAGCAGGTCCTGGTGGTCATAGCGAAATTCCTTCATGTGATCGATCATGAAGTCGCGAGGGTCGCCATCAGGAAATGAATTGCCGATGGCTTCCTGGAACTTCTCCCAGATCAAGTCCAACGTGAGGCGAACACGTTTTGGTTTGGCCAGGCTCGGCCGACCACGAGGAAGTTTCGGTGCGTCCTTGGCGGCTTCTTTCGCCTGCCTCACTGCCCATTCCGCTGCTGTATAGATTTTGCCGGTCATTGCCATTTCCTTCTGAAGTTATCGGTTCGCTTGTAGACTTTCTCGGACATGTCGTACTGGATATTCTTCGGACACAACTCGATGTATTTCTGGATGTCATTGGACACCTGAACCATCGACAGTCCCCAATAATCCATCAGATGGGAACGATTGAAGTATCCAAACGTGCCCAGGATGAAGTCGATGAAGCGGAGGCGCTCCTCAAGATGTTTATTCATTTGGGTCCCTCAGGAGGACGTAACCATCCTCAGTCCAAAATCGGTCGTCGGGCTTGGTATCGACGATAAGCTGGTCGCCCCAGCGAGCCACCTTCTTCATGCGCGAATCATACCACGCTTCCCATGCAGCCAGGTGATCTACTGGGTCCACCAGATTCGTTCTACGCTGGGAGTGTTCAATCGTGGAACCATTGGCAAGTGCGTAGACTAGCTTTGGCTCAAAGTCCTGACGAACATAGTTGACGACCCAGGTGTCCGCCTCAACCACGATGCGCAAGTGGCCATGCTTGTAGACATATTCCTTGACCACACCTTCATAGTAGGTGTCCGTCGCCGTGTGGAATTTGTACACACGGACACGAACGCCAATCATGATTTGGACACCCCAGTGTTCCTTCTTCTTGGTCATTCAACCAGTTCCACGAAGTTGCAAACTCCACCGAAACTCTTGGCAGTTCCATTGAGTGGAGGGAACACATGTTCGGTGATCTGTGGGTCGTCAGGAAGTTCTTTGTCCTCGAAGACAACACGGCTGACCACGATACAGTAACGGTCGCATCCTTCCACATATTGGAACTTCAGAAGGATGCCTTCGACGAAGCAGTCCTTCCTGCCCTCGAAATCATAGGAACGCAGTTTGCTGCCGATGGCCCAGTTCTTGCTCATGGCGATTCGTCTCCGAGGCTGGGGAAACTTGCGTTTCCGGGGATCACGAACCAATCGCAGTGAGGAGGGATGTACAGCTTATCCCAGTCTTCTTCAGTGATGGAGGTGTAACCATCGTTCTGCATGTCCCATTCATCGTCGGGATGGGCACGCGCCAGGTCCGCAACCTCGACGCTGCCGTCTTTGTTCTTCCAGCGAACCACAATATAGCAGCGGTCGGAACGCATTTTGTGCGAGTCCAAATCCTCGAACGCGATCTCATGGCCATAGGAGTCCCAGTAGGTCTTGAGGTCCTCCAGGTGGCACATGGGGTTCTTGGGAGGGACGAGCATTTTCAATTTCTTTGGCATATCAATCCTTCTTGAAGGCAGACAGTGGATAGACTCTCGCATCACGCCACATCATCGACATCTTGCCGTTAATGGCGATTCGTTTCTTGGCCGCAGTTTCCGTGAACAGCCTGGCTTCCTCAAGATTGGTTCCCATGAAGGATCCTTTCTCTCCCCTACAGTAAATCTTACCGTTCGGGAATCGAATCACGAATGATTCGACCGGAAGCCTGCTGATCTTGGCCATTTCAAATCCCCATGATCTCGCCGAAAACCTGCATTTCGGCACGGAAGGTAGCATCGTTAAACGATTCACCCATGTATTCGCCAGCCTCTTCGCAGGCTTCTTCCCACGCATCGTATCGTTCCTGCGTGAGGCAATCCTTCATCACCTCGAATCCGCCGTCCTGTTCCATCGTCCAGTAAGCATAGGAAAGTCGGCCCTTGCCGGTCTTCATTTCCGTAGCCTTGGCGACGGTGTATTCGAACACCTTCTGGAACTCCTCGGGCGTCAATTCAAAATTGACAGTCCATTGCGCACGAGGAGGTGCCACGAATTCCTCGGGCAGGACGATATCGGTTGCTTTGACAGACATTACAGTTCTCCTTCCATGATATGGAGCTTTTCGTGACGAGTGTGACGGTCGTGGAAATATGACCAACTCGTCTGGATGACGAGGACGCCGCTGGTGAGGGAAACAAAATCAGAGTCCCAGAGTTCGACAATGACTTCTGGGGAACCATACATTTGGTCCATCATCTCACCCATGAATCCGCAGTCCACGAAAGGATACGCAGTAATGCGTTCTTTCATTTCTTCGAGGGTGAGATCGTCCCGCTTGAGTTGGGTCCACTCGTTGCGAGTGGAAGTGCGGAAAATAAGTTTTGCCATGACGATTCCTTAGACCGGACCGTCAAAGATCGCTTCGGCGTAGAGCCAGCGGCCATCGCCAAGGAGGAAGCAAACGGCATCCCCCATCCAGTAAGCACCGGGGAATTCCGGGACTTCTTCATTGACATCCAATCCCGTCACGAGGCCTCGCGATTCCATTTGTTCGGGATCGCAACGCAGGTCCAGTTCAACCCTCCACAGGAGGCCACCGCCGTCCAGGTCACGACAGGTTCTTGCGTCGAACCCGTTGTAGACAATGAAAGTGGGGAGGGGCAATTGATGTTTGTTGTAGTCGCGATACAACAAAGCCAAAACATCGGCCGAGTTTTGGGTTTCGAATTCCTTTTTCACGCGGTAGTCCTTTCAGTTAAATCCGGCCTAAACAGTACCGAACTAACGTAATTTTACCTTACGCGCGGGTAAAAGTAAAGCGGTATTTTAAATCGCTTTAGGAATAATAGCCAGCGCGGAAGAGGTCGCCTTCGGGAGTCCTGCGCAGAACACTGATACAGATGTGGCGACCATCCACAATCTCCGCTGTCCATTCGCATCCGGTCAACCAGTTCTGACAGTTCTGGATGTCGCCAGTAATAGCAGTTATGTTTGCTTCCTTCAGCTTGGTCATTACTGCCTCGCGGAGCTCAGCCTGCTTTTCGTACAGGTTGATCTGATTGTCCTCGAGACGCATCCATGTACGAAGGTGGCTGCTCTGCGTCTCTCGATCGGCAATCTTCCAACCAGCCGCGCGAAAACAATTCTCGAGCGACTTACGACGGTTGGTTGCGGAAGGAACGGACCGCTTCTTCATGCGAGCCCCATAATTTCCCGACGCATGTTCTCGACATGCTTCCGGTAGATTCTTTCGGCGATGAAGACGTACTCGAAGGTCGTTGCCGGGCCACCGCTCCCGTCATAATACTTCCCGACGACCGCGATGGAATCCTTACCAACGTGGAAGCCGATCGGCAGGTGTCCAACTCCACTGGACATCCATTCGTTGGCGACGATCCCGTCAGCGCTGCATCCGATGTAGACCCAAGCTTCCAGAGCTTTGGAGCGATCCTCGAAACTCTTGGGGAGGAGTTCTTGAAACGCCGGGAGCTTGTCCAGCAGTTCCATTTCTTGCCACATCGCGAGGCACTCTTCGGCGTACTCGATGCCTCCGAAGTCGGACGTCTCGGCGATGATACGTTCCAGTTGCTGGAAGTAGATGAAAGATTGGCCCACGGTAGTTCCTTTATAATCGCCCGGTAAAAGCTACCGAACTTAATTAAATTATAGCGCGGATTTGAATAAAAGTAAAGCCCCTAGGATTAGTAGGGGCTTTCAGTTTTCCTTCGGTGGTCGGCGTCAGCGGACGTGGATACGGATGACCCTGTCCTTCATCCCATCATCCTCCAGTTTCAGCTCGGCAACATCAAATCGCCTGATCGGATGGAGTTGCTGGACCTGCTCGGAATAGTAGTGCCATTCCGCCGGTAGATGTGCCTTGTGCAATTCGTTAAGAAACGTGGTCCAGAATTCTTGAACCATTCTTCGCTCGGTCGTGATCTGGTTAAGACGCGCGCCCTCGGTCATGACGAGCTTTTCACCTTCGCGATGACAGTAGGAATTGAACCGTTGCTGGTTCATCTGAAGCTCGATCTTGAAGTCGATGAACCGTGAATCCCGCGAGGGAAACACCTCTGCGTTCAGGCCGACACCATGCGCGAGTTGCTTCATGGCCTTCTTGATCGAGCGAACATCATTGATGTCATGGAACATTGTGAGGTTTCCTGATTTCTGGGGTTTCCTGATTAGCGACGTTCCATTCGGGTGCTAAGGCCACCCGGAACTTTGTTGGTCTTGGGGTCGGGAGTTCCCTTGTCCATCTTGCCGACGATGCCATCGCCCCAGCGCTTGAGGCGAGCTTCCTCGATCGACTGACGATTTTCCTTGATGACGGCCTTGGAATCATGCTTGCCGACGACCGTGTAGTAGACACATCCGTTCAGGTGCGTCACCTTGATCATCGCGATACCGACGAATCCGCTCACGACGTCTTCCACCTGGTTGCCCAGGACGAAATCTGGGGTGCCCGTTGGAGGCAGGACATCGGCCACGCGACCGTCGTCAACCCATTCCAGCGTGTGCGCATCCACTTCCAGGGCATCGGCAATCTTGTCAGCTTCCTTGGACGGAGGCTGAATGCCGAAGCGTATCAGGCCCGAGTAGTGTTCCACCTCGCAGACGGAAAGACCTGTGAAGCCACTGGTCCAGTCACGCATCGTATGGCCAAGTTTCAACTCTTTCTTTTCCATTTCATTCCTTAAAGAGGGTGGCCGAAGCCACCCAGGTTTGCGATTAGTTGATGTCCTTCAGCTTCGCGCGCAGCGCAGCAATGGTTCCGGTGCAGCGGATCCAGACGGGCGCATACTTCCGTACCACATTCTCGATCGAGTGATTCACCCAATCTGTCATGATGATCACGAGTTCAGCCGTCTCGCACGCCGGAGCAAGTCTTGAACCCGTTTGGTTGGATTCGATATTGACCAGACGTAGCTTCGGGAACTCTTTCTTGATGATCTCGTACTGTTTGTCCAGCAGACCAACGATCACGATCTTTCGGCGCCGTCGAACCTCTTCCATGTCGATCACGCCGACCTCGCCTTTCTTCTCAGGATCAGTCATGTAATCCAGGATTTGATTGAACCCGAGGTCCATTCGCGTGTCGATGTACTGCTGGAGCTTGCCAGTAATGTCCATCGTCATACTCATGACCAGCTCGCGGGCAATCGTTTCCGTTGTCCGCACGAACCGCATCTGGATTTCATTCGGAGCGTCCGGGGAACGAACCGCAGATTCCAACCCTGGCTCTGGGTGGGCCAGCTTCGGAGCCACCTGAGCGGCTGCCGCTGTTGGGGACACCCAGCGTGGTGTGCCTTCGGCAACGTGATTCGCTTCGATCACAGCGAGCTGTTCCGTTATGTACGGAGGCATCGCCTTCTTGATTCCCAGCGTGCTTTCGCTATACCGACGGTCTTCACCGACAGCAGCGTTCTGGGCCTCGATCTTCGCGGCCAGCATCTTCATTCCACCGCGTCTGCGAGACGTGTAGAACTCCAGAAACAGGTCCATTTCGGTCTGGGTCCAGTTCTTTGCTTTTGCGTAAGTTGGCATCTATTCTAGCTCCTAGAAAATATATTGGAATACACGGTTCAAAGCTCTCTGAAACTCATCTTTCTTGGAAGGAAAGATAGTCGCCACCACGAGCTCCCGATGGTGAGGATCGTACGAATACCAATTGACCGCATCTTGAAGAATGTGATGAGCATCCTTGTTGCGGAAGAGAATCCCAAGGCTCCCGTGGGAAACGTCTGATCTGATAATCCACTCAGTATAAGTGGTCTCGATTTGTGCCCGCAAGAAGCCTTCCGAAGTGTGGCGTTCCACACAACGCTTCAGGTGAAAGTAAGGGTCTTCTTGGTTGAAGCGAAGGATACCGTCGGCATCGCGCTTCTTGGCCTGTGCAATTTCTTCGGCCCAAAGGGGAAGTTCACATGGCAGGAGTATGGAATACATTCGCGGGTTACTTTAAGTTGGTAACGCTTTTATTATAGCCGTTACCAACCTTAAAGTAAACCTTTATTTTAAGTCGGCGGGTTTTCAGGGAAGAAATACCTGAACACCGTCCTCTTATGATTCTTTGGCTCAGGAGGTTGTGGTGGCCGTGGGAGTTTGGATGCCGCAACCAATCGTTCAGCCTTCAATCGGGACTGGGCACCTGTTGTTGTCAGCTTGCAGTCCTTCATCGTCGTGCCGCCAGTTCTCACTCCCATGAGGGACAGGCGATCGAAGAATTCCGGGACAGAATTTACTTCGGATTCCGTATGAAGAATGACTTCTGCGTTATAGATTTCAAGTCCCGCAACGTCGTCACCGGGAAGAATGAGCACTGAGCCGCCACGGATAATCATATTAATTCTCCTTAAGGAGGACGCTTTCGGCGGGCCAGTAGGGTTCCAAATCCTCAAACAAGACGGATTTTGATTGGGGCCCTACAGGGCCTGGGTGATCACGGGTAAGGGTCAGGCCTACCGCGCGCCGCCAAAACGCCCTACAAGTGATTCTACCGGCCTTGAAGGCCTCAATTTCAGCTTCGGTGGTGGTGATTTCAAGGTAGGTGTCAAAATCAAATCCCCCGTCTTCTTTCTCCGAATCGACCCACCATTTTACAACAGCGGTTCCGAGATCGGTATCGCGTTCCACGTAGATGAAAAAGTAACTGAACTCGTAAAGAGATTCAATTTGGATTGGCATTGATCTGCTCCCGCCAGGGCACGAACACTTCGTGGATAGATTCACGTTCAACTCGTGTCCAGGAAATTCCATAGCGCCGCATTTCACCCAGGAGGGTCTTGAGCACCTTACCTTCCTGGATGGTTTCAACACGTGGAGGGTTCCCGAACTTCGGCTTAGCATAGCCAACGATCTGGAAGTATTCAGCGTGGACGTTCTTGTGGGTGCCCTTGAAGACCTTTACGTGGTGAATCTTAATTGGCATTACGTTCCTTCCGGGAACGCAGGATCATGTCAGCACGCGAAGATGCGGTGCGAATCACAAGGTAGCCGTAGAAGTCGACCTCGCGCCAGGCCAGCGCTTTGTATTCTTCAATAGAGCCGCCGAACACAATCCGTTCGGCCTGGTAGAAAATCTCACCGAGTTCTTCGCTCGGGAACTTCTTAGCGTGGGTGTCCTGAATCCATTGGATCAGACTCTCTTCGAGTTCCGGGAACGTCTTGATACAGACGTCAAACCAGGCATCCTCATTGGTGATTCGGTGGAAGTAAGACATCGGTCCGTTGGCCTTAGCAAATTCCATTGCGGCCCCACCGATAATCAAAAGTTGTTCGGGAGTAAAAACGTTCATAATCTTTCTCACTTTAGTCCTTGGTAACACTCGGGTGGAATTGCTTCGGCTCCAATGTAGTAGAATACATTGATAAGACCGAAGTGCGATGCGATCATTGTGGCGACGTAGATGAGTCCTATGAGCGCCAGTATGAGGATGATGGAGTCAAAAACTTTACCCACGACAACTCCAAGAATAGGATAAAACTTCACGACGCGTCCTTATTAGTAACTCAATTATACCGCGGATTTAGGTTAGGGTAAAGTCAATTGTCAGTCGCGAGGAGAAGAGGAGGAGCATAGAATGACGGAAACTGCATCATTTTGCGGAGCATACTTAGGTCCGTTTTTCCTCTAATATTTGAACTTTCCTGATTTCCTGATTCAAATATTAGAGGACTTCTAGATTTCATTGATTTTGATTAAATTCACACCAAAATAACTCTTACGCGACAATGGGTTAGCGAGGCATAAAATGAGGAAACGCCAGCCAGTCCCGAAATAATCACCATCTCCGTAGGGTTGCTACCATTTTTATATTTGGTGCTGCCCAAATGAAGAAAGGGCTGAGGTTGCCCTCAGCCCTTAATGCGTACAGTTGACGAAGCTGTTTAGTCGTTGATGGCCGCGACGATCATGTCGGCGGTCGAGGGGAAGGCTTCGGCTTCGGCCATGGACTTGCAGTCCACGATGTCGAACTTCGCGCCGGTCAGGTTGTCGTCCAGGCTGGTCAGGAACTTGGCCGCAGCGGCGTCGTCACCGACTTGCACGAAGAGGATGGTCAGCGCGTCGTCGGTTTCCTGCAGCTGGCTCTGCGCCACGATGGCACGCGAAACAGCGTTCTGGTCGTCGGGTTCGCCGTCGGTGAAGACGATGATGAAGTCCTTCTTGTTCGACTTGCCGGCGAGCTTGAAGCACTCGTTCAGGGTCTCGGCCAGCGGAGTGCTGCCCATCGGACGCACGGTGCTGAAGAGGTCCTGGACCTTCGAGCTGGTCACGCCGGTCCAGACCTTGTTCTGGCCACCGAGTTGGACGACGTCGATGCCGTCCGCATCGAACTTCTCGATGTCACGCACGAAGGCGCCGACGCTTTCTTGCATGGCTTCCCAGCGCGACTTGCTGGAGCCGGCCTTGACTGGGCTGCCCATGGAACCCGAGGTGTCGATTGCGACGATGAAGTCGTATTCGCCCAGGATGGCTGCATGGTTTGCGGTTGTGGTCATTTCAAATTTCCTTAGGGATGGTGTCGGCCTTTTGAACAGTGGCCAACTTAACTGTTATTTGGATTGGATGCACTTGACGAAGCGGGGGTCGTCGAGCTTGGAGAACATGTCCGCGCACAAGTCTTTGCGGCGGTTGAAGGCGACTTCTTGTTCGTAGAACGCGCCTTGGCGCAATTCAATGTACAGGTCGTCAGGAAGGACTTCCTTGAGAAGGGCGAGGCGAAACTCAGGAGCCGGTTTGACGGCGTCCATCGCTTGGATGTTGCGGTGGAGAGAAGCCACGGCGGCGGTCTCAGCAAACAGAATCGTTTGGCTGGACGCGGCGCTCGAGGCCAACAACCCAAGAATAAGAATCGCCTTCTGCATTTCAACTCCTGAAAATAAGGTACTGACTAGGCCGTTTTATTATAACCCGGCCCAAGTCAAAAGTAAAGCCCAATTTGAAATAATTAGGCCCAAGGATCAGTAATGACCAGCTGACCGTTTTCCCTCATCATCATGTTACCTTCGTGAATATCCCACTTGAAATCGTTAGCACGAAACGCGGTCTTCAAGAGGACCATATAGTCCATTAAGGACTTTGGGGTTTGCTGCCCCATAAAATTATCCAGCACATAGCCCTGCTTAAGAACGCAAGACTGAATGAATTGTGATACTCGCCACCAGCCGGGCATATGAAGTCGCTTCTTCAGATAGGCGCGACCCTCATACAACTTTTCCAGCTTCACCACAAAATAGCTTTCTTCTTCGTTTAGAAACAAACTAACGTAATGGACAATAGGGAAAAATGGATTATCCTGGTTCGCGCGGGCCAGCTTAAGATAAGCAAGGTATCCAGCGTTATTATTGGCGTCACCAACTTTCAATACAGTCCCGGAGTGGCGATTGTGATAAACGCTCGCGTATCGGCCCTTCTTGAAGAAGCAGATTTTGTGTCCACATAGGACTTCAACAAATTCTCGCATATCAAGCCGAGCTTCATCTCTGGCGGAGTAATGAACTTCGTCGAAGATACCGTCTTTTAAATCAGTTCCATAACTACAAAGCACCTCTGATCCATAGAAAAATCCCGCGTAGACGTAAAATACGCAGATTCTTATTCTTACCCAAAGAGCCCCACTGCCCTTCGGGTTAACGTTACGTTACGTTAATTATACCTTAATACTACCCTACATAGGCAAATGCTAGGCCCGGTTTAGCCCTTAAACCGTAAGTATTAGCAATTCAAATTGAAGGCGACGACGTATAGCCATGAGCAACTTACCCAAATAGTTCTTCCCGACGCCATCTTTCACGCCGTAGAATACGTCTCCCCAGTAATTTGTTTCTTCAAGATACAGGTCGCCTGTTGCCAGCAATTTTGACTGAAGTTCTAAGTCGGATGTAAATTTGACGCAGAGACAGTCGTACATCACATGGAGGCGAAGTTTATCATCCCAATCAGGACGAAGTTCTATTTCCTGGCCGAAGCGTTTCGCCTGACCAACAGTCAACTGAAGAAACAATTCTCTCACTTCAAGGTCGGTGGTCTTGGCTGCTTGGTATGCGTGCTCAACTGAAGGGTAGAGGATTCCCTCGTACAGTACAGGTGAAAGATGGAAGTTTGAAAGCCAACGGTACTCACCAAAGAACCCGTAGATTCCCTGATCGGTTACCGTTGGCTGCCAAGAGTTATTAACTCGACGCATTAGATGCCGTTTACAAGAGCATCATATGTTACCACTACCAGAAGGATTGTGACAGCAATCACGCAGATGACTGCACATGCTCCTAACACGAAGCCAATTACGGCACTCATGCTTCTACCTCCACCTTGCTGTGGTCCATGATGAACTTAAGACGATCAGCTGTATAGGTGGCCGCAAAAGCTTCCGGTTTGACCTTCGGGGTCATGTTACAGGTCCCCTTGATGTATCCGATAGCCTGGCTGATCACGCAGCTAGAACCATGCATTTCGTTTGGGTTGATGTCCAGATGGATTTCAACCAGCTTGTCGTCGAGCACGTGCATCAGCCTTTGATACAGCTCGCTGATCTTGTAGACTTCCGTCATCAGGCGATTGGAAGGACGGCTCAGCTTCTTGTCATAGTCGCGTTCGCGCTGAATGTCGCCGAAGACCTTACATCCTTTGTTTCCGTCGATGTGACAGACTACGGCCAGCGTAAAGTCGGCATACCAGACACCGTCCACGCGAATGCGTTCAGAGTCAGCTCCGAGATAGATGATAGTTTCGGGAGACGTGTTCTTGATAAATTCAGCAACAACGTCAATGTCAAATGGTTGCATATCGTTCCTTCTTCCCATGGTAAAAGGCCAGGGTACTCTAATTATACCCTGGCCTGCGGAAGGAACGACCGCTGATCTTACTTGGTGATCATGAGGACGAGGATCAAAAAGACAACGATACTGATGAGTGCAAGGATAAGTTTACGCATAAGTCCTACTTTGTGTTCGAGCATTTCGATCTGCCACGCACGGAGCTCCATGTCCAGGCGCAACACCAACAATTTGATGATCATGTCATCCATTACCAACCCCTACGAGTTTAAACTTCAGCGTTCTTCCGGACGCTGGCCAAGTTCATAACGCGGTACATCTCACCGTCCTCGAAGACCAGGTCCAACAGTGAACCTTCCTGACCTTCGAGACCCGTATCGAACGCACCATTCGACTTATACAGGTCCAGGCGACCACGCTTGGAAGTCTTGCCCTTGTCAGTGATCGGGTCCTTGAAGACGTCAATCCAGACGCCGTTGACCTTGGCCGAGGAACACTTCATGGCGAACTTCTGGGTGTCGCGATCGACCTTCTGCAGGAGTGCACCACCCATGCCGAACGCAACGTTGTCTGCTGACCAGCCGTCAAGGTCCACCAGCCGGCGCAGGATTCCTGCAATGGCCAATTCGTCGATGCCGTCACCCCAGATGAAGCGAACGTTGTTCAGAACCTTGTAACCCTTGGCGTTCTTGACGGAACCGAAATAGCTCTCGGCGATGAACATGAGACGCGACAGAACCACCTGTGGATCACCTGAGTCCGGGCGAACCACCAAAGTTCCCCCTCCTGCGATCACCTGATCCTTCAGTTTGCCCCACATGTGCATCGCCTTGAAGATGTCATATGAGTCCGAGACGACCGCATAGATGCTTCCCGGCTTGCTGAACTGAACGATCATGTTCTCGTACGCAGCCGCTTCGTTCTCACGTCCCCAGCTCGTAATCGTGCTGTGCTCAGCGGCCGGAATGCTGAAGCCGATGGAGTCCAGAGGAGCTTCATAGTCGTTGTGCAGACGCATGATGCCCTGCGGACTGTCCGTTCCCATGAAGTTGACCAGGTGCGCAGCCGAACCCAAGGCGTTGGACTCATAGCTGGCCGCACCACGCGCGCCAAAGTCGTGCAGCTTGAAGGGGAGCCCTGCCACGTCGCCGGACTTTTCGAGATAGCCCTTGATGAGAACCTTGATGCTTCGCGAAACCGTGGCCACCGTCGTCGGATACCAGATACCACGCAACAGCGCCGTTTCGATCCAGGTCGTCAACCACCAGCATTCCGGATCGGTATTCTCGATCGTCGCAAGCACATGGCCAACGGGCACCACGGTTCCTTCAGCGACGGCCTTGATTCGAACAGGCAACATTCCGTAGTACACCTTCACGATGTAATCCCACTTCGAGCGATCGAACGGCTCACCGTGCATCTTCCAGAACATTTCCGCGAAGTCGACGTCACGAGTTGTGATACGTCGCATCAGGTAGTTCTTGATGAAACTCTGCAAGCCGAAGAAGACGACTTCATCGTACTTGCCGCCACGACTCTCGATGTACGAGAACACGTGCGTCGTGCCCGGTGGATACTGGTTAGGCATGCTAACCTTGTATGAATCCGTGTTGACGATCAGACTGTTCGTCACATTTTCTTGAAACATTCAAACTCCTTTACAGTTTCTCTTTTACAAAATAATCCGGCTGTTGCGGTATGCCGGGATAGCGGAACTGGACGTCATGACATGAAAGATGTCTCCATGGTCGTCATGCATATCCAACTCATTCATAGCTTCGCCAATGCTGAACCAGCGAGCTTCCATTGCGTCATCACCACCATTGGCCCGTGGAACGCTTCCGTCCGCATCAGGTTCCAGGTGGAAGTAATGTGCCATCGTGACACGAGGAATTCCCGCACCACGATCAGGCGCATCGAACATACGTTGATGAACGAGCGCTGCTCGGAACACCTTCTCAGGCACCCGAAGGTTGGTTTCTTCGTATCCTTCGCGAACTGCACAGTCCAGGAAGGTTTCGTTGAAGTTCTTGAAGCCACCGGGGAACGCCCAGTTTCCAGCTCCAGGAGCAATTTTGCGTTTGATCAGCAGCACGTGTCCCGCACATGTAATAATGGCGTCCGAGCATTGGAAGCTCAGCGTTTCGGGATACGGATAGATCGAGAACTTCTCAGCTTCCTTGCTGAAGAAGCGGAAGTCTTCCATGACGTTCTGATGGATAGCAGGGTGGCCCGTCATCATCATTTCGTGGCGAACTTCAGTGGCGTTCAGATCGATTCCACAATCGATCTCGGTGTATCCCCATTGCGGGAAATACTTGAGGTACGAATTGCCACGTTTGTAGTGGCCAACCAGGTTGATTCGCGCAATCGCACCCGTCGTCGCAGTCTTGATTGTTTCGATCACATCCGCGACCCAAGCGTGGTCCGAATACTTGTAATCGTTGACGGGATAGATCACCACCTTGTTGTTGGAAATCTTTTCGAGTTCCAGGTACTTCCTGATCGCGTCACGACGTTCCTTGAAGGTCCAAGGATTCTTGATCGAGCGGGGTTTGTTTGCTGAGCCGATCAGAATGACCAGCTTGTCGCAAGATTTCACGGCCTGAGAGATCAGCGCTTCGTGACCCTCGTGGAGGGGTTGGAATCGTCCAATGAGGACGTTAAGTTTTAGCATCGACAGCTCCTGTCTTAATTTCCCGTCAAAAGGACGGGCACTTTCCTACTTAGCCGCTATTATACCCTATCACCTAGGGTTGAGCGGCACGACCGTCAATTGTTTGGAAGCGCACTCAATTCCAGCTTCCGCACATTGATCTGGCGAACTTGACCATATCGGCCGCGCTTGCTGTACAGATAATGGGGCTTGACTCGGAGACGCATCTGATTGTCCACGAAGGTCACCGTCGCATACAAGTTACGGTCGTACGCGACGACTGTCACCTGACGGACTGGCGCTTCCTTGTAGGGTTCATCACCAAGTTCGAGGAACGGGTAGTCCGTCCATCCGGTCACATATTCAACCTTCTTCATATCATTCCTTTTCGACGCGATCCACAGCCGATTTGAACTCCTCGGGGAACTGTTCAGCGAGCTTACGCAACTCGCGAACCTTACTCTCCATCTGAGTCCGGGTGGACTCGAGGAGAATTTCGTTAAGGCAGCCATTCCATCCTCGTTGGGCCCAAAACAACGCCGCCGCACATTCAGGTCCCTGAACAGGGTCCAGGCCATCCGCCGCGAGTTGGTCAGCGAACCAACCGTTGAACTTTTCTTGAATAGTAATAACGCCCATAGCTATATTATACGCTAGAAACGGGCGTTTGTAAAGTTGTTTTTACAAGTCCGGCTTCTTTAAGCGTTTCCCCGATTCTAATCACCAAACGATCTGAATATGCGCGAGCTGGGTGGACGCCATCGATCAGGTCGCCGTCACCATGGAACTCTACTGTATCCAAATCACAGTAGAGTACGTTAAGTTCCTTGCAAAGGACACGAAGCTTCGCTACTTGGAGGGAACGAAGATACAAATGCTCAGGCGTCAGCGTAGCACAGACTACCTGGTGGCTAAATCCCGTAACAATCGGAGTTGAGCCTTCAGCACGAATACGTTCAATAATCTTTCGGTAGTTCGCGATGACGTCAAATCCTTGCCAAGAATCAATCACACCGTGTTCTATGACAGTAAAGCGCGTCGTGAAGAACTGGATAGGAGCGATGATTGGAAGCAAATCTAGCAGACGACGACCAGGCATAGTATGGTCTTCCCATGTGGTTCCTGGAAGATATGCCTGAAGGAGCGCAGTTGGTTGGACTGTAGGATCAGCCGAGTACGAGCCACGCATGATGCTGTCACCGTACAGTGCGAAAGACTGATCCTCGTCTTCATAGGTTTTCTTGACCACGTTCAGGTCGATTGGGGGATTCGAGAGAGCCTCTTTATCCTTGATCTTCTGCAGACGTTTGCGTTCCAGAACTAAACCAACTGCGAACAGGATGAGAAAGCCACCACCCAGAAGTTGGTCCGACGATAACCATTGAAGATATTCCATAATGTACTCCCAAAGATACTACTTAGCCAAAGAAAAAGGCTCGATTTCTCGAGCCTTGTGTTTTACGTCTTTTTTACGTTTATCGTCTTCCCTCTTCGGCTTGTTGAACTCGAAGAGATTCTTAGCCACGAAGTTACGAGGCTTCGCGACCTTTTTCTTTTTGCGTTTCGATGACATTGCATAACTCCTGAAATTTCATTAATGTGATTCCTAACACGCCTAGCCACATGTTAAAGTATAAGTCAAGTTCGGCCGAACGTAAATGGGTTGCTTTGTGGAATTCAAGGAAGTCCTTGTAGTTTTGAACCTTATCCGCAATCAGCATATCCTTTACTTCTTGCAGGGGACCGGGTGTTGGCGACCCTGCAATCATGGGACGCCCACCAGAATCAATGAACATAACCTTGTCCGAGAGCCATGCGTTAGCCTGACTACGATATTCCATAACTAACAGCAGCACTTCGGCCTCGACGGTACTGGCTAGATGGATGCCATAATCCACCAAGTCCGCATCCGATTGGAATAGAGGGTGAAGGGCAAAGGCTCGTTGAGCATACTCCGACGCACCTATCGCTCTCATCACTGTCAGACCATCGTCGATATGGTTGATTAGTGGTACTCCCGATCTTTTCGCCGTCCTTCCACGATAGAAGGATTCGATCATAGTGTATTCTTTAAAGTCGTTCATAATGTTTGGTCTGCCCGGGAGGACTTGAACCCCCACTCACGGATTAGAAGGCCGTTGTTCTTTCCAGTTGAACTACGGGCAGAGATTATTATTTATTTGATGATGACTCGCGCATAAATTTGTTCCTCTTCATCTCTTCGTGAGTGTGAGTCTATGATGGATTCAAGTTTGGCAATTTCTTTTTCTTTCTGGTAGAGCGTATCGACGAGAGCTTCGTTTTCGCCTAGTTGTTCCGCAATGGTGATCCTCAACTCGTCTGATTCGATCTTGTCTTTGTCGACAATATCCTCTAGCTTCAGAGTTTCCCTCTCCAGAAAATTGATGTGTTCCTCAAGTTCAGTGATTTGCTCGTCATTGATCTTAGTGATCACCTCAAGGGTGTCTCTCATTTTCTTTTCGAAAGTATCGGCCAAACCCTCTTGGACAGCCCTAACACATTCAATACACCATGCCTTAGACAATATCTTTTGTGCTGCATAGTGCGGGCAACGTTCGGGAACTTCGATTTTCATTTCATGAACCCGGCAATCATCCATGCGATGCAGGAGACAAGGGCAGCGACCCCACCAAACATGAAGACCCCGATGCCATAGGAATCATCGCGGCTACACCACATTGCCCAAAGGAAGGAACAGATTGTGACGATGGCGGGGATAGTCCACCAGCCAAGAGTAATAGTGAAACTCATTTGCGTTCCCAGATTTTGTAGCGAAAGATGACCAGCAAGCAGGCCAGATTGAAAAGATAGTTGATTAGGAGCGGCCAGTCCCACTTCGGGAGGACATAGACGATCATACATAGCTCGCCGATGAGCCAGGCCCAGAGGAAGAACCAATCAAGTCCCCGTCCATGGCCCTGCTTGTAGCACATCCATGATTGAGGGAAACAACAGATCGAGAAGAAGAAACTCCCAACCCAGCCAAAAACTGTCAAGTCCATATGGTAAAAAGCCCAAGGTATATCATCTATTATACCTTGGGTAGCAATTCGCGTTTACTGATGCAGCTGTTTGTTCTTCGGAGCGGGCATTACCACGAGTGGTCGTTGAACAGGTTTGGCAACTACCTCAAACTCCTGTGTTCGCCATTCGATGTAGAAGTCACGAATCGTTCCATGTACTTCAGCAGTTCCGAACACCACATATTTGCCTGGTGGGGTTTCGGGCGGTACACGGTTTAACAGGCTCACAGCGGTCGTACAACCCGGCTGTATCATGATTTTGACGTCAGGTAGCAGTAGCGGCTCATGAGTGTCAATATTGAGTAGTGAATGAGTGGAATCGTAGTTACGAGGTTTATCATCGCTGTTGCATCGTTCTTCATGGAACGGGATGATTTCCCCAGGATAAACCTGAATCATCTGTGGCGGGAATGGGATGTTCTTATAGGTCAGGAATGGTTTCTCGAAAAACCAAAAATAGAATAAGACTGACACTGTGAGGAACATCCCAGCAACAAGCGTTACTGCAATTCCGTTGGAAACTGTTTGTGAATTCATTGTTATTTCGCGATGATACGCGCCATGATAGCACCCAGTACTGTTAGGAGTACCGAGCCTGCCATGCCATATGCAATCATCTTCACAGGATCGAATTCTGGTCGTGTGACAAAGGTTGCCACCAGTTTTTCTAATGCCTCAAGTTTCACCTTGATCACCTGTACATCTGTCGCGGTCGACACGGCTGTTTTCTTTAGTTCTTTTGCTTCGTCGTCTGTCATAGTCGTCCCATTGAATTAAATCTGTGCGCGAAAAAGCGCCCTACAATGCTATTTAGGCATCCGTAGGGCGCTGCGTAACAAGAATCTTACATCTTAGTCGATGTTGTAGCGGTCGATCATCAGGGCTTTCTTCATGATCGCTTCAGGAGTGAAGGCGCTGAAGTCGGCTTCCAGGACAGGCTTCACGATGGAAGGGCTGAAACCCGACACCAAAGCAACACCGGACTTGTCGAACGCCACCGGAGTGGTACCCGAATCGTTCAGGTTCCAGAAGACAATCTTCGGAACTTGGTAGCCATGGGCCTCGAAGAGAGCCTTGGCGTAGTCTGCCGTGAAAGTCTTGGACACACAGTGGTTAAACTGCATGTCGGACATGATCAACAGCATCGCAGGCATTTCGCTCTGCGGCACGTTGTTCTTCACACCGACAAAGACAATCTCTTGCAAGGCCGATTCGATGTTGGTCGAACCACCCCACGGCGCACGAAGCGTCTGAGCGATCTTTTCCTGGATCGAACCCTTCACATGGAAGAGCTGCGACTTCGAGGTGAACGTCAGGAACGTATCCTTGAACGGACCCTTGGTCTTCTCGGCACAGTACAGACCCAGCGAGATGGCCACCTGCATGCAGGTCACTCCCGAACCACCAGCACCGCCACCTGCCGGGATACCCATGGAACCCGACACGTCGATGAGTGGCAGGACCGACACATCGTTCATGTAGTCAGGCAGGGCATTCCACTGAGCCTGAATCACTTGGGCGTCCTGCTTGGTGGCGCTGCCCTGGAAGAACTGCTTCAGAACGTCGTACGGATAGATCGCCGAAGCATTGATCTTCACCTTCGGATCGTCACCCTTCACCAGAGCCTGGACGTACGCAGTGTACTCGGCAGGCGCGTTCTTACCGAACGCCTTCTTGTAGCGCGAAGACGCCACCGAAGGAACATGGGAGAAGTTGATCTGATCGAATTCCTTCGCACACATCTTCTGCTCAACCACATCGGTCAATTCCACCAGCGACTTGCGGTAGAACTTCGGGCTCATACCGAAGTACTTGCGGATTTCAACGGCCACCGGACCCTGGCGCGGCATCCACTTCGCTGCCAGACCGTTACGTGCACGCAGAGCGTCACCGATCAGGTCGAACGCAGCAGTGCGCACCACGGGATTCTTGGCCTGGAGCACGTCATCCCAACGACCCACTTCCGGCACCTTCTTCAGGAGACGGATAGCGTCGTCAGGGCTGTTTTGTTCCAACCACTCGAAGATGTCGCGAAACAAGGCGCGTTCACCGGCACCACCACGAACGTCACGAAGCCACTGTGCATTACGCAGTGCCAGTTCCTTGTCTTCGGCGAAGGCCATACGGAACACCGCGACGGCTTCCTGACCACGACCGCGCATTGCGCCAGCCTTGTAGAAGAAATCGACGTTGGCGTTAGCCGAGCCAGTTTGGCGTTGGACGCCCTTCACAAATGCATTCATTATTTTTCCTTTGTATTAACAGAATAGCGTCGGGATATCGGTCCCGACGGTAAGTGATTTTGGTTTGTATGCTGAAACTATTCTAAAATTCAGAGAGTATCTCCGGGATACGGATTATTTGAACCCCATTCGATCCACACGAGGAAGATACCAATAAGGTATCCCCACCATGCAGCTTCGAAATAGAAGCAGGCAACCAGAAAGCCGATGGAGATCATTCCTCCTCGCGGTCTTCTTCTCTGGACAGTTCGATCGAACGGGTCGCGGTGATGATTTCCAGATCGACCATCAACTCACGAAGACGTCCCAGGAACACCTTTTTATGGGAAACACTGCTGTAGTTCGCATACGTCGGCGAGAACAAGGCTTCAGCTTCCCCCTCGGTGATCCCGAAGAACGCAGCACCGGCTTCGAAGTCAGTCTTATCCTTGTATTGGGGCGCCAAACCATATTTGCCCCATCGCAGACCAGCACGCTTGAACGTAGGATAAGCGCATGCCCAACCCAAAGCGCAAGCAGTAGTTCCGCAACCGGGATCGGTTTTTGCGGCATCAATCAACGTTTCGTCGCTTGGATTGCCGCAAAATTGATCATTGCGCCAGTTGTCCATGTTGATCACGGAATTGGGAATACCACCCATGACCTGGTACAGGGTCTTCAGGCGGCGAGTACGTACTGCTTTGTTCATGTTCACTCCTTGAAAAAGCTGGCGAGTTTCTTGGAAGCAGCCGAGGCCTTATCACCTTCAGTGATTGCTTCTTTGCTCTTCTTCATCTTCTTGTCGGCTTCAGCCTGGAGCTTGACGGCTCGGTCGAACTGTGCCGCAGCGTGCGATTCCAGTTTGGTGATCGTCTTGGTGAAGGTCGACAGAATACCGTCGGTCGACGTCTTGAAAAGGTTCAACAGGTTCATGATCAAATGCCTCCTCAGGCGTAGAGTTTTGCGTTTTCGCGGTTCAGACAATCCAGCAACGGAATCAGCTTCTCGTCGCGGTCATAGAAATCACAGCCAGGACCGGCGTACTTGCCGTTCTTGTGGATAGCCCAGCCATCGAGATGACGTTCCACCGTGTAAGGGTAGATCAGTCGTTCGCGCGGGGTGCGCGGATCGGAGTCAGCCTCCACGTAGTCTTGCTTAGAGACGTTCTTCGGGGATTTTTGCAGCTTAACAGTCACGGGGTTTGCCTTACATCAGCGGGTTAAAGTAAAACTATTTTAGCGCGTTTTATGCTGACAGTAAAGCTATCCTTCAAACTGCTCTAGCAACGCTCAAAATGAAAAAGGCTGCCGAAGCAGCCTTTAAGGGAATAGGTCGGGTCCAATGATGGCTATAACACCGTCCTGTATGACTGTCTCGGACCCGACCAACAGTCAACACTTGATTGCCTCCGGCGTCCCGGAAACTCACAAGGAGTATCAAATAAACTTATGATACTCCTATATCAGATTATTCTCCCGTCAAATGGGAGAATAATCTTCACTTATCTGCACATATCATTTTCACTGATATCACAGCCTCGTTTGGCGGGTAGGGTGAGACTCGAACTCACAAGCCCCTTTCGGAGCATTCGGTTTTCAAGACCGCTGCCGCTAGGCCGACTCGGCGAACCTACCCATAACTCTTAAATTGTAAATCTATATTTCAGCGCAGCCAGTAACCTCTTGCGCTTGATCTTGAAACTGTCACTCTCTACACCACCAAATGCTTCCTGGTTCGCAAATAATTCCGCCCAGGCCGTAGCATACAGATGGTCCCCATAGGGGAGTTTCCAGACCTCAACTAACTCTTCTCGTCTAAATTTATGAAAATCCATATCATGCAAGATCATATTCGCATAATCTGTCTCCCCAAACATCTCAATGTATTTAGTGTAAGAAACTTGAGAATGGTTCGGATAGTGCTCCTTACCGTCCTCGTCAACAGTGTAACAAAAAGGCTTTCCGCAATCGTGGAAGTAATGATACGGCATGAGGTCAATAGACTTATACTCAGCGAACCAAGCAATAACCCTATCGTCCTTCGTCAAACCTGGGTCGGCCAGGAGCTTTTTATACCATTCATTCACGGATTTACCGTGACGATACCACTTTTCGATTAAGGCTTCCATAGCGGGAATCCTTTCAGAAAGTGTCGTTCGCTTTGGATCAGTGGTTCAGTGGCGAAAGCCGTATGACCATAGTTCCAATCCGGTTCAAAGAACATCTCGCTCCTAATCCCGCAGTATTCACAGTGGGCTTTGGCTCTATGGAGGCTCTCTGCATCGGGAACAGTTAGCATAATAAGTGACGACGGTTCTTTAGAAACAGCCCCAAACACGATACCAGCCTCTAGCGCCGCATGGGCAGCTTGGACTACTTGATCGGTTAGTGGAAGGTCCTTTCGAACAAACACATACACGTAGGTTTTATCCAACACTCACGATTCCATTTTGATTTCCTTTAGTAAATTTCGTTTAAAGACGCTGCGAGCATGTTTATGCTCTTTCTTCTTGTCTCTAGCACGAGCCTTTTTAGAGCGTCGGCTAGAATAAGTTTCACAAGGATACTTATCATGCCCTGGGCAGCACCATCCAGGAGCACAGACAAAAATAATTTCTCGTTTCATTTGGTGGCCCGTGGGGGATTCGAACCCCCGACATTCGGTTTTGAAGACCGCCGCTCTAACCAACTGAGCTAACGGGCCATATCTATCAGAAGGCGTGGAAGTTAAAGCCACCCGATTCAGGTTGGGGCTTGACCACGCGAACCAGGATACGGTTCTTCTCAACAGGAGTGATGTACTCGTAAACGATGCTACCACCCTTCTCGATCTTCAGCACGCGCTCATCACTCAGCTCGAAGTCCGGACACTCGAAGTACAACGGATTGTCCTCAGCGTCCTTCTTACCGTTCGGAACGCCGTAGAAGTCCATTTCAGGCTTGCTATTGGCATCCGAGACCAGAGGCGAACCACGCAGCTGACGCGGGTGGTAGAAGCTCTCGAGAACCTTCTGGCCGTTGATCGAGACTTCGACGTCGTACGCACGGGTCGTCAGGTCGAACTCGAGACGAGCGTTCACGTTCTGCATTGCGCTCGGTGCCGATTCGCTGTAACGGTTCATTTCTTCAACGACCGCTGCGAGCATGTCGAAGTTGAAGTTCGTGAAGCAGTCGGCGATGAGCACCAGACGATCGATTTGGGTCTTGTCGTTCAGGCAGTCTTCACAGTACTCGCGAATGAACTCAGCAGTCAGGCCACGATACGTATACTGGTAGTAGATACGACCAGGACGGTTACGCATGTGGGGGTCGATGTAACCGGAGTTCATCGTCAGCAGGAAGAGCTTCTTGCTGGAGAATACACCGTCGAGCAGGGTCAGGAGCTTTTCCTGATCATCCTTATCGTACACCTTCTCGAACTCATCGAACAGCACCACGCAGGGTTGCTGGATGGTTTGGATAAACTTGTTGAAGCTATCGCCGTGGAAAGGAGTGTTGATGATCAAGGTTGGCACATTGTGCGTCTTGGCCAATTCAATCGACAGGCTCTTGGTCAGGAGCGTCTTACCCGAACCCTTTTCACCCGACAGCAGGACGCCAGTCGAACGAGGGCGGTCCATGAAGGTCTCGATGATACGGTCGCGGCGACCATCATTGGCACCGTAGACCTTCTTCGGCAGGGTAAACGTGTCAACTTCCTCGAGGAAGAACACGCCGAACTGGTCGATCTTCACGACGTAATTCGTGTTGGCCGGCAGAGCGTCATAAACATCCAGCGAACGACTGTCCTTAACTTGGACCGTGTTACCGCTCTTAAAATAATGCGTCAAATCAAATACTCCATCAAATCAAAAGTTAATTATAAACCATGCTAAGGAACAAACTGGTACCCCGACTGGGACTCGAACCCAGAGAAAACAGCTTTTGAGACTGCCGCGTATGCCATTCCGCCATCAGGGCATTGTTTGGTGCGAGATGCGGGCATCGAACCCGCATGACCTTCCGATCGTCAGATTTTAAGTCTGGTGTGTATACCAATTCCACCAATCTCGCGTGAAGAAAAGCCACGGTAACATACATCACTCGTGGCCTATCTTGTTATTTTCTCATCTGCAGTAGCTTAGTCGTGATGACATTGGCTACGGTCGATCCATTGTGTTTGTCGGGATGGCAGAGTCGAATTAGAGCCTTGATTTCGTCAGGGGAGAAAGTCGCCTTCGACATTTTACTGTCTATCGCTTCCAACCCACCACGATTTCTGATCCAGATAATCAGATTGTTATAGTCGGTGACCAGATTGTTCATCTTGGCCCGCAAAACCTTGTTATCAGTCTCAAGTCGTTCGGACTTCTGTTTAGCCTCATCGTACTTTGCTTTTCGTACAAACATAATGTAATCCTATTGGTGCCCTGGCGGGGCCTCGAACCCCGAAAACTACGCTTCTAAGGCGCATATGTATGCCAATTCCATCACCTGGGCAATATTTGGCCCGTCCTGTAGGTTACGCTCCTACCTCCCTGGGGTTTCAATCCAGTGCTATCACTAGGTCAGCTGAGGACGGTTAATTGGTCGGTCTAGAGGGATTCGAACCCCCACTCCCGGCTTCGTAGGCCAGTAGTCTATCCAGTTGGCGTATAGACCGATATTTGGAGCCGCTTGAGAATTCCGAGATCTCAACCTCTCCCATACCAAGGGAGTGCTCTGCCTTTGGAGCTAAAGCGGCAATTCCCTGGTACGCAGCGAACGTACAAACTCACCGTTATCTCGGTGTGTTGCATCATAGGGCGGGCCCATACAACTTCAGGGTAAAACTAACACTGTATACGATACACTTCTCGACCGTACTTCTTTCGAACGAACCAGTTGGCCCTTCTTCAGCATGTACCGCAGATCGCGATCGTATTTCAGCAATGGGCAATACTTTCGATTGACCATTATGTAATTGCCTGGAGTTGACGCAAGGTACTCGAGAATCTTTTTACGACGCTCGGCACCCTGTGGCCAGTTCCAGATCAAGTCTGTGTAATTAATGGTGCGGGCTACAGGGTTCGAACCTGCGACATCCGCGTTGGCAACGCGGTGCTCTACCAACTGAGCTAAGCACGCCTTTTTCTTACCACCACTTCGAGATAAAGTGGTACGCGACATAAGCAATCCCACCCCAAAAGGCGAGGACTAGAATGAAATAAATGCCAAACAAGGCAGATACTGCCTTCATCATTACTTCTTGGCGGACTTACCACCACCCAAGCCATTCTGGCGAGGATCGCCACCCTTCCAACCATCAGGAGGTGGATAGGCGATATAAACACGGGGACGGCCTGAACCAGTACGTGATCCCTTGTTCTTCTTGTCGATTTGTTTCGACTTCCACGTACCCATAGAAAGGTAACGGGACTTTACGTCTCGGGGGACAGATACTGCCGGCCCTCTTGCTTTCGCCATAATCAATCCTTCAGGATGGTTAATAAAATCAACAGAATCGTTTTTGACATCCCGAGGACTCGAACCTCTGTCATACCCCCAGCGGGCCAGGCACTTGGTTTTGGTAGTGGTAGTGGTTTGTATTGCTGATACGATTCTAAAATTGGTACGCCCCGCAGGTTTCGAACCTGCCTATTCTGGGTCAAAGCCAGATGCCTCCACCGAGTTGGCTTGGAGCGAACGAGGACTTCTCAAGCTGTCCTTTTTAAACTACAGGTTCCGCTTTTTTCATTTCAATGTGAATTTTTGTATTGCTGAATGGAACCTAAAACTGGTAGTCGGTGAGAATTCCGAGATCTCAACTTCCTGGATGTCGACCAGGTACTCTGCCTTTGAGTTAACCGACTAAAAACTGGTACGCGATGAGAATTTCGAAATCCCGACCTTCGCCTTGTAAGGGCGTTGCTCTGCCTCTGAGCTAATCGCGCATAAATTGGTAGTCCTAGGCAATTCCGAGATGCCGACCTTGTCCGTATGAAGGACCTGCTCTGCCGCTGAGCTATAGGACTAGAATATTCTTAGGGTTGACCTATGGGTTACGCTCCCATTTAACCGGCTTCACAGGCCAGGTCCGTACTATATGGATCAGGCCAACCCTAAGAACACTATGTATACCAAACGTTGAACTCGTGTCCGCAATTCAGACACTTGTAACGATCAACGTCATCACATTCGTTAATTAACTCGACGTCTTCATGAAGCCACCATTGTTGGAGTTCGACTACCTTACCGGCAATCTCAATGGGCATTGGGCTTTCTTTTGTACAGCGATGTTCAGTTGTCATACAGTTAATTATACGTTACTTGGCGGAAGAAGGAGGTATCGAACCCCATCCGAATTACTCCAGACTGACTGCTTAGCAGGCAGCACGTAACCCTGTTACGATCATCTTCCTAAATTGGTGCCGATGGCCGGATTCGAACCGACGTCTCGTCCTTGAAATGGAGTGTAAAGTATGCTGGACAGAACCTTGTCAGGCTCCGGTTTGGTACATACGCGTGCTAACCATTACACCACATCGGCATTAAACTGGCGGTTCTAGGGGGTAACGCTCCCCACTCTTCTGCAGTGACAGTGCAGTATGCATCTATGAACATCTTAGAACCTAAACTTGGTACCCAGTGAAAGTAACGCTCTTTCGTTCTCGCCTTATCAAGACGCCGTTCTACTTTTGAACTAACCGGGCAAATGGTGGGGAGGCAGATCATATAACCATAGCCTCATCTTTTATCGCCCTTCTCGACCAGGGGCGACCTCCCCATAAAAACTTGGCGGGCCAGAGTGGACTCGAACCACTAACATTCGGTTTTGGAGACCGACGTTCTGCCAATTGGAACTACTGACCCATAAAACAACAGGATGCTTATTTTTCAATTAAAAGTTGAATTTTAAGATTGCTGAACGCATCCTAGATACTACAGAGAAGTAATAAGATTTAGGCTCTTATCGTTGCCCGCCTTTCGGCATCCAGATTAATGGTTTGCTGAATCTTCTCTAAAAACTGGAGAGGCAAGTAGGTATCGCGCCTACCTTTACAGGGTTGCAATCTGTCACACATCTGTCTATGTCATTGCCTCATATTTGGAGCGGGCTACAGGGTTCGAACCTGCATCTTTCAGCTTGGAAGGCTAAACGTATTCCACAAACAACCCGCATAAAAACTTGGTAGGCCCAGACGGTATCGAACTGTCTTCTTCCGGTTAAGAGCCGGGTGCATCACCATTAATGCTTTGAACCTATTGGTGCACTGGTGGCCCTGTTCATTAGTGGGTACGATAAGACCCATCCTTTTACTTAGAACACTCACAATGCGTAAATTGGTGGAGGATATCGGCATCGAACCGATCTGTATCCTACGTGCAAGGCAGGTGTCCACCCCAAGCAGACCCATCCCCCAATATTTGGTGATCTCGACGCGCTTACCCATGCATGGTTTCAGCGGCCACACTTTCGTGATCAGTAACTTTGGTGCCCCCGGACGGACTCGAACCGCCAACCCTCTGCTTACAAGGCAGTCGCTCTACCAGTTAAGAGCTACAGGGGCAAAATACAACAGAGTGTCAGGAGCGTTTCGGCCGCGATTCCCAGGTGCCTGTACTACGATTTGGCAGGTAGCCTTCCTATCTGGCCTTGGAGGGGTTTGATGCCCTCTTACTTCACCAGCATTGCGATTTTATATATTTGTTGCAGAACACACTCTAATAACTTGGTCAGGGTGGTAGGTAACGCTCCTACGCTCCGAAGTTCCAAACCTCAGCGACTACTATTATCATACACCCAGAAATTGGTGTCGGGGGTTTCCAGATCATACTGGCAGCTATCCCGACGGCTGTCCCATCCCGGAGATTTGGTGGAGTGGCCCAGAATTTAGTGAGCTCTGGTATTCAACCACTCCGTATTGGTGGGGAGGACCGCAACAAAGCGGTTGAGGCAACTAATTGAAGCTACTCCCCGAAACTGGTCCGAGTACAAGGATTCGAACCTTGGACCCCCGCGTCCCAAACGCGGTGCGCTACCGGGCTGCGCTACACTCGGATTGGCCCCTTATCATGGCAACGAACCACGGACCCCCGTCTTAAATAAACGGTACTCTACACTGAGCTAATAAGGGATACATAACATGGCGGCCGGGGGAGGATTCGAACCATCCGTTACAACGCGGATTAGGCGTAGTGTCCTGGAGCCGCTAGACGACCCGGCCATGTTGGTTGCGCAGGGTGGATTCGCACCACCGATCTCGAGGGTTATGAGCCCTGCGGGGACGGCTAAACTCCCCTACCGCGCCAATTCATTACTTCTTCTTTTTCTCTTTCGGAGTCTCATACTCCCGGGCAAACTCGAGAGCCTGACCGTAGTTCGTGAACACTTCCACACGGCGAAGAGGGCGGATGCCAGTCTTCTCGTGTTGGTCGCCATAGACCATTGCTTCATTGCCGCAAACAGCGACTACCGGGTGTTTATCACGTTCTTGCATTTCACTTCTTTCATGGTTAAACAAACTATGGTGGGACTACTGAGATTCGAACTCAGGGTCTTACTGGTTAAAAGCCAGATGTTTTGGACCGCTAAACTATAATCCCTTGGTATCCTGTATGGGTTACGCTCCCATCTATGCCGGTTGAAAGCCGGGTGACCACTCTAGCAGTCGCACAGGATGTAAATACATTTGGCTCCACACACTGGAATCGAACCAGTCTAATCATTGATTAACAGTCAAGTCCTTGCACCTTGCTTGGATTCTGTGGAACATAATATGGTGGGGCAGGGTGGACTTGAACCACCGACTCACCGGTGCAAAACCCGGCCGCTCTAATTCACTGAGCTACTACCCCGAAAATTTGGTGGACGCCGTAGGTAACGCTCCTACTCAGTCGTAACGGGTGCTTTACAGGCACTTAGGCTCTCTTAGGCCCAGGACGTCCAAATTTATCATTAGAAAGAACACTCATTTTCGTCGTCCACCCACACTATTCTCGGGGCTTCAAGACCTATAAGAGCTCTTACTAATGATATCCCGACGGCGGCGCTTCACAGCGAGCCAAACGTTACTGCCGTACAAACTGGCAGCCGTTATAGTCAGGAATCATTTCCTACAAATTTTTAAGGAGCGAAGCGGTAACTACGATCAGCTACCAGCGTTTAGTAATTATACGCTACTTTCGTTAGAACAGCTAGCGTTTAACAACCGATTTTACGACTTAGTAGTTTCAGCGTTTAGCTTCAACTACCGGGTCAGTACGTTAATTATACCGTGTATAAGCAGGGTTCACATAAAACAAACTCAACTGCTCCAACAAAAAGACCCTGTCACTTTTCAGCGGCAGGGTCAAGTTATCATGGGGACGACTTGACGCACTACCGATCGAATTCTCCGCGAATTGCTTGAGCGACCGTATTCCAACCACAGGCTGGTACGTTATGCTTCGGCAGTGTATAGAGACTTTTTGTCATAGTGGACTACTTATACGCGATCTTCGAGTTATGGAGGAGAAATTACAAATATTTACTCTATCCAGCAAAAGTATCTGATGATCCTTCGATACAGGCTTGTCCATCGCTGGCCAGATCAGCCACACGGTGGACACGAAGACCATTGACATATACTGAGGCGGATGCACCAACGGCAGTGGAACCGTCCTGATACAGGGAACCAACTACGGCACAAGGAATGCCGTTGATAAAGACGCTGCCGGAATAGTTAGCAACGATTGGTGACAGGTTGGTTTTTCTGTCGAAGCGACGAGCAATATTAGAGGCCATCCATTATTTAGGCGGCAGTATGATATGTACTTTGTCGTTATCGATACCAAGAATCTTTTCGCAGTCACGATAGTTCTTGAAACTGAAGCCTTCGTTAGCGTCACACTTGACAAAGTGATCGGACAGTTCATCGCGGAACTGTGTCACCCCATGAAACTGATCCACGTCATCTAGGATAATGAAGTTCTCAATGTTGAGCCCTTCGTTCAGTTCCAACCAACGATTGATTTCGTCACCACGTGTTCGCGTTGGAGTGGTGATGTCAGGAGTGGCATCGATGACTAGAGTGTAGTCAAGACCCAGTTCCTCCAGGTAAAGACCCATACGAAACAGGTCTACCTGATCCCTTGAAAAGCCACCTTCAACTGCCACTGTACCAGGCAGTAGATAGTCGTACCGGTGGCTAGAGCTTAGGACAATGAGCAGGTTATTGTCCTTACAAAGACGATTAACCATGGCGACGGCAGTTTTGTCCATACCGTCGATCATGATCTGCTTAAAGGTCTTACTCTTCATCGGAGTTACGAGAGCCGTACGACTGGAGTTAAGGACACCGTCGATGTCCAGGAATAGAATCTTCATGATCTTCGGCGGGTTAGACCCGCCTTTACGTCTTTCATGTCTTCGTCAGAAACATACATAGGACCACCCTTGTTATACAGAGGAGCGGTCCTATGCGCTAGAGCAGCTTTCGCTTGCTCAAGGTCCTCATCATACGTAATAGTCCCTCCAGCCCCCATTGGCTGGCTTTTGATCCGCAGGCTTGGGTTCGTCGTGTCTCTTGGGATGGGGCCAAGGACTTTTGAGATAATCAGCGGTTCGCGAACGGAGCGGGATGAAACCCTTCGGCTCGAAACCACGGTCGATTGCGGCTTGGAGTTCTTGTGCGAGGTCAGGGAGCGGGTGGGTTGAGGTGAGGATGGACCCCCAGTCTGGCTCGAGAACTTTCCTGAAAGAGGATCCGTCTTCTCGTATGCAGTGAGTTTCCGGTCGGACTTCAGGGAATTCGTCTGGTATTTCCCGCTGAACGGCTGCAGCTTCTCGTATTTCGAAGTAATCCCATTCCACTGATCCTGCAGCTCTTGCTGCTTCTTCGTTAACTTCTTTGATGTCCGTGATTTTGTCATACGCGATCTCTAAGTCAGTATTGAGATTATACCGTAGACTCAGACGATGTATAGCATCAATATCAGGCAACACTTTGTGAATCGTAGCGCCATTCTTAAGAAGAAATCGGAGACCTGCGTCATCCCTGTAGTGCCAACGGAAGTAGTAGTCGCGAACGCCTGCATGATAAAGGTCCTGGGCGCATTCAATACAAGGTGCATGGGTCACGAAAAGTGCTGCGCCAGTGGCCTTCTCGTTGGTGGTCCATAGCTTGTTAAGAGCATTGATCTCTGCATGTCGCACGGTTGGAAGGGTCTTACCGTCGGCACCTTCACAACAGTTATCTTGACCAGGTTTGGTTCCATTGTATCCAATGGCAATCGGAGTCCCATCCTTAACAAGGAGAGCACCCACTTTGAGTCGCTGGCAAGAACTAAGTTTAGCATACTCTGTCGCCACATTCATGTGGGCGAATACGAATTTACGTTTGATCAAAACAGTTTACCTCCATGGCGAAACGGCCGAGTTGAATTGTACGTCATCTTGGCCAACATAGCTTCCGCAATACGCAGATTGTTGGAAGCCGCATAGTCCATAACTCGAAGAACCACGTCAGCCAGTTCTTCCTCTTCACTTGTGTAATAAGGAATCTTTTCTGATGGTGGGTTACCGACTCGTAATGCGTCCTGGGTTTCAACCACTTCGCCAACGATCTGGAGCAGCTTCGAGTTACGCTCCATGATGGAATCCTCACCAGTGCGAGGACCCCAAACCTTGTCAGTAATATCTCGCGTCTCAGCCTGGGCGTCATACCAGGCTTCGATGAATTTACTCGGATTCATTTACTCCTTCTGTTGATTCGCTATCAGCCACGGACTCGTCGTCTTTCGGCTTGTTCTTTGCACCAGGTGGACGACCCTTTCCACGAGGCTTTTCTTCACTTTTAGGAGGGGCCACGGCGGCAAACTCCTCTGGAATGTCAAGGATAATCTTCTTGATTACATCGAACGTAATGTTCGGGTAGAGACGACCGATGTCCTGATCCTTCATTGCGATAACCAGCTCAGCTTCGCTGACATGAAGTCCTTCCAGCAGCTGTACGAACTTTGCTTCACGGCGCAGCGGTGTTAGGTCGCTTCGCTTGTAGATGTAGAAGGTTCGCGTCTCCATCTGAAGGTTGCTTGGACTCATACCAAGAGGAGCTGCGTCCTGTCGGTATGGTGGCGTTCCCTCCGGAAGCTCGAACTTGTTACGAGTATCGAAGCCATAGTAGAGCACCATGCGGAGGGCTACGTTGTCTTTGTATTTCAGAATGGCTTCAGGAGTTTCATTGATCTCCTTGAGAATCTCTACGATAAATTTTGTCATTAGAACTCTTGAATGTTGTCAATCAGTTGACGCATACGATGTTGGTTGAAATAAGCCAGGATTTGCTTTTGGTCAGCTTTCCGGCCGCTCTTTGCTATGTAGTCAGCTACAATGTCGTCAGAAACTGACGCGGGGATTTGGGTCAGGTCAACCAGCTTCTTGTTACGATCGAAGTTCTTACGTTCTTCATCGTTCAGGCAAGCGTCTCGACCCTTGATAACGAAATCTGCCAGGCGACCAGCGGTCACTGACTTCTGGCGTGGCTTAGGGTCCAGCGTGAAGTGGTTATCTGGAGAATAGATGTTTGGTACACCGTCACCAGTATCACCCTTAACGATCTTCTCCATCAGATCGAAAGCAATGCCGTCTCGGCTTGCCGTAACGTATTTCTTCAGAAGAGGGCTCCACTGACGCACGTTGGAATACTTGTGCAGCTGCTTAAAGTCGCCGTCAGACGAAAGGATAAGCGTTGGCTGTGGAACGTCGGTCTCAAGACCTACAGTGATCAGTTCATTCTCTTGGGTGAACTCACAGAGAACTGCGATTACGTCATCGGCTTCAGCCTCGTCTACACGAATCACTGGATAGGGGAAGATTTGAGTGAACTCTTCCTTAAACTGATTCGTCACGTCATGGATCAGTTGCCAGTCAAGTTCCGAGTCCTTGCGCATCTGTTTTCGCGACCACTTGTAGAACTCGAAGTCAGCACGGCGCCAGTAGTTACGACCGTCAGTGGCAATCACCACCTGACCGTATTGGCGGCCGTACAGGCGCTTGTAAGACAACAGTGTAGCCAGGGTACTATGACGCACCAAATTGATGGCGGTGGCAGCATCGGTAACACCCTTCTTGAAGTCTTCAGGGTGTTGAACGATGTTGGCGATGCAGAGTTGAGAGAAGTCAGTTAGAATCATAATGTGTTACATGAAGTCCTCGAGGTCCCCAAAGGTATCCATCTTACCTGTTTGGGGAAGCACCTTTGGCTTGTCAGCCGGCGCATTCATGGACTGGAGTAGTTGATCGAGCGTTACGTTCTTAACGTAACCGTTGGCGATGAGGTATTGAGCGTGACGAATCTTCTTGTCACGCTCGTTTTCATCGGAGGGAAGTGTTGGTTCAGGTGCTACGGAGGTCAAGAGAATGCCTTAATAAGGATCATGTCATCGGTAATACGAGCCGGAGGATTACCTCGCGAAGATTCGATACCAGCAAAGGCAGCACGCATGGATACCTTTCCTGTATTGAAGTTAGCGAAGAACTTCTCAGGCTTCTTCACGGTTTTGGCGCCGGAAGCTTCCTCGTCATAGTTCATAACCGTTTGGCCCGCGATACTCAGCTTCTCACCGGCCTTCGCCTTGTAGTAGATGAATCGGCGGTTCGTACGATAGGCGAAGAATTCATCAGCGCCAAGGATCGTTTCAGGATTAACTGATCGTAAGTTCAGTTCCATAAACGATTCGAGATACTTCAGCTTGGCCACCGGTGAGGTCTTCGGAGCCTTGCTAACGCGAGGCTTACGCATCGCCTTGACGACTTGAGCGTGGTTCACCAGGTCCTGGAGAATGCCACGTACAAAGTCGTAAATTGTAGAGATTTCCTTTGCCTTCATGTGGGCATAGGCTTCATTGATAAACGGATCGGAACGTTCAACCGCTGCCTTCAGTTCGAGAACCGTAGTGACGAGCTTCTCAGCCATCAGTTCGGCCACTGCAGGAGTGATATTGTTGTACAGGAGCCAGGGCTTCAGGGCGAACTCAGTTTTACCTGTCGTCCAGAATTCATCGACGGCACCCTGAATATCCTCACCATAGAACAGACGAGCGAGGGCTTCGTTTTTCTGATCAGCGGTAGGTCCGGCCTTAACGGCTTCAACGGGAGCCGCATCCTTCGCTTTGTACTTAGCGACGAGGCGGTTAACTTCCTTATCGATAAAGCTCAGATGCTCGTTCGACAGATACATGTCGCGGTCGCGGGCATGCATCAGAGGACCGATTTGACTCAGTTCAAAGTCGGTAGAATCTTCAAGCCATTGGATGTCATCACGGCGATCCATCGATACCATACCGAACGCAACCCAGCGACGTCTTTCATCATCGCTCGAGCAGGTGGAATGGTAGTTCATATAATTCAGGATATCCTGATCATATGTAAGCATATTGATTGCAGGTTCCGCCTGACCCTTGATCGCATTACGCGCATGGGTTCGCTTTTCCTGTTCTGACATCTTGGCCATATTTACTCCTTTAGCACATTATACGTGCTTGAGTGGAAGGTTTGGCTGGTGGCCGACAAAGAGCCGGGACCGGCTTTCGCTTATTCTTCTGGGGTTTCGGGGAGACAGGTGTACTCTGGACTGACGATATTGTCGGTCGCAGAAGCCAAGCAACTTGCATAGGGATGGACGATGAGGGTTAATCGGTCACAGAGTACATAATATAATGGTGAGACGTGTTGGATTCGGACCAACGATCAAGGAATTATGAGTTCCCTGCTTTAACCTCTAAGCTAACGTCCCACTTACCTCAATTATACCGCGACTATGCCCTGCGTAAAGAGCATATCAATCTATTTTAACATGCTTAGTGTGGCAACGGAGCATGATCTGACGGTTGTAGAACTTGTCAGGGTTTTCTAGCACCCGTCTATCCATCTGCTCACGAGCTTCAAGATAACCAAGGCTTCCCTTGTTCTTACAGTAATGGATGATCTGACGTAGGAAGGAATCTTCACCAAGCAATTCAATGTCAGCCTTCAGGAGCTCAGATGAACCCCAGTATTCCTTCCAATCTGAATCCACCTTGAAGCGTTTCTTCTTACCCTTCACCATCTTTGTCTTGGCGAACTTGGCGAGCTTCTTACCGATGTACTCGCGCCCGTCCTTTACGTTGATAATCCTATAGACAAAGCCAATGTATTCTTCTGGAATCGATTCAACGGGCATCCCGTTGTGATCAATCCAAGTCATCTAAATCATCGTCTGGTTGACTAATGTCTGCAGCGCATACAGGACACACTGAGATATCGTGTTTCTTGAATTCGTCGTTCTTGATTGTAATTTTGCCTTCGGCTCCGCAGCCGGGGCACTCGAAAAGTAGAGTAGCCATATTGTTCCCTAGATGGTTGAAAAGGACCCCGAAAGGTCCTTTTACTTAGGGATTTTTATCCTTTACATGCAGGCAGCACATTCTGCTTCAGTGGCACCTTGTACACCCGAAGACGTATACACGTAATACAGCCCCAGAATACGAGGGTCAAGGAAGGCAAGTTTGTGAATCTTGGCAATGTAACGAGGCGATGCATCGGCAGGGAAGAACAAGTTCAGTGATTGCCATTGATCCAGATATTGCGCACGGGTCGAAGCCATACGAATGATTGCTTCTTGGGGAATCTCAAAGGCGGTGCGGAACACACGCTTCTCATCATCCGAAAGCCAATCAAACTGCTGGACCGATCCCATACGATCCTTCAGGACCTTGAGAACCTTCTTGTTATGTACTCCGCGTTCCTTCATGATCTTCAGGAGCGCAGGGTTCACACGTTCAACTTCACCGGCAGATGTAAGCTGCGTAAAGCTCATAGCTGGGTCTGGATTGATACCTTCGCTAACGCCACCCATTAGAAGCGCAGTACTCTTTGTAGGAGCAATGGCCATGCGGTGGGTATTGCGGATACCGTGTCCCTTACACCAGAACGGCTCACCCATTTCTTCTGCTAGATAGACAGAAGCACGGCGACTTTCCTTATTGATGTGATCGAAGATTTCCATGTTGGCAAAGTGCGCCTCCATAGAATCCCAGGCCATCATGTTATCTTGGAAGTAAGTATGAAGACCACAAGCACCAAGGCCCAGAGCCCGACCCTTTTCTGTAAAGCGAACGGCCTTTTCAAGACCGGGGATATTACGTGCACGTTCCAAAAACTCAGACACGACAGCGTCCAAGAAAACAGTTGCCCAAAATACTGCATCAGTGTCCTTCCATTCCTTGAAGCGAGCCACGTTCATAGACGAAAGCACACAAGTAAACGTGTGATCCTTGTCAGCGAACAGGGTGATTTCCGAGCAGAGGTTCGACGCCTTAACGAAAAGCTCATGCTCCTTGTAAGGGTTAGGACGTACACGGTTGATCTTGTCAGGGAACAAGAAGTATCCCTTGCCGTAGGTCATCTTCAGCTTCATGACCTTCTGGAAACGACGCAGGGCCTCGAAGTCCTTCGGGTCATCCAGACGCTTCAGGAATGCGTCGGAGATATTCCAACCCACGTTAGCATCGTCAGGCTCAGCAAGAATGAAGTCTGCTAGCTCATCAAAGTCGCCATGTTCAATGTCCAGATAGCCAGCCCATGCACCACGACGAGCGGTCCCTTGACTAACGTCGCGGGTCAGGTTGACGTGATCCTTATAGACTGGCATCATACCACTGGCTTTTCCACCAATGCTGATGTTCGCGCCACGGTTACGGATATCGCCCATGTATGAAGAAGTGCCGAAGCCATTCTTCGTTAGCATAGCTGTCTCTAGCTGATTGTAATAGAAGCCATAAATCGAATCGTCAACCACACTCCCAGAACAGCTGATGGGGAGACCGCGATTAGTGCCCATGTTCGCCAAGACTGGAGTCGATGGCGAGAGCCAACCGTCCCAGAGAAGTCCGAAGAACTTGGTTTCAACGATGTCTTGGGAGTATCCCTTGAGGAAGACATGCTTGGCAGCGGTTTTTGCGATTCGCTCAAACTGTCCTCGGACCGAGCGACCTTTGGTGTCGTATTCATACTTGTCCTTGAACATTTGATATCCGCCGGTGGAATACCACAGAGGGACTAGTCCCTCTAGCTGTAGACGTTTACGCTCTTCTGAGAGAGCTGTATATAGATTCTCTGACATTATTCCTCACCCTCTTCGATCCAAACAAATTCCGACGCATCCCATTCACGGTGATACTGATTACCAATTCCACTGAAGAAGTCGTTGAACGAGTATCCATTGATACCGTCATAGAACCAGTCAGCGATAGGGTTGTATTTCACTTCATAAATCTTTTCAAGACCCAACTGTACCAGCTGTTCGTTGATACGTGATTGGGAGAAGTGATTCATTTGGAGACAAGTGATACCGGAGATCGTTCCCTTTTCAAAGATTTTCTCATTGATTCGGCATTCATGTTCATAGAGTTGTCGCGCAGCTGCATAGATCAGGGAAGTAACTTCCTCGAATTCTTCATCGGATAGCTGCTGTTCTTTCAGCAGCTCACGGAAGCACCAGGCGCCACCAAGGGCGTGGATGTTCTCATCGCGTACCGAGAAGTTAATGCCGCGCACGATGTTGGTGAGCTTATTCTTTCCTTGGCTTTGGAAGTGCTTGAGGAATGCAAACGAGCTATAGAGAATTGCGCCTTCGACCATGGAGAAGACGGCGAGGGATACAAGGTCAGATGGATGACTGAGAATATTGTCAATAAACTCCATTCGATCGTTGAGGACCGGGTCATTGACATATCCAAGATAGAAGTCATCGGTATTGAGGTGGAGTAACTCATTGATCTTGTTGTAGAAGGGAGCGTGTACAGCCAGTTCAAACATACTGAACACGGAACCCATACGAGTAAACTCGGGACGGGGGAACATTGTCTTGAACCGTCCGGACCAGTACTCGTCACCAGCCAGCAGTTCATACTTCGTAAACAGTCGTAAAGTGGTAATGACTCCGTGCTTCTCAGCAGGAGTCATATTCACCAAGATATCTTGAATATCCTTCTCGACTTTTACTTCACCATGAAGCCAAAAGACCGCCAATTGCTTGTCGGCCAGGGTGATTGGCTCTTGGTACTTAACGACGTATGACTCTGTCGGCGTTTGAATTCTTGTTTTTGCCGACATTTCTTATTTACCTGCGCGTTCCTGCAGAATCGACTTGATCATCGGTTCTGGTTTCCAGTAATTCGGACCCTTTTGGAGCTTACCACGTTCGTCATAGATTGGCTTACCGTCAGCACCCATCTTCGAGAAGTTCGATTGCATAATGGCATCCAAAGTCAGCTCTAGAGGGAGACCGAACTTGGCCATTTCCGAGGCACAGTACACTTGAATGTCGCCCAGCAAGTCAGCAAGGGAAGTCAGAACATCAAGTTCGTCTGCACCGTCCTTAATGGATTCGATGATAGGAACGATTTCGGCAAGTTCTTCATCGAGGATATCACGGAAGTTTTCGAGGCGTTCGATTGCTGTTGCGGCCGTTTGGGAGTCAGCACGAAGCTTGTAGAGGGAAGGGGTGGTAGAGACTGGGAGTTTGTACATCGCGTTGAACTTCGCGATATCAGCTTGGAATTGGGACATGTTTCCTTGAATTTTGATTAGAGGTGTATTTAGCGTAAGTGGTCGGGTGGAATGGTATCAGGAGCTTTATTTTTCACTGCCCAATTGAATTTGCATTCAATACCATCCCAAACAAAAGAGAAACCAATTGGCTCGTTGTCTTGGCTATTCTTGAATTCACCGAATTCATATTGGTCAATCATGCTCTGCGAACAACGACGAGCGTAATCTTGCTTGTCCATGGGACCGACGATATTACGCCAGTGTCCGTCAGTGATTAGGCCATTGGCCCAATGAATCTTAAAGAAATAGGGCATGCTCATTTTGGCACCTTGTTTTCTACGAGTTGGCGGTATTGCAACCAGCCGATAAAGTTCTTCGACTGATACTCAGGGTCCTTAAGGGACATTGCCGAGTGTTCAGTGGGCGAAGCGTGAATAGGAACTGAACCGACGAGGCGCTCATACAACTCAAGATCCTTATCGACGCTTGGATGTTCACCGTCATGGGTCAGGTACGATACTCGGGCGCAGCGGGCAGTGCTCAGCTTAACGAGCAGATCAGTACCAACAGTTGCTCGTTCCTGATCGGAAACATAGGGCAGATGCCAGCAAGCCTGGTTCTGGAAGTCATATTCACCGTCCGGACGCAGCACAGGAGTGGATTCACCCATGGCGGTTTGCATCTGAACAGCAAGTTCCTGGAACTCAGGTTGAGCGTCAGGGTGCGCGCGAAGCATGAAGAAGTTTGCCCACTCAGTCGAAGTGACGAGGGTACGCATCCATTGGAACGGCTCGAGGATACGGTTGGCGACCTGCTTATGAGCGCCCAACTTATTCATCTGTTCAGCAATCTTAGCTGCAGCTTCGGCAGCGTTTTGCCATTCGAGTTGAACAGCCAACAGGTTATCGCCTTCCAACTGTGTATTCGCTTGCATGCCAGGTTGGTTCTTACCCCAATGGATAGGTGTCGCTGGATTCGTGCGTACCTGTTCAATCATCTTTGCTACGGGAATAGCACGTGACGACATTGCATTACGACTGAATAGTCGGTGAGTCATAACCTCACCATGAATGAATCGCTGATACTGTAACTCGAACGTGACAATTCGCTTGCCGCGTGGAGTAATAGAATCAGCTACGATTTTTGCATAAATCATTTAGCACTTTTTCCATGTAGTGAAACGTAATTGAGCGCGAAGTCCCTGGAAGCAATTAGCATCAATAATTGCCTTCAATTCTTCACGAGTCATACCTTCCTTAATAGCCTGATTCAGGTCTTTAAAGGGAAAGTTTTCAGGGGGTAAAAAGCAATTATACCCTTCTTGGATAGTCTTCGCTACTATCTTAGTCACCTCTTTGCTCCGTGGTTCATTGTCGTGAATCAGGATCAAATTGCTTTTGAGGGCTTCCATTGGTGGCGACATGAACGACGACGCACCACCAACAGCAACACAGTTATCCAACATTAGGGAGTCGAACTCACCTTCTGTTGCATAGATTTTCTTGGCGTAATCAATCCTATCTAGTCCGTATATCTTTTCCGCATCGTCGTCTAGGCGAATCATCATATACTTCGGTTCACGATCGTCCATTGCCCGAGCGTTGAAGTGGACGACTTTACCGTGGCGGTTGAAGTAAGGAATGATTAGGCGTGGATGTTCGTTTTCGAGGTTAGTAAACTTCTTAACGATACCATTCACATATGCTTTAAACTCAGGAGCATAGTAGAAGAGCTTTTCAAATTCAGCAGGTATCTTGCGACCCTGTATATATTTTCTAGCTGGGTGATCCCCCAAAGTATCAAGACGTTGGAGTGGAGCAAGAACGTCATCGAGCAGTTCCTCTTCGATTGGAATAGTAAGCACTTTGCTTGGCTGGAACAAAGCACCGATATCCTTGTGGTCAGAGAACTTGGAGACGTTATTTTGGTAACGTTCGACTACATACTGCTTATAGAGTACTTCGTCGAAGTGTTTGATGAGATTTCCAACATTCGAACCATGTCCACAATGGTGGCATTTGGTGAAAAGGTCAGTCTTCTTTCGATAGATGTATGCGCGGGCCTTCGGCTTCTCAGAACTCCAGTCGGAGCAGTGAGGGCACGTATATTGCCATACATATTGTCCTTTCTGCTTGAAGTTCTTGATCCGGCCACCTACGAGTGCGGCATATTTTACGTCAACGTACAGCATTATATAAACAAGGGTGAGTTAGACCGACTAGTATACCTGACCCCTGATGGAATGTTTAAATTTCAACCTTCCGCGGAACAGCCCTTTACTTCTACTTTACAGGGGCGCATAATAGCGGTGTAGTGTTTGAGAGATAGACTGAATACAGTTATTGAGTACGACTATGAAACAATACGACGACCTGAAGTTTGACATCTATAAGTTAACAAAGAAGCCTGAAACGCGTGAGGAGTATATGGCTCTGTTACAGGAAGCGATACTAATAGTGCAAAACCTGAACGAAGACCTTGAGGATATCCTCAATCGCCCTTCTTAGTTTTGTCCCAGTTCTTCTTTTGTTCATTGATCCACTTCTGCAGCTTCTCTAGCTGTATGTTAGTGAGATTTTGATTGGTAAGATTGATGGCCTGAACTCGGCCCACCTCAGACAGCTTAGTGTCTACAGGATCATCATTACTTAGAGTTGCCGGTGGCTCCGGTAGCAGGAGTGGTGGTTTTGCCTGTTGCATCAGTTCCGCCGGTGGCTTCGGGAAGTCCGGTATTTTTGGCTGCCTCGTTAAGAAGCCGCACGAAACCTGCAGGCACAGGACAACGCTTATCAGACTCCACTGTAATGTACGTAGGAATTTTGACGACAATTTGTTCACCCTTTTGTTTGACGATCTTCACTCGATCGACGTATTCAGTAACGATTTCAGATGTGATTTCAGGAGCACGACTTTCTAGCTGACTGATCTTCTGATTGAGCACGGCTACTTCGGCCTTTCGGCTGGACTCGGAAGCATCAATTCCGTACCAGACAAGTCCGAGGACCAAACACGCCACTGAGATGACTTTGAAGGCCCACTGGTACGGACCAATGAACGGTATCGTCGGTACAAAGGCAGCAAGAAGCGAACCAATAATGCCGAAGACCAAGACGAAATGTAAAAGAGCCGCAGGAAGCAGCTCGTAGAGGAAAAGCATCATAGGCTTAATTAGGCGAACCCTTGGTGACCGTGAAGTTAATCGTCGGCGCTTCGTTGAGAGTAATGTTCGTTGTCAGGTTCTGCACAAGGACTCGGAAACCACCGGTCACGACTTTGTGGGCATAGACCCAATACGTGCCAATCGCACCACCGGAACCTTGGACAGCAACCACTGTGTCTCCCTCAACTACAGTGTTATTTGAGACGTTGAAAATAACCATCTCTCCAGGTGCCATAATCGACGAGAACATCGTAATGATACCACAGGGACGATTAACAGTTACGTCAGTGGACTTGCTGGTAGATTGATTTATCGCACCACCTGCTCCTGGGGCATAACCGATACCACCTGTTGGAGATGAAGAACGGATCGATCCTGCCGACCAAAGCGCACCAGTGATAGCGTTGACTGTGTACACATCGGTGCCGAGGGCATAGACACGGAAAGCATTGGCGAAACTAGCACCAGCACCACCATCTCCAACGTAGTATCCATCTCCAGTATTCATGCCATAATTCTTCACCACGGTCATACCATAGTGTTTGTTATGCACATTGTCCACGATGCCAATAGCAGTCTGGATACCTTCGGTGATTACGTTACCGGAAATAGCACTGGTAGTTGATTCCATCGCAGCCATGAAGCCAGTCCCGTAGGTGGCTACGTTGGCTAGAATAGCACAAGAATCGGATGTTGGACCGCCTTGGCGAACAACGATGTTCAACCCGTCCATCTCGCCGGGAACTGTTGTACTGGAGAAGTTCTTTTTGATAATCGAAATGGTCTGGCCGAAGTCAGCATTCGTTGGTCCGTTGGCGCCTGATCCTACAGGACGACTCTCGATGGCAACGACGCTATCGTCGGAACCAACATGGGAGCCAGCGTTAGACGTACGCAATATACTCTTGGCTGTATGCGTGTTCTCACCTGATTCGAGATACATATTGACCTTCGAATCATCAAAATTAGTGGAAGACATGGAATTTATAGAGGAGAGTGGCGTTCAGCACCAACAGCAAGCATTTTACGATTAAGCGTCTTAGGCTTCTTCGTATTTACGTTGGTAGATGTCGCATTGGGTTGAGCCGGAGGGCTAATACCAGAAGGAAGGCCAACCGAGTTGGCAGGAGCATCCTCATTCAGCTTACGCATAAGCTCTTTGAATGTGATCATAATTTTCGTAGTGCCTCAATAATTCTATCGTCGATGACGATCTCTGATAGATTGATTCCGTATTCAGGAATCTCGTTGGGCATTCGGTGAAGGTAGAGAAGAAAAGCTATCATAGGTTCCCAACATTCTTTGTCGATCTTGAAGAATAACATCGGAAGTGCTGCGCTGCCAAAGACGTTGAAAAGAACGATGATGTGATTAAGAATCAATCGTTCTTTCAGTTCTCCGTCGCGCTTGTACCTGAGGATTAGTTTTCTCAGGTACAAGAACTTCTTAACATCTTCTTCAAATTCAGCTAACGACAAGCAGTTAGTCTTGTCGTAGTGATGCATCGCGAAGACGAGGAAATTATCCTCTGATAGCTTCATTCAGATTACGTTCCGAATGTCAGCGTTGCAGCCGAGCTATTCAGTGCCTTAGCACCGCCGCCGGACAGAACAACACGGTACTTCTTGCCGGTATCACCAGTAACCACACCAGCCAGGACCAGAGTCGAGGCAGTTTCACCAACGATATTGGTGAACTTGGTTGGAGCAGCTGCTGTAGCGACTTGCCATTGGTACAGGATCGTTCCACCGCCAGTAATAGCAGCAGTAACACCGAAGGTTGCAGCACCAGCAACGGAAGTTTGGTTAGCTGGTTGTACCGAGATCGACAGAACAGCTTCAACGTCAGGAGCGATCAGGTCTTCTTCCTTATCACCGGTTCCAGTTGTTACGCTGGTAATCGAGACAAGCAGTTCAGCCTTGTACTTTGTATCGCCATTGCTGTCTGGGAAAGTCACGAATTTCCACCAGCCTGGGCTGTGGATACCCTTGGACTTCGTAACTGCCAGGGCAGCTTCCGTATCATCAACGAACACGATGTTAGCGTTCAGGTCGTTAAGCGGCTGGCGCTTAGCAAGGAACGTTGCACCAGTACCGCCAGGAACGGTGAAGGTTGGATCGGACGTGTAGCCATAACCACCGGACGTGACAGTGATCGACTGAACGATCCCGCCAACCACCAGCGCAGTAGCTGTAGCACCCGTACCACCGCCACCAGTAATGGTGACAGTCGCTGCGACGTTATTTGTATATCCTGTACCACCAGTTAGAACCGAAACGCCATGAAGACGACCGATCTCAACGTACTTTGGTAGAGACGCCAGAGCGTCAGTTTTTCCCCATAGAGGCATAAGTTTCTCCTAATAGTTTATTTATTACTTGTTCTTCTTATAAGAACCATACTTACCAGCTGGACGTCCACGACCGCGTTTCTCAGTGGATGGAGCTGCTGCCTTTTCGGATGCACGCTTCTTAGGCGCCAGACGTTGGACAGTTGTACCCTTTTCGTGGTAATGGAATTCACGCACTTCACCTTCGTGATCTACGTGACGGATAACGGCCTTCTTTGCTTTGTGATCATAGTCGTGGTGAACGACCATACCGCTATTCTTGTGGTTAGCCAGCTTCGATTCGAAGTCAGAATGGCTAATGAATTCTTCGGACAGTTCTTCTGCTTCGAAAACAAACGCTTCCGAAATAGTGCCTTCCTTGAGGTAGTCCTTAAATGAGATCAAAGTATCTTCCTTCTTTACGTCATTGGCGAATTGCTTCTTTGTGGCCTTAACGATACCACTGAAGCGCTTGTTTCCGCGAGCAAAATTGCCTGCCTTGTCAGCGGCCGAAGCATCAGCACCAGCTGCTTTCTTGTACTTTCCCAGAGTGTCGTTAGATAGCTCGTCGATCTGCTCAACTTCTTCCTTGACTTGTGTGCCGGGAACTTCTACGTTAGTGTGAGAAGCGTACTTTGCCTTCTGGACCATAGCCAGCATCTTCAGCTGACCCTTGGTAGATAGCTTAACATGTTCAGCTGCCTTTGGCGCCTGACCGATATCACCACACATTTCGTCATGTGCTGGAATCTTTACAGCTTCACCAAGACGCTTCTCCGCACGTTCAACTCCGGCCATACGCATATGAGCCTTGGCGCTTGTCTTCTTGTCAGATTCGCTCGATGGACCAGACTTCTTCATGGCCTTTCCGAGATGCGTGATCTTCTTATCCAGGTCACCTTCAGCCTTGTGCTTGTAGCTGTTCAGAGTGTCACGGTTCAATTCGTCGATTTGTTCAGCTTCCTCATGAACCTTTGCGCCACGTTTCACGGTAACGTCATAGTGATGTCCCCAAACGTCGCCAGTTGGTTTTGCCGCTGTACGTTCGCCTTCTTTGCGCTCACTGTGACGCGCAGCTGCTGCACGGGCCTTACGCTCGGCGTGTGCCTTGGAAGCCTTTTGTGCCTTGGAAGCACCGAAGAGTCCCTTCACCGCATCAACAACACCCTCACTTAGCCCCTCAGCGCGCTCATCGAGGCGCTTGGTGGCCGCCTGAACGCCTTGCTGGCGCTTACGAGCGGTTGCCAAAATACGACCCGCAGTAGTGTCACCACCCTTTGTGATTGGGGCCGAAGCTGCAGCCTTTTTATAGTTCGTAAGAGTGCTGTTGGATAGTTCGTCGATTTGTTCCACGTCTTCCTTTACTTGTTTCTTTAGGTGATCAAGATGCTTTGCAGTTTTGGCATGATAGTCACGGCCAATATCTCGCATCTTGTCAAGCAGTGGGTGGCCCGTTGGCTTATCCGCCACCTTGTGGTTAGCCAGTTCCTTTTCCGTATTGTGGACAGCCTTCTTCAGCAACGAATTAACATGCTGTTTGTGGCGAACGTGCGTGTCATGCACAGGATCCATCTTTTCTTGGATATTTTTATCGGTCATTTTATTCCTTCGATTCTGGAGCACCACCGGTAGTCTCGCCCGAGTTTACTCGTTTGTGATGCTTTGGTGGAATTGGGTGAACGGTCTTATCGAGCTTACGCACGAAAGACTTAAGAGAACGTCTATCGTCATCATTCTTAATTAGGTTCTTGTATGGATTGCTCACTGGCTCAGGCTTAAGAGTGAGTGGCTTACCAACGCGGTGCGTGTCTTTCACGATACGCTTGGACTTCGTAATCATACCACTGTTCGCGAATTCGATTCGCTTAATGTGATTCTTACGACGTGAGCCGTCTTTATTCTTTGTCTGGGAGTAAACGTAGTCGGCGCCGTATTGGTCTTCGTTAACTTGAACGAGAGTTAGTTCCTGTGGAAACTTTCGAACGGTTTCGCCTGCCTCATTTTCGAGGACTAGATGGTTTGTACCGCGATAGACAATCTTGTATTGAATGCCTGCGGTTTCAACGATGTCGCCAATGTTGAAGATTTTGCCTTGAAAGTACTGTTCACGGATTGGGTCCGTAGTTGGTACTGAAGCCACAGGATGTGGCTGTAGGTCTTCCAGCAGTTGCTTTAGTGTCTTCATAAGCCCATTAAGATAATTAACGAGCTATTTAGCGTATTTAAATTTTCTAGCCGAATGTACGCTTGGCCATATGAAGATCTTTATTGATTAGACTGGTGAAATAATCTTCCCGTCTATTCTCAAGAACACAACACCCGGCACGGCAGGTGTGAGTTTTCTTACCACGCATTTTCAGGCGACCACTGCCGCCACCACGTTGCTTCATCTATCTCCTTTATCGTTGAGGACCTCTTGAAACTACCTTATCTTCCCAGACCTGCGGCTTTGGGCCAGCATCCGGTGCCTTGATATCACGAATATTCTTCGTGTCAATATAGACCTTTTCATTGCAGACTGGGCAATTGAAGACAGCGTTCGATCGCTGACCCGGATCACCGTATTGCCACTCGACTTCCTTCTTCTGGAACTGGAGGGTAGAGTTGCAATTGGTGCAATCACATTCCTTCCAGTATTCATCTGGGCGAACACCACGTTTTACGATAATCATATTAATCCTTGAAAATTAGGTCGTTTGGGAGATGTAAATGGCTCTTTGGTATGGTCACTACCTTATTGGCCGTCGTAATCGCTGCGCGTGAGCAAACAGGGCACTGGAACTCAACGTAAGATCCCTCGCGTTGGCTGTGCTCCCAGCGAACTTCCTTCTTCATAAATTCCAAAACTGAGGAGCAGTGATTACAACGAGCCTGATAAAGCTCTTCTTCAGGAAGAGCGCCCTTGACGATGACTTTCATTATTTATCTCCCGGCTCCTTATCGGTGCCATTTTCCTTTGATGATGTTGACGAGTTGTCGCTTACCGTTGCTGTGGATGATACAGTGGGTATTGAGCCAACTGCTCGGGCCACTGTTGTACTCAAGGTCGAGGTACGAACTTGTTCCGACTTGATAACAGCCCTTTTCAATGCCCGGAGAATGACTGTGGCCGATGATCGTTTTAGAAGGTAGTTGAGAGAACTGTTTACGACTTCCCCGTGAGCCATTTGATCCTTTATCGCCATGATTCGCTACCTCGATATCTTTGATTTTGTAAACTTCTCGTCGTTCCACGAAACGAACATTGGTAGCTCGTGCCTTGAATAGTGGTTCAGTATAAAGTTGGAAGGGGTTAGGATAAGCCGTACCTGTTTCAGTAGAGCGTGTACGCTTGAGCATTTCATACATGAGACCGTGGTAAAGCACGGCGTTCCAAGGTTCTTCTTTTGGGTCACATTCCATCAGCCAACGAGTCAGATGGTCGTTGTGGTTCGACGATACAATAATATTGACAGCGCCTGGTGGAGTCGTGTTGACCACGTGGTTAATCGTGTCTTCAAGCTCATCCTCCATACGATTCATACCCGATTGATTTTTCGCGAACTGGATAAAAGGGTTGTGTTTGTGGTGATGCGATACAGCGTAGCAGTCCAGAAGGTCGTGTCGGACGATTTGCTTTGGCTTGAGTACAGCAGCAATGGACGTCTTGCTACCATAAGTCGCTTCTCGAACTGTCGGGTCTGCGAATATAGCGTGTTCATCGCCTGTGACCAGGGCTTCAATGGACTCATGGCTTACCAGATCAGAGGCATATCGCGTATCAAGGTCATGGAAACTTTCACCGTCCCAGTTGAGATGTCGTAGGTGAAAGATGGGACCATCGAGTTCAACCACAACGGCTGAAAACGAATGGTTGAATCCAGCTTTGTACCCGCTCTTCGTTTCAGAATATGCACGCTCGGAGATAGTTCCGGTGGAGCACATGATGACGGGATGGTCGTCGGAGTTGACCGGAAGTGTGGTGAGCTGGAGCTGATTGTGTCCGACCACAATTGAATCTCCTTGAGAAATTGCTGCAAGTCCGGTGAGGGGATTTTCGGTTGTGGCGGAGATACGAATAGATCCAAGTAATCGTAGATTATCATGGAGTCGGACATTGTTTTCGACGATGTACTGTTTGATGTGGTCGTCGAAATGATGCTCTCGAGAAGTTGTTCCGTACTTAATGGGAACGATAAAGAGCTCTGCTTTTCGGTGTCCGCAGTAGGCGAGAAGGGTATCAAAGAATTTGTCATTGACTGGGGAATTACTTTGAGCGGAGGTGATAACGAAAGTCTGTGCCTTTAGCTTCGGCTTGAACCATGCATCGTCACGGACGAATGATTCAACGCTATCTTCCACAGGCTCACCACCATGTTCAAATGGCGTTGTATGGTACTTGCCACAATCTCCGCAGAGATATTGGTAGCGAGGTTCACCTGTGGTTGTAGTTCGAGTTGCTTTGAGTTTTAGATTTTCTGATTCGCAATTTGGGCAGGTCATGTAACTAATTATACCTTGCCGTCTGGAAGGATTGGCGGTCCCGCAATTAGGGAAAGTTTGTCATTTCCCATCGCGGCATAGAGTCGGTCATCGACGATTTCAATAGTGATATTCTCCATATCTGGTGCGTCCAGAATCATACAAAAGAGAACATCAGTTTCGTGTTGGGTGAGTTTCATAGAATCTCCCTAATCATATTGATAATCTTGTACATGTCTGTCGGGTTCTCGTTCGGGACTTCAGTGATGTAGTCCATGTAATCGAAGTTGGACAGGATGTTGTCGATCTTCGATGCACGGCCAGCCAGGAACGTTTCATTCTGGTCGCTACCACGGTCAGCGTATCGCTTCTCGAGAATATCTTTGGCAGGCTTCTTTAGAACGATGAAGGTCACTTCGGTTTCCGGAAGAGCCAGCAGAGCATCATAAAACTTCTGCCCGGTGAGCCTATCGCCTTCATACAGCACGTTAGAACTATGCGACTGAAGCCATTTTGTTACTTCAGGTTGACATGCCATTGAGAGCTTGTCCGTACCAGCAAACACTTCGCCGTCTTCATACTTGCCGAGGATGTGAAGGTCGAGTTCCTTACAATACATTGTCTCAACCAACTTCGCGGGAGACTGTCGTTCCCAGTCGTAGCTGTCCATGAAGTTGCGCATAAGGGTGGTCTTACCCGTGCCGGGCACACCAGCAATAGCAATGATTTGTCGTGTCATTAGAAAAGAGATTTTTGGATATTACAAGGTGGAAGCATTGGATTCATCCAAGAGATATAGTCCGGCGGACCTTCAATCTTCTTGAGTGACGAGCAGTCCTTCCAAACTGCGTCATAGATAGTGTCGCCAAGTTCAAACGATTGGGTCAGAACATGGGTTTTCTTGTTGTACTTTGCTTTGGTATTGTGGTGTCTATTGATGAATTCCCAAATGTCGCTGAACATAGGGTCGTCGAAATCGACATGTCGTCGCCAGACTCCTTTGTAGAATTTGTACAGAAACTCATATTCTGCAGTGTTCAGACGAGGATCGTCAGGATCATTGGCGAGTTGATTGATTTGGCTGGACATAGTTCACCTTTAAGCAGCGATCCCACGATTGGGATCACATTACTTATTCGTCGAACATATGCTCAATAGTCGCTATGGCCGCTTCTTTATAGAAGTCTTTCCGGACGTAGTTGTAGATATAGACCGGCTTGCCCGACTTCTGGGATAGCTTGATCGTATTCTTGGTGCCCGCGCTTTCGCCGTCCCAGAAGGCAACGATGATGTCGCTGTTCTGGACGATGGTACGGTTTCTCATCATACCAGCGCTCTTACCATACTGGTCCCACTCAGGACGGAACACAATCATGGGGATACCGTTGTCGTGGGCGTAGCATTCACCCAGAGTGTCGGCACCATTAGCTCCACCAGAAATGATGGCTTCAACGACAAGACCTTCAGTGACGATAGCCATGTAAGCCTTAACAGCTTCATAGTCGTCAAAGGTACGAGTCCCCACGATTGCGATTTTCATGTTCTTCCGTATATTTGGGTTTGGGTTTCGAGATACGAGATTCGGTTACTTTGGGCCCGAACCAGTTTCTCAAGTTCGCGAACCCTTATGGCCAAATCCATTATGACCATCGTGTCGGGAACTTTACTCCCGCCAGTACGAATCATTTCCTCAGCGCGTTCCATGTTGCCTTCGCACATGACGAGGCACATTTTACACTGCATCAGCGGAGCATCGGTTTTGTCACGAAGCTCCTGGACCATAATCGCAGTGATCATTTCCCGATCAACCTTCCGAACGCGAGATCATGGTGGGCCTCCATCTTGGCCAGGGCGGCTTCGCCAGCCATACGCTGAAGGGTTTCGCGATGGAACACTTCGTCCGGGAGAATGATCTTCAGGGCGTAGCGGACATCAACGTCAGTATCAGGGTGGTCCAGGATAATTTCGAATCGCTCAGCGGCCAGCGACTCACCGAAGTGGTTAACCGCTGCGTACGTCTTCAAATCATCGTACTGTTGATTCATGTAAGTCCAGTAGGAACTACACGTTTCAATCGTTGGTTCGACCAGTTCGATTCCACGATAATTCATCAGACCAGTAAGGATGTTTGAGTGTTTCATCTCATCCTCCGCAATGTTCATCAAAATCTTGGCCGAACGTTCGTCGTATCCGATACCACTTTTGAGGAAGTCAACGTGGTCAGTATAGCCGCCGATTTCAGTAATCTGCAGCTTCTGCATCCACTTAACGAAGCGAGCGGAGTCCTTGCAAACCGCCGACCACCACGTCTTCGTGAATTCTATTTCGTCCTTATTCACTGCCAGCCTTGGCGTGGAAGTCGTTGAGACGATCCAGGGTTTTCTGGGCCATTTCCAAGGTCTTGCTGCGATGGACACATTGGCAATCCCAGAAAACACAATGCTTGTCACTGACTGGAATGATGAAGTTGCGGGTGCCTTTTTCAAGGGCAATTGCTTCCAGATCGATCTGGGCGATAATGGTGTCAATACCGTGTGTCATAAGTCTATGTCAATATCAAAGTCAAGATTGAGTCAGTCGAAACTGCTCGACGAAGAGCTACTGTCCGACGAGGAATAGCTGTCGCTGGAACTGTAGCTTGAGGAACTCGAATAGCTCGGAGCTGGCGCACTGTACGTTGGTTCGTACGAAGGTGCCGGAGCAGGCGATGGCGAATACGTTGGCGGGTCGATCGTTCGATCCTCGGTCTTCACCTCAACGTGAGGAGCCGGCGCTGGCGTAATTGGCATCTTCGGAACCGAGTGGGTGCTCAGAACAGATTGCATCAGGAGCGCATCAGCAACCGCGTCAGAAGCGTCGCTAGTAGTGCTACGGGTGCTATCGAAAGAAGCCTTTGGTGGGGCTGTACGGGCCTTGGCTGAGGGTTGGTAGCCGTCGGTCGGGCGGCGTGGCGGATAGCTTGGCGTCAGGACTTCACGGCGAGCTTCGCGCGATTCCCACTTCTTCACGGCCTTGGGGCCACCGTTCTTGAAGACTTCGGCACGCTTCTTTTGTTGCGCGATGTACGCATCGCCAATCGAAGGTGGACGCAGGTCCGCTTCAGCGGGCTTCGACTTGAAAAGGTTCTTGAGCCAGTTAATCATAATTCCTCAGAGATGTTTCGATTTCGTGTTCAAAGATCATGTACATACCACGCCCTTCAGGGAACTGTACCTTCAGTTCTTCTTTGCTAAACGTGTTAGCATCGAATACTCCTACAATACAATCCCAACCAAGGTCAAGACCAGTAACTACAAAGACTTTTTGTGCCATACGTTTTCTGGACTGTGCCAGACATTTTCCTTATTGGTTATATCGTGGACAAGACGCACGACCGTGGTCGGAGTCAAACCCTTCAATGCCTCTTCGATAATCTTAGCCTGAACCTCGTCATCCTCGAAGTGCACGTTGATAGTATAACCGCTACGATAGAGCATTAGCAGCGTACGAGCCTTATGTGCTCCCGAGGTTTCACGGGACTTGTGTTCGAAACGGCACGTGTTGAAGAAGATTTGGTTGTGAATACCGGCCGCATCGAGTTGACGACGGGTGGCAGTAAACTCCTCAACCGAACGACCAGTGATGATCACATCCTTCGGACCTGGATAAACACCAATCAATCCTTCTTCAAGAACGATGACGCCGTCGATGTCAAAACTATTCATTCTCAAACTCCTTCTTCAGTTGTTCGTATTGTTTGCGGCGGTATGCCTTCTGTTCGCTTTCCAGACCATACAGGCGATCGACTTCAGACTTGGTCATTGGTCGCTCCCATTGCAGGCGAATGGCGGGATAACCCTTGCCATCTTCTTCGAGCCACATATGCAGACTCGCTTCGTATTCTTCGGGAACCTTGGCTCCGATCATTTCACCGATGTACTTCAGGAAGTTATCGGGACGCATGGCGCCGGGGATACGAATCCAATCACCTTGTTGGATAGTGTTTGTCATTGTGCTCTGCACTCCATAGGAATATTCTTGGTTAAACGGATTGATTGTCGATAGGAAACTGTCGCGCAAGAGTCAACTACCTCGTCCCAATCGTTGTATTTGGTGGCCTGAGGACCCACTGGGAGACCCTTCATGCAAGCATTGAACAGTTCTGCTCTAATGCATTGATTCGGAGAATTGTCTGGCGGACCCTCGCAACCAACGAGAAAAGCAGCGGTAAGAATAATCAAAAGTTTCTTCATAGTAAAAAGCCACCCGAAGGTGGCGTAGAGTTTATTCGTAGTCGTTCTTAACGTCTTGGAAGGTGTACTTCAGATCAGCGGCCTTCGGAGCGTTTTCCTTCAGCTGTGCCTTGGTCAGATCAGTCAGGACTCGGCGGGACAGAGCATCGCATTCCCACTTGGCGTCTTCGGTTTTCATCTGAAGAGGCGGGGTCTTTTGGGTCCAGGCTGAAGCTCCGCGGATAAAGCCCACGATACCCATCTCCGAGGCAACTTTGCAGAAACGAATCGCGCTGACCACGACCGAGCCGCTGTTAGGCGAATCTTGGACTGACAGACGGGCCGACATTTCGTAACGTGCACCACCGAACCCATAGGCAACAATATCAAAATTGGCGATCTTGTTATCCGACCCGACATACTGACCACCCGGTTTTTGTTGGACCGTGAGAGACGGTCCAGCGTAAAGGGTAGTGCCCGCGACGCTTTCGCCTCGGACCGTGCTTTGGCCTTTGAGAACATTTTCTTTGCTGATGTGCTTCGAGTGGAGACGTTCCTGCTTGGCCATATTCAGGAAGTCAGTATTGGCAGTACGACCGGTTCGGATATGTTCCTGACCTTGGGTCGAACCAGCGGCCATGTTCATTTGAATATGCTGGGTAACGTACAGGCCACTGTCCATCATCGCTCCTTGCAGAACTTCGGACATACGGCTGGCACCCCAACCCGAACGCATATCGGAACCGATGATTGTCAGACCCTTATCGATGAACTTCTGTTCAACTTCGCGGGCCTTCTCGATACCAATCATGGTGGGGATGCAATTCACGAAGTGGCAACCAGCGTTCAGGGCAGCTTGAACGTAGAACTCGGTAGCTTCTTCGGAACCGACTGGCAGGTAGTTGATGACGACGTCGACGCGAGCTTGCTTCAGCAGATGCGTTGCAGCTTCCAGATCGATGTGTTGCGGCAAGGTATCCGGACGAACACGGAAAGAAACTTCACCAGGATAGTCCAGCATGTGGGGAGCCACGCCGTCAAGAACAGGGCCTGGCCATACCTTAGCACCAGGTTCGATACAGAGTTCGTTAACGTATCCCACATGATCCATAGCACAGTTCGGAGCAGCTCGAATAGCTTCACGAAGTGGCTTGTTAATCTTGCGGGAATCAACGTCAAACCCAATCACGAACTCGATGTCGTTGACGGTGTATCCGCCGATGTCTTCATACATCAGACCGACTTTGTCTTGGGGATTTTCGATGTAGTATTGGATGCCTTCTACGAGAGACTTCGCACAGTTACCAACACCAACGATTGCTACGCGGATGCGTTCTTTATTTGACATGATTTCCTTTTTCATATGTCAGTTGTTTCCCAGTTTTGGTGAGACTGGAGGCAGAAGTTCTTGACGGAGGGGACCGTGTAGCTGCCTTACTAACTCAATTATACGCCGGAGTTACCCGGCGCACAAGTTTATTTAGGGAAATTTTACTTTGGTCTAGCTAACCAATCAACTAAAACAGTCAAACCACCAGGGCGCCAAGTAAGAGAAATTTCTTTGAGACCCTTCTCTACCAGTCGGCAGGTCAGCATATAATCGAAAACGTGTTTGGCTTCGTTATATGCAGCCTCGGTGTAATATCCACTGACGTCTTCAAAACTGCCAAGCAAGACACCATCTCTGGTGACGTACTTGACTGTATTAGAAGAAGTCTTCGAGGCTACCGCCTTTGCCGTACTTTTCGATTTTGTCTTTGATGATCGACTCATATTTTCCTTCAGGATCAAATAACCACTCCGGGTTAATCCCCAGCACTTCATACATGTTTGGCATGTCTTTGTACTGCTCATGCATATTGATTGGACTACCCGTTGCTTCGAACAATTTCATCAGGGCTTTTGACTCTCGCTTCCACTGAATAGTTGGATATATTTTATCATTGACCGTGTCCCGAAAGCCGTCGAAATTGATTTCAGGCCACTTTGCTTTGAATTCCAAGTAGCGGTTAACGGCATCGCCCGTATTCTGACCAGGATAATCTCGCCCGACGAAGAGCTTTTTACACTGACAGAGGTGGGTTTCGAGAGTGAAGTATGATAGATAATGATCGCTAATTCTATCGCGTGCCTTGGCCATGAGCTCTTTCTCCCACTTTGCAGCGCGCTCGCGGTCTTGCGGAGTTGGTTTGTGATTCGCGTAATGCTCGCCGACGGTGTACTGTTCTGCATTGTTGAGGAAGTGAAGACCGTTCCACACCGAAGTGTTGGCGGGATCGTTGATGAACATTGTGTCGGGACGAATTGGCAGATCGCAAGTTTCCGCAAGAGCTTGGCTAAACAACCAACCAGTCATACGCCCAAACTTATGGAGCTTCTGAATCTCTTCGTTTACGTTGTGGTAAGATTGAGTTTCGGAATCGACCAAGCACGACTCAAACGCATCTTTAATTGACCCTTTACCTCTACGATCCACAAATTCCTGTAAGGATTGGACCATCTTGACGATATGTCCTTTGTTATATCGAGTGTCCGTAGCGAACTTTTGTCTGGGCATGGTTTCACGATTCCATTCATCCAGAAGCTTGAAGTCCAGTTTGTCATAATCGGGGAAGGTTTGGTAGAAAATCCAAGCCATAGAACTCTGATACGTCATACCGAACAGGTAAGCGAACCAAAACTTCTGGTCTTCAGTCATAGGAGCGCCAGTAACACTGTGCGCTGTATCACGGTAGCCATTATTCCACAAATAATGATCAATGCCACCTCCCTTCAACCGCCAGTCCAGCCAGCGGAAGAAGAGTTCATCACGGTTTTCGTTTAATCGCCAGTCTTTCAAAAGAAGTCCTCAAGAGTATTCGCACTGTCATCCGGTTTATCCTGCATAAACCCAGACCAGCGGAGCTCTTTACTTAGGGGAAATTGCTTACGGAGCTCACGGATGTTTTTCAGGCGCAAGCTGTAGAAGTTCATTGATTCGATAAAGACGGGATCTTGTTGGTAATAATCGCGAACGTAGGGCTCCTGCAAAGCTCGATAACAAGCATCCTTAGTTGCAGTTGCTCGTTCGTCGGTTCCTCGATCTCCTGAAGATTGCATACCTCCTCGGTTAGTGCCAACAGCTGTTGTGGCAACAAGCCAGTTGATAGAACCAACTCCGCCGTGGTTATGAAGAGCTCGAGCAGTTCTGATGTTATCGTCTTCATGGGACTGTTCTGTTCTAAGGGCTGACTTGTCATTGACGGCTCCCCACCAGGCGCCACCGATTTTGCGGAGCTTGAATTCAGCAAAGGGTTTCCCTTGCTTGAACATGAGATTTGGGGTGAAATCAAATCCAAAAGGCGTGGATCCAAAACATCCAAACGCGTATCCAAAAAGTCTTCCCAGAGCGACTTCATTGTCACGGCTGTCCTTATCCATAATGTCTTTGTACATCTTCACGGCAGAAATGTCATCGTCCATGAAGATAATCTTTTCCCCATCTGGGAAGTAATCGATCAGACCGTTGGTGGCGTTGTGGCCACCCTTCGGTACGATGATCATATCCAGCATAGGAACAGCTGGCAACTCAGCCTTGTATAGAGGATACTCGTCCTTCGTAACAGCCAGCACAAGCTGACGACCAAGGTCCAAGTCTGTCTGAGCGCTCAGGGTGCTGAGTGTTTTCTTCCAGATGTCTTTATGACGGCCATATGACCGTACAGCGATCTTAATCATTCGTGGTACACCCGCATTCCGGTAGACAAGGTTTGCTCAAGAGCCATACCTTCTGTCATCTTCTTCAGTGTCTCTTTGTCCTTAGCCATCAGGGCTTCTAAATCACCATTCTTTCTGCGGACCATGAAGAATATTTTCTTAATCATAGATTGTCCAATCTTTCACTTTTAGCTTCCTATCGCCAATCTGTTTATAGGTTCCGGCTTCGATACGATCCAGAGTTTCAACGATCTCTTTGGCCACCTTCGGGTTCCAACCAATGCCAGGGATATGGCAGCTGCAAAAGGATCCATCGTGGCGGGGATCAAGTCTCTGGCAAATTCGGCAAGGCCCATCAAACATGCTCATCTGGTATCTCCATTAGTGGCATCCAATGCGTTGGATTTCGTTCAGGGTGGTCTGTGACATGGATTGTCACACCTGAAGATGTGACCCAGTTGGTGATAAAATATCCCGCCATCCATGGACGCTTATCACCAGGCCACACCACGATACATTGTTGGCCCTGCTGTGGCTTTTCGTCCTCAAACTTGTACCACTTCATTGCTTCGTGTAGGAATATGTCCAAGTTCCCATTTTTGTTTGAGGATTGAACGTTGCTCGATAGACCATCGAGATGATGGGATTACCCACAGTCATGGAGACACCTTGTGTACCACAGAATTCCTCAGTGGGTTCTGGCAAGGCGCCAACATAGTCAGGTGTAAATCCCTTTCGGGAGATTGGAGTATGTATCAAAAGAAATCCTCAAGTGATGCACCCTTCTCGGCGTTCGGGTGGTGTTTCAGTAGTTCTTCCCGGCCCACGCGTTTCTCGCAATACTCAAACCACTCCTCCGAGTCCCACATACCTGGAGCGATTCCGTTCCACTTGTAGCGTTGAAGCGGATGGCTAGGATCAAGGCGTCGACCCTCGACGAAATCTTCACGCGCTTTCTCATATTCGTAGCTGCCCAGCTCCAGCATGCCCTCTCGTAAGTAAACAACAAGACTTACTCTCTCGGAGTCTGGACTACCGAGAACAATTGGCGTGTTCCCATGAATAATGTCGTGGTTATTGACGAGTAGTAGGTCCCCAGGCCGTACATTGACGGCCACTCGATACTCTGGGAATACGAGGTAGCCTCCGGTGTAATTTCCATCATTGGAGAGGACGAGGAGGTTAGACATACCTTCTGTATAATCGCCCGCGTCCCGATGGGCAGCCGTCCGAAACGTTGAGTTGACCGTAATCGTCGTGAATGGAGTACCCGGGATAACGAACGCTGGATCAATACTATCGGAAGCAGCTTTTTGGTTTGCGTATCGAGCCGGTAGCAAATCTCGGAACCCTTCGGCGAGACGCTGTAGAAATGGATATGCTTTGATGAAGTCTTCATAATGATCTCGTGTGTATCCAGTTGCACGGCCGAACGGGATGCGGGGATAGCGATCAAACCATCCAGCGATACCCGAACGAACCTTGTTGCCATAGGTCGAAGTGGAGATGTAACCTGCTACTTCCTGAACTTTCTTATGGCGCTCAGGCTTCGCAAGAGGAATAAGGGAATCAACCCAACGCTCAAAATCGAAAGAAGGATCAAAACGAGCATAAACCCAAACAGTGTGCTTACCATTCCCGGTGACGACTTCTCGGCTTTCTTTCGTTGGGTAGCGCGCGCGAATTTTGTCAATTATTTCTTCCTCGACCAAAGCGGACGTAACCGAGTCTTCATCAATGGCTTCCAACATATCGTGTTGGTAATTTGTGACAAAGGCCCGAGCAACACGACCTTCTTCTGTTGTATGGCCTTCAAGGATCCCAGATGCCAGACCGCGATTTTCTGTTTCACGCGCCGCAGCACGTAAGCCTTCATATGCGGCTTGTTGGTCTTCCGTACGGAAATAATTTTTACGAAACTTGAACGCAATGCGTTTTTCGTCAAGGGGCGAACCCCCGACCGATTGGTCCGGTATGTAACAGTCAGTGTCTTCATTGACTAGAATGTCGTAATGTGAATCGTCGATGAATCGGCCGATGGTGTTTTCGGCTTCTTCGTATCGTTGGGGAGCTACTAGAATTTTTGTCATCAGTTATATAGATTGCTTTTAAAAGTTGAAGTCAAAGCCACCGCGCTTCTCAGCCGACTGTCCCTTTCCGAAACTAGTCTTATCAAAGGCTGGACCGGTGTCCTTGCCGCCAGAGTCAGCCAAGTCATCTTGGGCATCGTCTTCGACATTATACAACTTCATTCGAGCTTTGTCAACACCAACAACGAATCGCTTATAATAGCTTGGATCGCCATATCGATTCTTCAATTGCTTAATCATTAGCTGGTTCAACTCATCTAGCTCTTCAGTACGTATTATAGCTAGATAAAGATCAAGCGCGTGGACGAGGCCCATAGACTCCGACGTATCGGTCATGGAAATATCCGACGAACCAATACCACCACGATTAACCTGGGTCGCCGTCAGGATAGGAACATTGTATTCCACAGCCAGACCACGGACTTCTTCGGCAATCGCCTTAACCGTCGTGTAGCTATTCGCGTTGGCGTTCGCACGGATACGCTGCGAGGCACAGATGTTCAGGTAATCGATAACGATCAAGTCTGGAACGAAACCACGCTTCTGCTTCAGATCCTCGATAAGAGCACGGAAGTGTCCAGCATGAGCACCGGAGGTTGGATACTCCTTGACGATTAGCTTACCAGTCGTACGGGAGGTAATCTTTCCCATACGCGAGTTGAACGTTCCCTGATCGATGTTTCTAAGTTGCTTGATCGGAGTATTGAACAGGTTCGCATCAATACGTTCCGCATAGCTGAACTCGGACATTTCCATCGAGATGATCAGGACGTTCTTACCCTGCATCAAAGTCGCTGCGGCGATGTGAGACATAACCAAAGACTTACCACCACCGGTTTCGGCGGCCAAACAGGTCAGGGTCTTGTTTCGTAAGCCGATACCATCCGTGATCTTGTTGAGCAGATCAATGTCGAACTTGATACCAGTTTCTTGGGAGTGATAGTGTGCAAAACGATCGTCTGCATTCTCGAAGTAATCGTGACCAATGTTCGTGTCAAACGAAACGGCCAGGGCTTCTTGAAGCAGGGTTGGAATAGATTCTTGGGTACGCTTCTTGTCAACACCTTCCACAATCGCAATGGAATTGTAGATAGCATTGTATACCGCCTTGGCCTTACAGAACTTCTCAGTTTCGTCTAGGAGCCATTGCTCGTTAACAGTTTCTGCCGCGAGCCCGTCAATAATTTCCGTCGTTGTTTTAATGTCCGCTTCCGTCAAATCCTTACGATTTGCAATAGCGATATTCAGCACCTCATGTGTACATGCCTTGGAGTACTTCTCAAAGAACTCCACTGCGGATTCAATAAGCACTCGCTCATGACGATTCTCAAAGTATTCTGGCTTTAAGAAAGGTACAACCTTTCGGGTGTACTTTTCGTCATAGAGCAAGTGGGAAAGGATAGACTGCTCAATGCGTGCTGTCAAGATTAGGTTCCACCTGTGTAAATAATAGAGTTTTTCTGCACTCCTTCTCGAAGCAGGTCCGTCAGGTGATCACCTAATTCCTGCTCAAAGGCTTCAACATCGAATTCCTCGAGGGGATTTTCGATGATATCATAATCAAATTTAAGTGCCAGCTGATCGTTCTTTTTGTCTTCAAGCAGCTGAACCTTGGAGTAACTAAAAATTATACCCGCAAACGGTCCCTCTGTAAAGGCCAAGGCCTCGATTGGTCCGTTGATGTGGCTCTCAGTGTTTCTCATTTACACCCTTCGTAATGTAGTCGGCTGGATAATGTGCTCCGTTAGGGAGTCGAATGTAGAACTTGTCCCATGGAACAGTCATGTAATAGGTCGTCAGGATAACATCGAATGGACCGGTGATAACATCGATCCATCGCTCACCCTGGAAACCCACCAAGACACATCCCTTCTTGTACTCGAAAAGCTGCTCGATGATTTCCTTCTTCATTTATTCCACCTTTAGGTTAATTCCAATTGGTTCGTCTAGGTCGGAGTAGTCGTCATCCAGAAGTGAATCTGCAATGTCGTCATCCATATCGCTAGACATGATGTTACCGTTCGCTACTTGGTACTTCTGACGAATCCATTCCTTGAACGTTTCATCTGCCAGAATCTGATTCCAGAACACCGAGTGATTCGTCTGCGCTTCACGCCAGTTCTTTTCCTCGATCTCACCAGTACCAGTGTTCACACGAGCGTACCAGCCGTTCTTTGGCTTGATAACGTGGCCGGATTCAAGTGCCATATCCAACAGACCGGACCACTTGTTAATCCCCTTCTCGTACATAACGTTGATAATGATCTTCGACTTTTCGCGAACGTAACGTGACTTCTCAACATTAATCACGAAGTTCCAACCAACGATCTCAGTACCGTCCTTCTCTTGCTGACGACCGATAATGTAGATGTTATCTGCCGAGTAGTAAATACCCGTACCACCAGAAACGACTGCCTTCGAGTACATTTCCTGGGTTTGGTATGTATGGTTAACAACGTCCATCTTGATGTCCTTCAACTTCAAGTGAGGAGTGACCATACGGAAGACCGACTTCAGCTGTTTAGCACGAGTCATGTCGCCAACCGACTTACTATCAAGAGCGTCGTCAACTTCCTTCTTGGATGCCAGGTTACCAATCGAGTCAACAGCGATGAATACCTTATCACCACGTTCGATACCGTCCAGCTGGTTCATGACGTCAAATTTGAATTCTTCGATGTTGGTAATCGGAACGTGTAGCACACGAGACATGTCGATGTTGTATGCCTGGAAGTATGCTTGGGGAGTACCAAACTCACTATCATAGAAGATACAGATTGAGTCCTTATACTTGTCCAGATACGACTTGATCATCAGGAGAAGATAGGAGGTCTTGAAGTGCTTGGAAGGACCGGCCCAGATGGTCAGGCCAGGTTCAAATCCACCATCAAGGTCACCCGAAAGGGCAACGTTAATTGCGGGGACTTGGGTTGTGATCATGTCCTTCTTATGGAAGAACTTAGAAACAGCTAGAACAGCCGTATCCTTGATCGTTGAGTTTTTCTGTAGTTTATCGAGTAGTTTGGACATATGTGTTAGAAGTATAGTAAAATAGTAAGAAGCCTTACTTAGCCGAAGAAATCTTCAAGCGATGCAGTCTCCTCAGCCGCCCACCCAAGAGGACCAATAACGGCGTTCAACGGTGCCAGGAAGGCTTTATCAAACATCGTGTCGTAGTCAATGTGCTGGTCAATCTTGAACTCTGCAGGGATCTTACTGATGTACGAAATAACGTTTTCGTGAAACGCGTTGGGCATACGGAGGTACGTATATTTGACCTTGTCTCCTTCCTGGATCATCGGATATTTGGTGTCGATCTTAAGTCGCTTCGCATGATGGTTGAAGAGCAGGGCGCCACGAACTTGGATAGGTGTGCCGGAACGATAGACCGGACTACCGGACCACTTGGCCAATCCATTACAACCACGAGGGAATGCAATCTCATTCACGTCCAACTTCATAAATTCCTGACGCGTATTCGCCACCAGCTTCTGTACGGACTTTTCGTCACCATACAGAACTGTCTCAACGGCGGAACGCAACTGTGTACGAACCACTGCTGGAGTAGACGACTTAACCAGGGCCAGACCACGCACCTTCAACTTCGGCTTCTCATAACGAACACCTTCAGAGTCCCACACGCTGAGCGCGTAGTTCTTCTTGGCAACGAAGACCGAAACGTCAGCAAGAACTTCTCGCTTCATGGACATCGCTTGTTTATACGAGTTCATGTATTTCGCCAGGTCTTCATACGATTGCTTAATCAGCGGCTGGATGACCTGCTCACAGACCTTATCCATGAAGTCAATCTGGGACTTCACATCCTTGCCCGGCATCGTCTTATCTACAAGAGCCTCAAGAGTCAGGTAGAACGCGTCCGTGTCAATCGTGATAACGTAATCCTTATCCTTCGTACCAAGAATCTTGTTCATCTTCTCGTTCATACGGTTAGCCATCCAGCGAATTGCCAGCTGACCAGATAGGGTAATGCCTTCGGCGATACGGAGATCGTAATAGCGGAAGTAGTTGGAACCGATCGCACCATAAGCCGAGTTCAGCTGAATCTTACGAGCCAGCTGCAGATTGTTCAGGCGAGCAATTTCATTGAGCAGGCTTGAGTCCTTCGTCTTCTCATACTTATCCTCAAGCGCAAGCATTTCCTTCTTAAACTTCTTACGTTCAGCATACATCTTCTCCATCAGGAACGGCAAGAAGCCTTGCTTAGACCTGGTATAGCAGACGCCGTTGGCCGTCATCGTCGCGTTGTTATCGTAGAGCCATTGAAGGTCCGTATCCTGTTCCAGGAGCCCATCCACTGTCACGTTGAAACGCTTATCCTGGATCATTGTCTCAGGACTGATGTTTGCCCACATCATAATGTGTGGATACAGACTGTCCAAGTCGAACGAGGCGACGTTACGGTGCTTACCGACAATCGGAGGCTTAACGTAAGCTCCTTCGAACTGGCCACCCTTGCTGGTATGGGTCTTGTTCGGGATAACGATCTTCAGGTCACGGAAGTGATTGTAAATCAGGACGTCCCAGACTCGAATCTGACCAGACACGTCTTCATAGTTAACCTTCGCGTCATAGGCCACCGTCAGCGTCAGGTCTAGCAGCTTATGCTTCGCGTCAATACCACGGACAATTTCATTGTCGATAATATTGTATGCTACGAACTTGTCCCAGTTCCCTTCATAGAATGCTCGGAAGGTATCGAACTCATCGTGGTTCAGTTTCTTTCGCTTCAGTTCTACGTCACCGATGTGGTCCAGACGATAGTTCTCTTGCTTCGGAATCGATGTCGACTTCTTATAGATTTCGATGTAATCGATGGCAGAAATACCGGCGATGAAGTAATAGATGGTCGTGTCTTCCTCAACGACTACTCGCTTCTCACGGATGACACCCCATGGCGAAATTTGCTTTGCGAAGTCTTCTCCCATCACCTTAATCATCCGACGAATCATGTAGGGGACGTCGAAGGTATCGATGTTCCAACCAGTGATAACGTCTGGATAATTATTGGCCCAGAACTTCATGAACTCTTTGAAGAGCGAAATCTCATCGGCACAGATCGTCTTCTCAATGACAGGAATATTCTCCGGGTCATGCTCAAAGTATTCCTTCTTGATGGTAAAGTCTTTGGCCGAGAAGACATGATAGCGTTTGTGGAGGCTATCATAGAAGGAGATAAGCAGCACTTCCTGGTCGGTGGTTTCCATGTTCGGGAAGCCGTTTTCAGCACGGGTCTCGATGTCCAGGAAGTAGGTCCGAATCATATTCATATCCGGAGAACGAATGCCAGGATATGTGTCGGCGATGTACTGATACTCATAGCTGGTCATTCCATAGACGTTGAATCCATGGACATCCTTGTACTGCTCAATGAAGTTTCTACAGTCTTTGATGCTACCAGGCTTTACTGGATAGACTGGTTTACCCTCAAGAGTCGTCCACTCTGAGGTCACGCCTGTTTTCTTGGCGTCCGTGAAAAGCGTTGGTTCGAACTTGACCTTGCGCATGAATCTTTCGCCATTCCGAAAGTATCCACGTTCTAAAATCTGATTCCCGTATTGGAAAACGTTAAGGTAATTGTCTTGGCTCATTAATCTCCAAAGGTAAAAAGACCGGTTACCACCTATTGTAACCGGTCTTGGAGGGTTTGGCTAGTTTTCAGCTTTTACTGTTCGCTGCCATAAAGATTTTCTTGTACGAAGCGATGCTGCCCATGAAGTTGATGTGGCAAGCGTCTTTGTCTTTCATCGGCTGCACCTTATTCAAGTGCTCGATAAAATGCTTCCAGGCTTCTTCAAGTTCCGTAGAAGTCATTGACTAGTTTCGTTAGTGATGCCATATCTTGGGCTACTGTCAACGGCGAACGCGACTTGAACACGTCGACTTGGTTGACTGTATCGATTACAAGGCTGGCTCGTGCCATCAAGTCTTGAGGAACTGACTTAAAGGTCCCCTCGACCAGGAAGTTCTGGACTTGTGATCCGCTCCTTGCACTGAACGCGGAGAACTGTAAGAAAATCACTTGCCGTACCTCATCATCATAATGTCGTATGCGCAGTCATGGACTGGGTCGTGCTTCTTGACTTCGGTCTTATCGAAGCCAGGAACATCGCAGTATCCATTCTTGGCCGTTTCACATAGCAAATCAATTGCCGTACGAACGTCTCGATACACCCAGAATTTGGCTAGATCAGGGACCCCGGCCGAACGTGTGAGCGAATCGATGGCGAGTTGGTCGAGCGAACCTCGAACCCAAATCGTATCTCCCTTGACAGGAGCATTCTTGTAGTAGTCGCGAAGCGCATCCATACCTTCGTCCACATCATGATCGAGAGCATGAGGGACGAGACTCAGGTTGCGAGCGTGATCAGATTGTTGTGCCCACCAGTCGAGGGTGGACTTATCCGTCGAACGCTTGTACTTCTTGATCTGCTCGGAAGCATCAAACTTGATAAACTTAGCTCGCTTGATCAAGTCATTGTAGGTGAATTCTTCTTCATGCGTCCAATGAATGATCGCAGCGGAAAGAACGACGGAGGTGGATTCAATACCTGCCGTCTCAATGTCGAACATGAACATTAGCTTTGTGCGGCAATTGCCGTTGTTCGCATGTGAATTGGGGGATTCAGTAGATCATTGATCATACGAGCCCAGGCATCATCTGCCAGAGCACCCAACTTCATGTAGGTTTCGAAGAAGGGATTAAGCATTGCCGCCACCACGCAGAACGATACGAGCCATGGTGGAGACTGCTGCGCCGTCGCCAGCGTCAGCAAAGTCCTTTGCCATGAAGTAGAGAGGCGAGATCACCTTCTCTTGCTTGCCGGTCGTTTCGTTGATTTGGAACGAGGTCATCTGTTCCTTAATGAAACGGAGCGGGCGCACGATAATGGCTGGACCAAGGGCTTGCCATGCAGCCAGCTTTGCCTTCTTGGCGGCAATACGGTTTTCGGTGTCGAATTGTAGAGTCATTTGTTTCTTTCTGATTAGTCGTGCGAGTATTCGTCGACGCTGATGCCTTCTTTGGTGGCGGTCACACGAACATGGTTACCGAAGAGCGCTTCGAACAAGTCATCCATCACGCTGAAACCCCAGAGGCCGGTCAGCTCATCCATGGCTGCTTCTTCAGCTGCTGTTGGTGTACCTGAATATTCGCCATAAGCGTCTTCACCATACAGCCAAGAATCTTCAAGTTCGCTCTCGAGTTCATCGTACTCGATTTCACCATCTGCATCGTTCGTGAACGTAGGATAGTTCACACTGAAGACACATTCATCGCCGTCATTGAAGTATGGTGAATACTGAGTCCAGGTGAACTTGGCAATGCCGGGATTTACTTCGAAGAACTTCTTAAATTCTTCAGTCAGGAGGGTCTTACCATTCTCAATAAATGCTGCTTGGGCGGCAGCAATTTCTTTGACCATATCAATCAATGTACTCATTGTCGTCTTTCTTAAAAGGAATAAATGTGGCCTTAGCCGTGTTACGTTTCTCGGTACCAGACATCCAAGGCTGGATTGTCATGTTCAGAAGATACTGCTCCATCGTTGGGATGAAACCGAGGTCTTGTAGAATATGATCTTCAGCAACATCACGGGGCGAATATTCTTTGCCATCGGAGTTGAGTCGAGTTCTACCGAATACTTGCTCTACGATAAAGCAGCCAAAGGCAGAATGTAGAATTGCCCTATGGCGAATGTCAGGCATCGCTGCTTTGGAGCTATCGATGAAGTCGTCGATGTCGGCATAGTCTTCAGCCTTGCCGCCATACTTCTTCACATGGATTCGACTATGCAGAAACGGCTTCATTTCATGCTAGCCGTGGCATCAACGAGAAGAAGGATACCAAGCAAAAGCCAGAATGAAATGGTGAAAGCATTTATACCATTCTGTCCGAGGATGTATCCAAACAACCCGTACAAAAGCAAGCTTAGAATAAGTTTCATATTACCTCTATTATAACCGCTGGACTGGATCAGTCCGGCAGCTGTTCCAGCAGGCTGGAAATGTCGTATTGGAATCGTTCCTTCATCGCATCCAGAACGTCGTCAGGAACACCGTGTACGTTGCCCCAGTTGGTTTGGCAGACGAAGACCGTAGGTTGCTTCCCATAGGTATGGATCATGTCAACATACGGCTTCATTTCCTTGAGGGTCGTGAAGGTATTCGAGACGATAACATGCCCGCCACGTCCCAGTGCTTCGGCCGTAGACTGCTGACACCAAGCATGGGCCTGGCGCAGCTTCTGGCGGTCAAACTTGTATTCCCGGCCATCCATGAAATACTGGTCAGCCTCGAAATGATAGCCCACAAGACCCAGAGAAATCCACGAATTAACCAAATTCTTTGCCAAGGTAGACTTACCTGATCCAGGGATGCCACGAATAAGAGTGAGAGAAGGATTCATCAGTCAGTTCCCGATCCATGAGTTTTGATATCGCCGGTGAGGCAGTATCCTACAACGTCATCCATTCGACGAACCACAGCACCGTCAGAATAGACAGCAGAATCAACACCAACGTCCATTGCACGATAACGCTCCAGACCACTAACCGAACCGTGAAGGTGTCCATATAGGTGTACCGCACCATGATGGCAGCGATTCCATTCGGCAATCGGGAAATGGAACATAACGACCTTGACAGGCTTCTTAGGTTCATTCTCACGTGGTTCTTCCAAGGTGTATTCGATTTCGAGATAGTCGTGGATACTCACGAATTGCTTCCGGAACCGATCGTTTTGCAACATCTTCTTGTCGTGGTTACCCACAACCAGAATCTTCTTGCCGAACAGACGATAGGCAATATCAGTTGCCTTGTCCGCAGCCAGGAAGGCGAAGTCTCCAAGAATGAAAACCGTGTCGGTCGGATGAACCTTGGTGTTCCACTCTTGGATGAACTTCTCATTCATTTCATCGATATCCGCAAACTTCCGGGTTGCCGGATTGAATTTGAGGATGTTAGCGTGACCGAAATGCAGATCACTCGTTACCCATGTTGTCATTCTTTTACCAATCAAACGTGAAGCTGTGGTATCCTTCGGCCAGGATAGCTTCCTTAAAGTCATCGAGATTCGCCGGAGTGAATGGCTTCATGCGTTCCAGATTTTCCGGATCCACTTCGGTTTCGCCGTCTTCGAGTTCAAAGTAGCTGGCGATTTGTTCATCTACCAAATCAAGCAGTTCTACGCTGTCGTACTTAGAATCCACGAAAGTGTCGTACCATTCGATGTCGCCATGCTTCTTCTCAAATTCAGGGAAGTGCATGATCCATTGATGGTTGTCGCGCAGTTCATTAGGAACTCCACGGAAGAAGTACCACCGTTCATCCAAGGAAAGTTCCTTATCAGTGTAGATGCTACGCAGTTCCTTCTTCATCGCCTTGATCGAATCGACCAAAACGCCGCAAACTTCCAGACATGCGTCCGGGCCAGTGGTATCAAGTTGTTGTTCCATAATCTTCCTTAGAGAGGTATTGTTCAATAAAAGCACGACGTTCTTGTTCTTCCATCACGTCGAACGTCTCACGGTTCGCGGAGAGGTAATCGAGGAGAGGATAGTACTCCTCATCGATCTTCTGCTTCGCGTTTCGTGCAATCAACGTTTCCATATCCCGGCCACGCATAAACAGCTTCTTCACCAGGTAATGGGGTGACTTAATTTTAGCTGAAACGCCGTCCTCGGTATAGAACACGTAGCCCTCGTGCTGGCAGGTCTTGATCTGTTCCTTGAGGGCACCGATAGTTGTATACCAAGCCATCGGACGACCATACTGGGTCCACATATGTTCCATGCCACGAGTGATGTCGTTGTAACGGACGCCGATTTCGTACATTCCCGGTGCTTCATAGATGATATGTGGGTCTTCGGGATGGCAGCACTCGAACAACATGGTGGCGTTCTTTCCGCGCAGGTATGCGTTGAGCGAATCCATATAATCCGTTCCCATCTTTTCCAGCATTTCAGTTGCCATTAGGGCAAACGACGAATCAATTGATCCGGTCGTCGAAACGAACAGCTTACCCTTGTACGAGCTGACAGCGGCCATGAAGCCATTGTACTTTCGCATCGCCACAATTTTGGTATCGTCGGCCAGCTTCGGAGCTTCCTTCTCGATGCCATAGTTATAGACCTTCCGGAAGGGAAGGCTGACGATGTTCCAGTCCTTGTCAACCACGGTCCCTCGACAGTCTTCCAGGAAGCGATTCCACAGACCATCGTAGAAGACCTTACGCTTGTACTTCAGCACAAACAGGTCGGGATTGCTGGTTGGTTTCTTGTCTACCAGCTTCGGGTTTGCCTCAACCCAACGAATAAAATCAAGAGGAAGTTTCATAATTAAGCCATTGCAGGTTGACCGACGTAAGGAGTGACCACGCCAGATTTCACATCTTCCCAAAACTGATTGACATAATTGGGGTCATAAAGTTCCACGACAGCATCGTAGTGGTCCCAGGCAAACTCGCGGAACCATCCGGAAGTAATGCTGGTGCAAACCTTTTCGAGCGCCATCAGGAAACTCTCCAACGGAGTCTTCATCCCAGGGAATGGTATTTGTGAACGTTCAAGAGCCAGCACCATTGACTCCTCAAGAACGCCATGCAGGCGAATCTGTTGGGGAGCTGCATAGAACAGTTCCCTCGAACAGAAGACGTCTGCCTCATCTTCCTTGTAGACTTCATACGCAGGTTGGTATCCTCGCATCACACTCCGATGAATCGAGTCGTGGTCATACTTGTAGTCCACGCCATCACCGTTGAAGAACCGCGACTTACTAACATTGAGCTTTGGGTGCCCATAGTTGTAAGTCGCAATTTCTCGCCGGCGATAGAAATCCATATGGATTGGATCAATCTCAGCGCCAAGATTTCTCATCATCTTGATGTCCGCCATTGTCTTGTGAAAGTGCGGCGAGTTCTTCAGATACCGATGACTCATCTTCAGCATGTACAGGAAGTTGAAGCTCGGCACAAACATCTGGGAAGACCTGATGTCATAGCCTTGTGTATCATCATCTGCCATTGCCGTCTCGTACAGGTCTTCTGCAGAACTGTCAGGCCAAACGATCTCAGCCTCGAAGATTTGGCTATTTTGGTACTTCGCTACCAGCTTCTTCCCTTGGCTGATTGGAATCAAACTACGAAGACCATGCTTCGATTTGAAATACTCAACCAGATCATCGTAATATCCTACCAGGTCATAGTCCTGGCCATAGCTACGATGATCAATTGGGTGGTGAAAACGTGCAGCATGGCTACCAACCAAAAGCAAGGGATGTTTCATATTAGCAGTTGCTGGAGTTCCAGCCAGAAGCTTCGGCAGAGTCGGTGACCAGGTCGTTGATCACCGAATTGTCGCTCAGGTCGAGACCAAGACTGAAGTCGCGGTTGAGGGCGTTGAATTCACCGATCGCGTCCGCGATGATTTGGGTGATAACGCTTGCCTTTTCGAGGGCTTCTTCACGAGTCATTTGTGTCATGTTTAGTCCTTAGCAGCTTTGGCTGGATGGATACCAACCGTTTTGGGATTCACCGTAACCACCACCTTCTTGGTCGGCATCGGCTCCTTTGAAGTAACCACCCATTCCATAGGCGACTTCAAAGTTGAAGGTGAGATCGTATTCGATGGCAAGAGCCTCAGCAGCGTTGATAGAAGCATAAGCCGCAGCCAGGTGCTCAGAGATTTTAGCATTTGCTTCTTGTTTGGTGAGTGTTGTCATATTTCCTTTTAGCAGTAAGAGCTGCTATTTCGCCAGCCCGGTTGTTCAAGTTGTTCGCGTTGCCAGTCTTCATACCACTCGGCATCTTCAGGTTGGATACCTGGCTTGCCTTCGTAATATCCTTCGATGGATTCGTCGTGTTCGAAACGGAAGGTCAGACCGAACTGCTTGGCGAGTTCTTCACACTCGTTTAGCAACGCGGTCACTTCTTCCATCTTGACAGCGATTAGGGCATTCGCTTGTTGTTCCGTCAATGACATAGAGTCCTTGGTTAAGTTAATCAGCCTAAGCACTAATTTTACCTTTTGTCAAGGAGCAAATTGAAAAAGCGGCCGAAGCCGCTTTTGTTAAGGAATTAGAATACCGGAAGTCTGTTTAGTGTATTCTTTGATGAGAGCTCCTACAGGCTCTCCAATGGCCACAATACCATTGGGTGGAAACACTGCAACGTTCTTTTCAACGTATGGGAGGAACGGGATAAGACCCATCTGCAGCTCACCTTGTGGCGACCATTGAGTCTTTACCTCGAATGGATCGTTCAGTTGGAAACAACCATCGGTCTCATGGGCGTTCCAGGCATTGGAAACCTTGCCGATAATTTCTTGACCAGTGGTCAGCTTAAGAATAATGTAGCTCATAGAATGTAATTAGGGTCCGGTTACCAGTTCCGGAAGGTTGTCTAGGCCACCTGGAGTAAGCACCTCATAACCGGTCCTAAGGCTATGTTCTTTATCCGTTAAGCTGTTCAGGCTTCGCGGTTGTTTCGTTCGATTCAGTAACAGGTGGCGCGACTTGCTTGTCGCCCTGAGTCTTGATCGAATGGATGATGCTGGCCACTTCACCATAAGGAAGTGACGATAGTGCCTTCAGGACGGTGTTCGTCTCGTCGACATTAAGGTTGAGGTTTAGCATTTGTGTCATGTTCTTTCTTGGTATTTCCAATAGAGTATTTAGGAACGAGAGTCCAGTTCACCTTTTCCTTGAATGAAACGATCTTAATCTGGTTCATAGGAGCCTGGGGAACAGCCTTGGTAGCGTCAACGATATATAGCAGACCCCAATCTTGCAGAAGAACTGCGATCGAGTTTCGGCGCTCTACATCGTTGACGGAGATATCGGAAGCCTTAGAATCAAGATTGAATAGCTCCTTGAAGTGGACAATGTAATAGCGTCCTTGCTTATGGAGAATGTGACACGATTGAAACAGAGTTTGGTCCTTCTTGGACGCCACTCCGATTCGCGTCAGCGTTTCTCGAATCTTCAAAAAGTTATCCGGAGTCGATAATGTAACCTCCAACATGGACGCAGGGGTCCATTCATAACGAACTGCTTCAGTCATCTTCCACCTTTATCGTGCATCTGAGCGATACACTTTAATTGATCAGGCGTGAGGAGCTTCAAAATCTCCAAGGCTTTCGGCTCGGAAACAGTGTAGTGCTTCTTCACTAGCGCAACTTCGGCTGAGCTTTCCTTTTTCGCCCACTTAGAAAACCGTTTACGCTTTGAAACACTACTTAGTAGAAACTCGTACTGGAGCTTCTTGTCAAGGAAGGAGTACCGATTCATTTCGTTGGCGTGCATGACCGTGTCCGGAAAGTAGGACAGGCCACGATTGACCATGAAAGGCAGATAGCCTTTCTCGCTATCCGGGTCTTCCTTGATTAAGTTCGTCTTCGAATCATTGATGGTGTTGAGCCAGTCGAATGGATTACTTGACATCAAACCCCACTTTCTGCATTTCCGACAGCGAGGCATAGATATTCTTGCCAGGAAGGTTCAGCTTCACATGGGCAACCAATTCTTCCTTGGTCTTACCCTGACCCGCAAACTTTCCGTTCTGATCGTACGCATAGACAATCCCGTTCTCTTCACGAGTCAGGGTGAGATGCGCCGTGTGGTACACCATTGACTCGAGAATCTCGTCCAGTTCTTCCTTTTGGGCAAGCCGAAACGATTTGTACGAATGGTATCCCCAAACAATTAGTCCGAAGCCGACGATGCAATAGAAGGTATTCACTTGAACTCCACAGATGACATAATCTCAGTCATAGCTGCCATGACATTGATTTCGGGGTCGGCCACGAACGCAGCCTTGTACTGGTAATCGGCAAGGATCAGGATCAGTTGAGGGATAGATGCCGGTACAAGAAGATCAACAGACTTGTCGTAGAACATACGAAATAGAGCAGAAGTGTCCACATCGCTGTTCTTACCCACCCATTGTCGGACTTTGTTAAAAGCCTTCGCTCGAACGTTATCAACCAGTTCTTTATACGATTCATCGCCAAGGTTCACCAGAATGCCAGCATCAATCTTTCCTGATACGGCATAGCTTTGCAGTTCGTTGAGGGTGCGACGGAAGTCCGGAAAGTACTTCGTCACCAGTTCCGCCACTACTTTGGCGTCAAACTCAACACCCTCGGCCTTCAGAATTTCAGTGACGCGCTTGTGGAATTGCATTGCAATCTTGGGCTTGTCAGCGGCCGCAACCTTGAACGAAATAGTTGTGCAACGGCTGTGGATCGGTTCAATGATCTTTGCCTTTTGGTTACACGTCAGAATGAACGAGCAGTTGGAGCTAACCGCTTCCATCACCGCTCGGAGCGCTGGTTGGAACGAGTTCGGGTTAAGGCCGTCAGCCTCGTCAATAATAATGACCTTCTTTGCATCAGTCAGGGAGACGGTCGTTGCGAAGCCCATGAGTTTCGTGCGAAGCGTATCAATGCCAGACTCTTCCGAGCCATTAATAAGCATGTAGTCTGCACCGAGTTCGTTACATAAGGCCAATGCAATTGTGGTCTTACCAACTCCCGCAGTTCCGGGTAGAAGGAGGGACGGGATGTTTCCTTTTGCTGCATATTCCTTGAAGATGTTCTTGATGTTGGCGGGGAGAATGCAATCGTCAATTTTGCTGGGACGGTACTTTTGATACCAGACGAATTCTTTAGCGTTGTGATCCATAATGTAATAGAGTGAAAGTCAATTATACCGCAAACGATTAGTCTTCGCCGCGTTCTTCCGGAGGCAGGTCTACAAAGAACTCGTCCGCGTAATCATCGTCCAGAACACTGATTTGCAGCGACTCGGCCGTGCATTCAACCGGAACCTGGATGACGTCGTAGTGGAAACCATCACCGTCAACACCGATACCATTATCGTAACACATCAGGTCCAGGTCATAAGCCTTCTGGAGCTTATCGATCAATTCTGAATTGAGTGAGTAGCGGGGATAGCTCGAGCCATCACCACCGTCGCTGGTCAGGACGTAAAGAGGTTTGGTTTTCATAATGTATTCAATCAAAAAGAAGAACGAGGAAAAAGACTAAAAAGAGAAATAGGGCACCTGCCGCTATTCCTCCTAATAGCAACGCAAGCGCTGCCACAATTCTTACTCGAAAGTCGAGTCAGCTTCAATCGCGATGAAGTATTCCAGTTCGCCGTTGACAGCCTTGAAACGGCTAATCTTCTTCGAGCTAATGGAAACGTCATACGAGCCAGCGACCAGCTTCAGGTTTTCCACCTTCAGGTTTACGCGGAACGTTCCGGTAGCAGCGCCAATCTCGATGACCGACTGGTTCGAGGTTGCGTTCTTCTTATCGGATACGACCACCGACAGCTTCGAGCCGTCACCGACAATAGCCAAGTCACCACCACGGAGAACCGCACTGGTACGTTGAATCATGGCCAGGTCTTCTTGCGAGAGCGTGAAGTTGACTTCTGCCGTCGGGAAGGTAATCTTCTTGGTTGGAGTAACCAGAACCGAGCTATCGGCAGCGAAGTACTTGATCGAGTTCGAGCCTTCTTGGATCAGAACAAACTTCTCGGTGAAGGACAGTTCCGGTTCGTTGAAGAGGCTCAGGGCGCCCAGGAATTCGCTCAGGTCATAGATACCGAACTCAGCGTCGAAGGTCTCGGTCACGACTGCGGAAGCCATGATGTTCTTCTGTGCGCTGATAGTTGCGATTTCGTTACCCGGCTTCAGCAAGAGATTGCTGTTGATGCTAGCGAAGTTCTTGAAGCGGGCGAGGGTGTCTTTGGATAGTTTCATAATTAATTGGTTTCTTCAATGATAATGCGGCGGCTGGAGTGGATGAACTGCTCGGAGAGTTGGGTGGGATTGTTGAGCGAGGTAATCACGTCGTCAACCCATTCGCCAGCAGCGTTCTTCACTTGGACAATCAACTTCACCTTGTGAGTCGAGAGGTCCGCGTTTTCAATTCGTACTAGTTTTGTCATTTCGTTTCTTTGGCTTATACTCCAACGGAGCATCAATTTTCGGTTTGGATTTAACGGGAAGTTTCGCGTCAGCCCTGTCGATCCAGTTCAGATTAATGGTCCAACCAGACCATTCAAAGAGTGCATCGACATAGGCGTCAGCACGGTCCTGTCCGCGACCGTATGAAAACTCATCTACTCTACGTATTTTACCGTTGACTTCAACGGTTACGTAGCGATAAGACTGCTGAAACTTCTTGTCCGTTTCCAGATAATGTGTGACGACATCAACCCGGACCGGCCCCGACTTTAGGACCAGGGATTCGGTCGAAATTTGCGGCATCTCGGTTTCGCTTGGCGTCAGCGAGCTGGAGGTCGGCAATGAACTGGAGACAACAGATGGCGTGGGCCATGTGGTGGAGTCCAGTTTCTTGGTCGTACGTTTGACCTTGCTTCCAGGCCCAGAGGTGGCGTTGGGCGGCGTCAAAGTATCGGTCGATACCGTTGGGGACTCGACGCCAGTTGTCGGGTTCGTATTTTTGCGCGCCAAAAGTCAGTACCTTAACGTTCTCTTCAAGAGCAAGTGGTGGCAGCAAGCCGTAAAGAAGTTTACCGGCATCGAACTTTCGTCCGCCGGTTGTTGCTGTTTGGGAGGCAGCAATCCGAGCGTTTGCTTGGCTCGGACTTTCCCCAGGGCGAAGCTCGATCACTTCGCCTGGAGACCCTTCTTGATTCGTTCAGCGCGGCAAAGACCGGTAGAAGCGAATCGCTTGTTGCGGCGAACCACAGTGGCGTTCCATGCCTTGATGTCTTCAGCAGCCTGAAGACGGGCCGGTGCCGTCAGTTCAGCCTTGGCATGCATACGCTCCTGGGCTGGCGAGAGGTGGTTGTTGTAAGGTGATGCGCCCAGACGGGCGACCAGCTTCTGAATCAGACTTGGTTTGATTTCGATCATGGCTTCACGGGTTGGATGGAGTACTCGACGATCGCGTGGCGACGCTTATTGATCGTTCGGGTGAGAGGCTTGGACACGATATTGATACCCATGTTTCGCAGGTAGTGAATGTGTCGGCCAGGGTTCTGGATGCCGTAGACCTTGGTAATGGTCGAGGCGGTGATCTTACGACCCTTTTGCAGGTCCTTAAGAAGGGAAGCGGTCATCGTCATAATAAACTCCGGTTAAAAGGAAATACCAGCGGCCAGCAGCTCAGCTTCAAACTCAGCGTCGGATAAGGTACGTTCAGGTTTCAATTGTACTACGTCTTCGTCCGTAGCACAACCCTTCTTCGGCAACTGTTCCACCTTGGTGAAGTTGTCGATATCTTCCTGGGAAGCGAAAGGCACAAGGCCTTCCGACTCACCAGTCTTATTTTCAACAAAGACCCATCGTGGCCAGCCGATCTTTTCGCCGCCATTCTCACGAGCGGCCAGCAATTCGTGATGAAGGGTCCTCACGAAGCTGGAAGAAACTACACCGGAAGGATCGCGGTTGGGGCGATACTTCGCAAGGATGATGCAATAACGTTGTTGCGCTTTGGACAGTTGTGCAAAGTTAGTACGAAGCATCATGATCTCCTATTAGAACGGGCTAGACTTGCTGTAGTTTGCGGCGGTTGGGCGATTCGTTTGAGTCGCAGCCTTAACTGGCACCGGCGTCAGCTTATCGAACAATTCGATGAAAGCGTTCTTGGTGGACTTGTCGAAACGGTTGCAGCACAGTTCGATGGCCTTCTTCTTGTTACGGAAGACAGCGTAAGCGCGAATCACGTGACCGATACGACGAGTCGTGATGGTTTCATCGACCGCACCGTCGTCAAACGACTTACGAACCGACTCTGCCCACTTGGTCAGGGTAGTTGCGAACTCCTGATCATCGATACCGAAGGACTCGAGCAGGCGAACGATAATCTTGTTCTCGATCAGCGCTGCCGGATATTCCTGGTTGAAGGTAACTGCGAAACGTTCCAGGAATGCCTCATTCAGCACATTCGTACCGATGTAGCGGCCGTCATCCGAACCCTTACCCTTTGTATTGGCGGAAGCGATGATGTTGAAGCCTTCTGCCGGAATGATCACTTCATTCTTCAACTTGAAGTAATACGGCTTGCCTTCCAGAATAGGTTGTAAGCAAAGCAGAGTGTTAGCCGCGCCAGCGTCAACTTCGTCCAGGAGCAGGGTCGCGCCAGTACGCATCGCGATAAGCACCGGACCTTCCACGATTTCGACGTCACCGTTCTTCAGGGTCTTCGAACCAATCAGAACTTCCTCGTCAACCATCACGTTCAGGTTAATTCGGATAAGCGGCTTCTTGTGCTTCGAGCAGATTTGTTCCACCATCGTGGACTTGCCGTTACCGGTCGGGCCGGACACGTATGCCGGATAGAACAGATTCGACGCGATGATCGTTTCGAGGTCTTTGAAGTTGCCGAAGGGAACAAAGTTCGGGTCCTTCTTCGGAATCAGAGACTTCAGATCGAAGCCGGAAGCCTTGCTCATCGCCTCGATATCGTAGGCAACCTTTGAGTCGGTGGCCTTCGCGAACGGATCGAGATCCTCGGGATTCGCCTGTGGTTCGGTCAGAGCACGAATTCGATCTTCGCTTTCGTAGTTCGTTACACGGGCCAGCGTCTTTTCGGCACCTTCCTTGGTCTTGGAACGGTGCACGACCGAGCCTTGGAAGTAAACGAAGTAACGTTGAGTTCCGGTGTCGTACTCAATACCAGTCTTATTTGGGTCCATATTTCTCCATGATAAAAATTCACACTCAGTCTATTATAACCTAAGACTGATTATTGACAAGTTACGCGATGCTTTTAATAAACCTATCCAGCAACACGCGGTTTCGCTTACGATTGTTCATTTGCGCCGTAAGAGCATTGGCTGCTTGTTCAGCAGTGGCCTTCCCAGTAACAGCATTCAGATTTGCGGTTTGGGTTGCAAGACTCTGATTTGAGATGATGAACATCTCATCCCGGGATTTCGATTTCAGCATGTAGACGTTATCCTTCAGGATGTCCGCTCGACACTGCGTAGCCATTCTGGTAATTTCCACCGAATTGACCGAGCGTCCGATCATCGATTGAATGGCATGCCCATAACTCGTGCTGGACTCGATGTGGAAACCAATACTGGTCACCGTTGCCGTGTCCTTCAGATATGTGAGAATAGCATGTGTCTGTCCTGATTCTCCTTCGTTTACTTCATAGTCCACCTTCGTCTTTTCGTTACGAATCCAGTGGCGAGCCTTAACCGACTTACCACCCAGGTATGCTGTTGATGGGAAGGCATGGACGCTGTGTCCTTCACCATCCGTCATCGTAATGAAACTCAGCTTTTCCAGATTGTGCTTTGCACGAAACTCCGGCAGATACCGAGTCATAAAGATCAGAGCTTCGTTAAGTGGTGTTCCACCAAGCCCGTATCCAGGAAGAGCCGTAAGTGCCTGTGAGAGTAAACGATCCGTCATACTCGAATATTCCTTATTCGTCATCTGGCTAGACAGCAGATTCAGCAAATGGAAGCGACCGTCACCAACCTGCATCGCGTTCTTACTCTTTGCTTGACGAAGTTTCTCACCTTCACGAATCTTTGCATTGGCTGTTCCGGCACGTTGCTCTGGCGAATAAGCCAAATAGCCAGTCGTGAAAGCGAACACCTCAAAGGGAATTTGGCAGCGTCGGCAGAAAGTGGCAAGGTCAATCGTTTGACGCAGAACCTGGTCGATCGTATACATCATCGATCCACTCCAGTCAACCAAGAAGACCATACCATGGTTCTTACCCTTGGGGATAACTGAATTGCGTCTGAAGATGTCGTCCTTGAGCGAGTAGGCGAAGAGCTTCCTCGAATCAAGCATACCCGTCTTGGATACCGTTACACGCTTCTGTGCTTCGGCTGACTTGCGCATCTCGAATTCCTTAATCAGGAACCCGATGTCATTCTTGGAACGTTCCTTGAAGTCGCGGATGGAAGCAAGCTTGGCCTGAGTGATCGATTGGTCGATCGTAGCTGTTTCCTTGAGGACTCGTGCGAACGGGACCACAGGATGGTTGCCATACAGCGGCACGATGGTGTGATAGTTGTACTTCACGTCCATCACAGCTGAGTTGGAAATCGCCTTATCGAATGCAGCGGTAGTCTTCGACTCCAGATAATTGGAAACACCCGGCTTGGATTTCAACCCACCGCCACCCATGCTTCCCTTCAGGCCAGGAGTGGTCTTTTGGCCATTCTTGCCATCGCCGTCTCCATCCTCAGAGTCACCATCACCTCCGCCACCTTCACCGTCCTCATCGCCGGAACACGAGTCACCGTCTTCTTCCTCACCATCTTTGTCGCCAGAAGAAGGTTGACCCTTGCCTTTGGATTGTTGCGGAGGCTTTGGGGGAATTGGTGGGACTTTGCCTTGACTACGTTGGTACTCGAAGATATCGGCAGCAAGGTCAAGAGCGTCTTGTTCGGACTCGGTTTGGCCGGCACGAACCACAAAATCGTATTCTTCGTCAGTGAAGTCAACGCCGCAATCGTGTCCAACCTTGTAAAAAAGATTGATACGGTCGATCAGGTTGTACTCGTCAAGGTTCTTTCCCTTGGCACCGAAGAAGTCCAGGTCATTGAGTTCCTTGTACATACCGGACAGCGACTTGCGCAGACCAGGGAACTCACGCTTCATGTGCTTTTCGATGCGGACGTCTTCGACGACGTTGAAATAGCTAGGGAGGCGTTCGTCGATGTTGTTGGCTTTTTCGATAAGCTTCCACGACGTATGTTTGGCGTGTCCAACCTCATGGCCGACCATACCTTCTTCGATGGTGTCAGTCATTCCCTTGAAGATTGGCATGGTCAGGACACGTTCCACGACGTCAAAGGACGCAGTGCGAACGTTATCCCGAATCACAGATAGGTTTTCTGTCGCTAGGAGGCGGGCGACAATGTCAATGACTTTTTCACTCATACCTCAAGTATACCTGAGGTTTTAGAGCAGTTTGGCCTGTTATTTCAGTTCAGCCATTGCCGAGTAATTACCCTTCTTCTCGAACTTCAGAACACGAGCGAATTTGTCAATATGCTTATCCACCGAGTGTGATACGACGAACACATGGGTGCCATCGGCAGCGAGCGCATTGATCAGGTCTTGAGCAGAGTCATTACCTTCATCATCCAGGGAACCGTCCATCACCTCATCAAGGATTAGCAAATTGGTATTTGCCGAGTTCTTCATGCGAGCAATCTGGCGCCATGTGAATAGAATAGATAAATCAATACGCTGACGTTCACCTTCAGAGAAAGATGCGTAAGAGAATTCATCCCGATAACGAGATTTAATAGTTTCTTCGAATTGTTCATCTAGTTCAAATTGAATAAAGCTATCCTGGACCTGGAGATACTTGTTAATGAGCTTGTTCATTAGCGGCAGATACTCGCGGACCACGTTGGTCTTAATGCCGGAATCCTTTAGCAGCGTCGAGGCAACTTCTTGCAGATTACGCTTCTCGGTTAGCTCGATCTTCTCTTCCAACATAGCAGTAATAGCTGCTGCAAGGGTTTTCAGCTTGACCTTTTCCTTATCTATGTCACCAGTGTTCGCGCTCAATTCCTTAATTTGATTTTCATAATCAACTGTCTGGCGGCGAATAGTTCGAACTTCAGATTGGATACCTGAATGATCAATCTGCAATTGCTGGAGGTCTGCATAGCATTGGTCGAATTGATTGCTCTTATCGATCAGTTCTTGTTGCTTTATCTTTAGTTCGTTACGACTAATATGGATATCTTGGCGTTCGGACTCAAGTTTTTCATTGATTTCATGCTTGTGTTCGGTGTCAATACCCTGTCGGCAAACCGAACACTCATCATGGTTTTCAAAGAAACTGAGTTCACTCATCACTTCCTGAAGGCGGCTGATCTTTTGACGGATATCAGAATTGACTTTTTCCAGGTCTTCCTTGAAAGAAAAGGACTCAAGTTCAAGTTTCTTAGCCTGCATCTGGTCTTCCAGAATTGTCAGGTCTTTCTCAAGAGCTTCGATGCGGCGATTGTTATTATCAATCTTATGCTCAAGATCAGCTGTATTGTCTTCTTTGGACTTCTTCATTAAGTCAATGAAGGATCGCTGCGATTCGATTTGATTCTTGAGAGACGCGATATTCAAATTGATATCGGCCAATGCGGTCTTGGCTTCCGCTACCTTTTCCTTAAGGACGACTCCCATTGTCGAGAAAATCTTGATGTCAAGAATGTCCTCAATAACTTCGCGACGGTGACCAGCGGGCAGCTTCATAAAAGGAGTGAAGCTTGACGCGCCCAGGATGACTACTTGGGTAAAGGTCTTGTGGTTGAATTTAAGGATTTGCGTTTCAAGAACCTTTTGATAGTCCTTTGTGGCCGCGTCTTGTTGAAGGAGCTTTCCGTCAATCTTAATCTCGAACAGATTCGGCTTAATTCCACGTGTGACTTCGTAGTGTTTTCCTTCAGTCTTGAAGTTAACGCAAACCTTACACGCCTTTCCATTAACCGAATTGACAAGCTGGTTCTTAGTGATATTACGGAACGGTTTGCCAAAAAGAGCAAAGCATAAAGCGTCAAGGAGGGTGCTTTTGCCGTGGCCGTTCTTCCCGATGACGAGTGTGGTCGGCGCGCCGTTAAGCGAGATCTTAGTCCCGGCATTACCCGTCGAAAGGAAGTTTTGCCAGAAGACATCTTCAAAGTTAATCATGTTTGTTGAGAATTTTCTTCGCTGTTTGTTCCAGCGTCAATTTGTTTTGCGAATGTTTCCAACGTGTATATCTTCGAGACATTTCGCCATACATCTCATCGTACGCCCAAACTGTACGACACATTATGGCCAACGCATATTCAACGAAATTATGTTTCAATGTTAATTGCCTCAATGTACAGAGATTTCATATATGATTTGATCTTCTCTTTATCGGCCGTTGTTTCTACCGAGTCAACATAGCTGCTCATGAGGGAAAGGGTATCTTCCAGATCAACCGTTTCGTCCACTGTGCCTTGCTTAAACTCGGTCATGTCCTCGATGATCTTTACCTCGTATGCATTGGCTGTTTGGATGCCAGTCATAAAGGCGTCGAACTTCTTAATGTCTTTCTTATTGGTCACGACAATACGAACGAACTTTTCAAAGCACTCAGCAGGGTCAAGAGTAATTGGCTTATCCTCGTCGTATTCATAGCGGATATGAATCGTATGTGGATTCTCAATGAACTCTAGTTTTCGCGTTTCGGTGTCGAAGACATGAAAGCCACGAGGATCACCTGCATCTTGCCAGGTAAGTTCGTAAGGAGTTCCAACATAAGTGATGTTTCCATTTTCAGATCTTGTATGGAAGTGACCGGAGAGTACTCTCTCATATTTCGCGAATACAGATGGAGAAAGACCACCGTGAGCGGCCATACCACGATACATTGCAAAACCGTCAATCTCAAAATGTCCAACGCAAAGATCAGACTTCGAGTCCTGAATGTATTCATTGATTGCATCGTAATTCTCTTTGCATATCCAGGGGATAACGTCGATACTCGTTCCGTCGCAATCCAATGTGGTTGGGCTATCGTAACACCAAACGTTCCCGAATTCACCGAGGACCTGTTGGGTAGAATTAACCTTCAGACTTTCACGATAATAGATGTCGTGATTGCCTAGGAGGGTGTGGATTTCGTATTGGCCACCCGATGCTGGCGCGAAGAATTGAGCCTTGCAGTCAGCCAGCGACTGCATATTGATATACTTCCGAACGTCAAAAAGATCGCCAAGTTGTATAATATATTTGATCCCGTTCGCCCGAAGGTATGGGAAGAAGATATCTTGGTAGAAATATCCCATATACTTCGAGAAAGCCGGCGAAGCATTTCGCGCGCCAAAGTGTGTATCGCCTAAGATTGCAATCTTCATGGATTAGCTGACGGTTTTAGAATGTCCTCAACCAGTTTCACAGGGAGAACAAACATATGGCCCATTATCATTTCGGAGTCTTTTTCGGGCATATCAGTTTTCGTGAATGTGATATCGTCTATGAGCATTTGAGCCAGAGCCAGAGCCATTTGGCGCTTGACCGAGATCTTCCATTCTTGCTCAGAATTGTACAATTCACGATTACCACTGGCAACCTCCATACGAACTTCGTACAGATGCTTGTCCATCTTAACAGCCAAGAGACCCATCTTAGTCCATTTGGCGTAAGGAGTTCCTTCTGGCTCCTTCACGACCGCAACTACTCGATGTTGCTGGCTAAGAGTTCCACCAAGTTTGGGATCGTAAGCGTCAGGAAGGGGAAGCAAGGTTTTAGGAGTCGTCATCATTAAGTAAGTCTTCAGGAATTGGAAGACCCTCAAAGTCTGGGTCAGCCAACTCTTCTATCACAGGGTCCTCGACAAATTCGGCGAGGGACGGTTCGCTACTCTTCTTGGATTTCTTAGGCTTCTTTTTATCGAATACCGAAGTATCTACGTCGGAATGTTGTTGCATGAATTCAACCATAGAATTCGTGAACAAGCCGTCTTCATCATGCACTTGGAGGTCAAACTGATTCTCCCATAGCATGCTGGTAACCATCTTTCCCTTAATCGCAGCTTGCTTCTTTTCGCGCGTAATGCGGCGAACGAAAGCATAGTAATTGATCTGGGTAAAATAGGCAAACGGCTTTGCGTAGTTGTAGGGATCGTAATTATCCAAATATCGAAGACAGTTTTCGATCCCGTCACTAATCATTTCGTCGCGGTATGAGTAACCTATAAAGTTTGACTTATAAGCTAGATGGCGCGCTATCTGGTAGATGCATGTTCCAATATACTCGGAAACTTGTGGCTTTTCTAAGCCTGCTTCTTTGGCAGCGTCGACTGCGGCACGGCGTTCCAGCATCGCAGCTTGGAACATCTCGTTATCCACGTAGTGGTGGGCGGTCGATTCAGGGGGATTTTCGGGGGTCAGTTCTGGCTCACTCATAGATAAATTATACCCTAAGATGGACAGAATGGCTAGTTTCACTCCAACTGGGTAATAGTTGGTAAAATAGTGGAACACCGCTTTACTTCTACTTTACAGGGTGTCATAATAGCGGTGTGGTGTCTGAAGTATGCCGTTGAAGTCTATTGCAAAGTATCTACGGGTTCTACGTAAAATGTTTCTAAGTTATCTACGCGAGCAGGTTCGTCGGGAGCCGCTTCGTAGGCATCAACCATGTCCTTGTACGCCTGCATTAGCTCTTCCTTGAGAGGGGCAATGTAGATAAAGTGCTCGGGGTTCATCATCAGAACCTTGTCATCTGTGTAAGGACAGAAGGGTCGTAACATAGTTTTCACAACCATATAATCTCCATCCTGTACAGTTTCCTTGGTCACCTCGAATGGGCATACGAGCTGAAGAATGTCTTTGTGAGGTTCACCGGCCAGAGCCACGATAGTTTCACCGGTGATAAGTTTGCCAACGAGATAGTCCATATCCTACTTAGCTGCTGATTGGTACGTTGATAATTTCGTACTCAAACTGCTCTGCATTATAAATTTTCACCCGTTCCATACAATGAACCAAAGTCATGTTGGGCTTCTTTTTATAGCTCAAATCGTCGGCCAAATCAAAGAGACGGCAGAACTTCTTTCCGTCCTGGAGGCGGATACCGCGACCGATGGATTGGAGGTTTCTGATCTTGCCTTTGCTCGGGCTGCTGAATATAATGTTGGCAATTTTCGGAAGGTTCTGGCCGGTCGCGAAGCTCTGCGAGCTAGCAAAGAGCACCGCATTCTCTTCACGAGAAAGAGCGTCCTTAATTCTGTCACGCTCCGCCGTACTGATTCCTCCATGGATGAGGTACGCTGGCGTGTCCGGGAACTGCGCCCTGAATGCTTCGTAGAGTGGCTTCCCGTGTTTTTCCACGAACTGGAAGAGCACGAGCGTGACGCCCTTCTGAGCTGCTGCGAGCTTGCAGATCATTTTGTTACGCTTACCATTTCGCACTATCCAATCGAGTTCGCCCTGGTATTCGAGGTCCTTAACAAACGCCTTATCCTCCGCCGAGTAACCAAGCATGAGAATCTTGATCTTGAGATCAGAAACTCGTCCGGCGTCCATAAGCTCCCGAGTCGTTGATACCTGGTGAACGGGTCCGAAGTGTCCTTCTAGAGTTAGCTTGTTCACCTTGCCGTCTTTGATTGTGCCCGTCGTGCCGATACGATAGGACACATCAGTCATCTTGGCCATGCAAGTCGAAAGGCTTGCTGCCGCAAACAGGTGCGCTTCGTCACCGATCACACAATCGAATTGGTTAAACCAGCTTGCAGGCTGTTTGTAAACACTCTGCCAGGTGGAAACCACCACCTTCGTGTTCACCGTCTTGGTGAAGCCAGAGAAGATTGGTTGAGTGTGTTCTTCCACATCCCAGCCATTGGCCGTTGAGTAGTCAGCAAAGTCGGCGCGTAGCTGTGTCACCAGCGTCGTGGTTGGTACGAGGATTAGAATGGTGAAACCATGCTTGACCAAGAGCCAACGCATGATAAGGTAGATGATAAGCGATTTACCACTTGCCGTTGGGCTCAGTAGGAGTCGACGCTTATCATTAAGTCCGATAAGGCATGCCAGAGATTGGTAGTCGTAAACTTCGATGGATTTTCCTCGGGCGTGGATGTCCAGGTCGGAGATAAACTCAGCAAGGTCATCAGCTGACACTGTTGCAACTGGCTCAGGACTCGGACCCACGGTTTGAAGTTCGATGTCGCGCTCTGCGCAGAAGTGTTTGAGGTATCCATAGAGTCCTGCTGGAAGTGTTTTACGGACGATTGAATACATCCGTGCTTTGCCGTCCCACAGCTTCGCGCGGAACTTTGGCATGAATTTGTAGCCGTCAACGAAGAACGAGAAATAATCCTCGAGCGCGTATTCGACGTCAGCGTCGCCCCAAACTAGCAGGTTACTTTCGTCCCGCTTTTCGACTTTCAGAATTGACATAATTTATCTTTGGAATGGTTCGCAAGTTCTTCATCAGATCAAGCTGGAATTGTGTAGTAGTGTGTGACGGAGTGTAAGTGTTATCTTGGCCAGGTATGTATGGCGCAAAGAAATAGCCAGTGTCTATTGTTGTCTGGCCCTTGTATCCAATGTCAACCGCTGGATACTTATCAACGTAGATATTCATCATGCGCCTGCCAGGAATTTCTTATATTCAATTGCGTTCTTGATATCCCAGCCTCGCGACTTGATACCGTTCATAATCGACTCAAGGAAGTAAACCATGGTTTCCATGTATTCAATCTTGATGGCGATCTTCGTCAGGTTGCCGTCGCCTTCCAGCAATTCATCCATAACGTTCTTGATTGGTTTGACGCCTTGATACTGTTCCCATTTCTGGGCATCAAGTTCTTCACGGGTGAGTTCGCCTCGATAGTAACGGAAGCGAAGCTGACGCATGTTGTTGTATTCCATATTCAACGCCGACTTTTTCATGCGCGCGTCGATAAGCAACCGAACATATTTTGCGTGAAGTTTTACGGTCTTCAGGGATTCATCATCTAGGTGGAGAGGATTGATTTCACAATCGCGTTCCCACTCGTCCTTCAAGTCATCTAATTTCATAACTGTAGTTATACAGTCTTAAACTAGCGTGAAATAGTCGTATGTAAAGGTCGCCTGGCAGATAACGTATTTCACATCTGTGAGTTTGGTCGAGAAAGTGATGGTGTTGATCGAGGTAGGAATCAGGTCAGCAAAATCAACACGTCGAATTTCGTGGTTGTTTTGATCCAGGACAATCAAAGTGCCTGCCGAGAAGTCCGACCCACCGCCAGGAAGACCTGATTGCGCAGAACGGAAGTCTGTGTATTGCTGATATGTTAGCGGAAAGCCGAGACCTTCCATCCACCCAAGCATAGCTGCGTAGTTGTCCATCTTGGCATCTACCATGAACGAAACAACCAGAGGGCCATACTGGAGTTGATTGGACGGCTGGTTCATCTTGACCAACGGTGTATTCGTTCCGAGAGCTTGTAGGCCAACTGATGGAATATTTGCTTCTTGGCAGAAGAAGGATACTCCGGGCAGTTTAGCGATTGTCAGTTGAAAGCCATTCGCTGTGAGCGGATCAAGCGTTGCTGGAACAGGGCATGAAAGTGTATTTGGCATCTGGTATTTATGTGCTCCTCTTTGACGCGATAGCTGAAAATCAGCCAAATATCCCTAGGCGTGACAGTGACTTACAAGCGTCGAAAAACGCGATTGGTGCCTCAGCGTAGGGTAGCCGCCTCGCGCATAAAACGCTAACTGGCTGGCGTTTTTGTGTTTGGTCTATGCTCTCAGGTAAACTAGAGGCTATGTCAAAGTTTATCTCATACGGCTCCATTGGCCAATTCCGGGACACGGTTCGTTCCTGTCAACAATGGTTCGAGCATCACCAGTTGCCCAAGGGTAAGATGTCGTTTCACGGAACCGTCAAGCTGCATGGCACAAATGCTGGCATCGGCTACGATCCAAAGACTGGTGAACTCTGGGCTCAATCTCGTTCCAACATCATCACGGTGGAAAAGGATAACGCTGGCTTCGCGGCATACGTTGAGAAGAACAAGGACTTGATTACCAAATTCATGCACAATGAAGTGCAGGGATATCTTGGTGGCGATCAAATCAAGGTGGCCTATGGTGAGTGGTGTGGCGGAAACATCCAGAAGGGTGTGGCTCTGAATGGTATCGAAAAGTTCTTCGTCTTGTTCGACATCAAGACTGTCAATGAGACGGATGCAGAAGCCGAGAATGGGAATGATTCGTCGAACGTCTACATGAACTCTAAGGACCTCGACAATCTGTGCTATCCTACGATGCCAGAAATGGTGGCGATTCGCTTCTACTGCTCCGAACACTTCCCAACGTTCGATATGGAAATCGACTTCAGCTTTCCTGAAGCCAGCGTCCAGAAACTAATCGACATTACGGAAGAAGTTGAACGCTGCTGTCCCGTCGGGAAGCACTTTGGCGTTGAGGGAGTCGGTGAAGGAGTAGTCTGGAAGGCTGCAATGCATCCGCACATTCGCTTCAAGTCCAAGGGTGAAAAGCATAGCGACACGAAAGTGAAAACCATTGTAGCTGTGGACGTTGAGAAGGTCAACTCGATTCGCGAGTTTGTTGCTAACGTACTGACCGACCACCGAATGGAGAAGATGATCGACCTGATGAAACAGGAGGGTCTGCCGATCGAGCCAAAGCATACAGGTAATTTCCTTAAACTCGTTATGAACGATGTACTTAAGGAAGAAACTGACACGTTCATTCAGAGTGGCTTCGTATGGAAGGACCTGACTGGACCCCTGAGCAAAACCGCTCGCGACTGGTATCTTACACAAACTCAAGCTCTATGATTATCGCAACAATTGTTATCCTGCTGTTCGCCTGGGTGGGCATCAGCCTTTGGTGGGTCTACCAAGAACTCCACGGCAACCATAGCACTCCTGATTCCTGGTGGACATGGTTTAAGTCTGCTCCTGTCCTGGGTATTCTCTGGGTGGTTGAACAGGCACAAAAGGCCAAGAAGCACGGGATCAAGTAATGGACAAATACGTATTTGTTAAAACATCCCATAATTGGGCTGATGAATTCGACATGGGTGGTTGTTTCGTGGCTATCGATTCCGAGTTCGGAGCAATTATGGATAAGATTCAAGTTGCCTTCGAGAAAGGTTTCATCACCGAGGATGACGAATTTCACTTTGGTACCAACGAGGGTTTGTCCTTCTATGACTGGGAAGACTTCCGATCAGGTGTTCGAGTTCAAGAATGTAGCAAACCTTTCTACGATGAATTTCGAATCATGTGTCCTTACGGAGTTGGTTATGACGTGATCGACAATATACTGGACGCCATCGCTAATTCGGAGACTGACCTTGACGAAAGCCAACGATAATCAACACTCCTTCAGTCGGAGAATTCTGAACTGGAGGTATTGCTGCTACTGTGGCCTTATCAATCTAAGCAACGATGCAACAAGACGAGAAATGCGCCGCGCCTGCGAACGCTGATTTGGTTTATCGTTTGCGGAAACGTGCTGAGATTCGCAGACAAATCCCTTCCCGGAAATCAGTTCAGGAAGGTTCCCCTGACCGTTTGGCGGACTTGCTTGAAGAAGCTGCCAATGAAATTGAAAGATTACAAAATGAAGAAATTGCTTGCCGCCTTCGGCATTGCCCTTAGCGGCTTCTTGCTGTTTATTCTGCTAATAACTCTGTTGTCACTCTTCCCCGTTGCATTCTTCATGGTGGTACTTATTGGATTCGGGACATGGTTTGCCTACGGTTGGATCGATGAATGCACGGAGTGGTTCAAATGAGCGATTACATTTGCCTCAAGTGTCTATCTTGGTGTTGCCGTTGCTATAGACGACGAACATAAAAAAGGGTTCCCGAAGGAACCCTATTAAACGCCGGTCTTAGAGCCGGCTTTATTTTGCTGGACCCGCAAGCCCAGCACACAACATTACATGATGTTGTTAACGATAACACGACGGTAGTACATGTTACCGGTCGTTTGCGACGTACCAGCAGCCATGTTAGTTCCACCGTTGTCCAGCGTTACGAACGGGTTCGAAACCATGCCGTAGCGGGTCTTGAACGCGATCTTTGGTTGGAACGTGTTAGGATCAACAGCGCGAACCAATTGCAGCGGAACGTATGGGCAGTAGAACATACCAGCGTCGAAAGGCGAAGTACCCTTGTAACCAGCGATGAAATACTGTGGGTTTGCACCACCGTTAGCCGAGAATGGATCGATATAGACCTTGTACTTACCGTTCAGGATACCGGCGAAAGTCGAAGTAGCTTCGTCAATCTTCAGGCCTGCGTTAGCAGCAGCAAGAGCTGGCTGAACGTCAAGAATACCAGCCATAGCCAGAGCGGATGCAACATCTGACGAGCAGATGATGAAGTTACCGCGACCACGACGGGTTTGTTGAGCAATAACGTTTGCTTCACGTTCGATCTGGAACATCAGACCCTTGAACTTTTCTACCGACCAACGACCGTTAGCGTCAACGTCCAAGTCGAAAGTACCAGCCGTAGCAGTAGTACCAGCAACAGCACCAGGGCGAGCCGTGATGTAAACGTTACGAACAACTTCGCGGTTAATTTCGCCCAGCATTTCGCTCGACAGAATGTTGCTCAGTTCGGCTTCAGCGTCAAGACCGTGAATTGACTTCATGTCTTGTGCCAGTTCGATCGAGTACTCAGCCTTCAGCGCGCGGGTAACGGCTGTAACGCTGGTCTTCTCGATTGAGAACGCCATTTGGTTCAGAGTGGTAGCTCCACCGAAGTCTTCACCCGTAGCTGTCGAAACGCCAGTTGCACGAGTGTAAGAACCACCAGGAAGAACCGCTGGGTTAGTACCAGCTTGTCCAGCACCTAGGGCTTGACCAGTAGAGAAACCAGTGTCAGCTTCGTTGAAAAGAGCTTCAGTACCACCTTGGGTAGAATACTTGCTCTTCATCGCGAAGATCAGACCAGTTGGTTGGGTCATTGGCTGAACACCGCAAATGTCATAAGCGATCATTTGTGGCATAGCACGGCGGACCAGGCTGATCATGACTGGGTCGAACTTAGCGACACCACCAGTATCAGGGTACGAACCCACGCTGTTAGCTGGAGCTGCTTCATTCAGCATGCCCATAGCTTGGTTGGAACTGTTAAGTTCACGTTCCTGGTTTTCCAGGAGAACCGCAGTAACTTCCTTACGGTAGTTATCGCGAATTTCAGGTTGCGAAGTGTGCTCAAGGATGGCAGACCACTTCTTAACCAGAGCGTTACGATCAATCGTCATAATTTCCTCTATTGTTAAAAATTCTTACTTGTTGAAACGATCAAGTGCTTGGGAGTACTGAGCCATACGACCAGTCAGGACTGGCTTAACGTCTTCAGATAGTTCCACTGGAGCATCAGTAACAACCGATTCGGTCAGTACCTTTGAACCAGACTTCTTAGCGAAGTAGCTTTCACGGATTGTCTGTAGCTTTGAAGCGAAGGCTTCAGCACTTTCGAACACCAGCTCTTCAGCCAGGCTTGAGAACTTTTCGATTTCTACGTCGGTCAGTCCAGCAGCAGCTTCAGCAACCATATCCGCCTTCTTCATTTCTGATAGAGCTTTAGATAGGTTAACTGTTTCTGCAACCGATTCGTCCAACTTGGTCGTCAGTTCAGCAACTTGTTCTTCCAGCGATGCCAATACATCGAACTTTTCTTCAGGGACTTCGATGTAGCTCTCAACGAACAACGCCTTCAATCCACTGACGAACCCTTCCATGATTTCGGTCTTCAAACTAGACTCAAGGGCAAGTGCATTATCTTTCAACCACTTCTCAGCAACTAGTGCGAGATATCCATCAACTTGTTCAACAAGTCCCTCGGCAGCTTCTTCAAACTGTTCTTGCAGACGCTGTTCAAACTCTTCTTCAAGGCGAACAACTTCTGTCTTTACACGGCTAACCACGGCAGCTTCGAAAATTGTCGTTGCCTTGGTCTTAAATTCTTCCGAAAGGTCTTCACCATTCATCAGCGCTTCTACGTCAGCAGAAACGTCAACTTCCAGTTCTTCACGGGTTTGGCCCGGAGCCGAGAAGTGTGATGGGAACTTACCTTCAGGTGCTGTAGCGTTACCCTTAACCGAACCTTGCTTCAGATTGCTCTTAGCAATAACCGATTGGTTAGTGTTGTTACGCTTAACGTTAGGCTCATCTACGCCGTCGTTGTTTCCAGGTGCGGTCTTAGGTCCGTCTCCGACCTTGTCAGCGCCAACCTTTTCTACGATTTCTTCCTTTGATTCGTTAACCAAATCGCGGATTGTCTTTTCAATCGACATTCATTACTCCTAATGTGTTATTAGATGTCCTACAGATTTTATTTATACTCTATAGAATTTCTGATTCGCTTACTTGACGCTCTTTAGGAGACGTTCAAAATAAGCGGCTTGATTTTCAGCAACAACCTTTGCAGGCAGGCGCTTAATTTCTTGTTGGATCGCTTCCGCTACCATCCAAGTACCTGTACTCGCGTTGAATGCCCATTCCTTGTTTTCCATAATGCCTTGGACCCAAGCCTTTTGGCTAGAAGGGTCAGACACGATGTCAGCAGCGGTTGAGAGCATAAAGTCGTTTTGTACAATCTTGATACCGTTTTGTTCTACCAGCGAACCCATACCACGGGAACTGACACCAAGGCAAGCACCTTCGTCAAGAAGGCTCTTGACGATTTTGCCCATTGGGGTATCCAGAATTTTGGCCTTACCCAGGAAGTAGTTTCCTTCTTGAGTCAGGGATTTGATCATGTGCGAAGCGCGGTCGAGATTAACCGTTGGCCCTTCTGGATGTCCTAGTTCGCCAAAAGCACGATTCTTTTCAATGAATTCGGTGCGGTAGCGTGCAACTTCACGTTCCATAATATCTAGTGGATACGAACGCTTGTTGCGATTTGGGTCAACGGCTTGCAGGAAATAACCTTCAATGAAGTACTGCTTCTTGCCTTCTTTTTCTTCGACGATCCATTGGATGTCTTCGTTGAGTTCTGTGAACAGTTTCATGTTATTCCTTAGGCGGTTGCTGACGTAGGATCGTCGTATGAACCGTATTGTTCAGGTTGAATCTTGGTCTTGTAACCACCAACCTTGTGGACCTTAATCCAAATTTGTACTTCGGCAGCAGCAGTTGTAATAACGATGTCGTTAGTATTACCACCATTGTCCATGTGGAAGCCAGCATTAGGCGTCAGGGAACCAGTAGGGCCTGCGCAGGTAGCGATGGTTACACCGTTACGAACGATAGTAGCTGTGCCGGTGGTAGTCGTCCAAGTGATACCGACGATATTAACCGTCTGCGTAGCACCATCGAGAACTTCCCAGGCACCAAGCAGGTCAACGTCCAAGTCAATGGTGTTGGCTCCAGCGGCACCTTCGATCTTAATTAGAGCTTCGTTGTTACGAAGTGAGATAATACGCTTGGCCATTATTCGTCCTGTGTATCTTCAGGCGTATTGAACAGGCTCTTGGCTAGCTGCTCGCGCTTGGCTTGGATGATTTCTGAAATACGATTCTTCATAAGATCGTTAAACAGTTGATCTGTAGCTTGAGAGTCTTCACTCGCAGCTGCGTAAATTAGGTCTAGTGCTGACATATTATTCCTTCAGGTTATTTAGTAGATTTAGGCTTTGGCTTAGAAGCGTTATTGGCCTTAATCTCGTCCTTCTTTAGATCGGAACCATGCTCGGCATTCTCTTGATCGATGCCTTGTTGATGTTGAGCCATTTCCTGGTCCATACCCATCTGCATAGACATTTGAGCTTGCTCAAGCGGCGACGGTGTAAGTGCTGGATCTTCCTTCTTACTATCGTTTTCCATACCCTTAGCCATGAGTTCGATTTCCTCGTCGGTTTGCATCAGGACGTTCTTCTTAACAAAAGTAACGTCGTAGAAGCGACCAATGTATGGTTCGATCAGTTGCAGGGTGGCCAAACGAGATTGCAGAATTTCTGATTCTTTAAGCTCAGCAAAATGGTTGTCGCGAATAAAGTCGAACTGGAAGAACTGCTTATTGTCATCCCAATCGTCCGGGGACATAATGCCCTTGGAGATCAGTTGAACGCGCAGGGCTTCAATGAATAGTTTCGAGAACTTCTTACGCAGACGGCTAACGAATTTGCTGAACTTGATTTCGTCACGCGAGATTTCGCTTGACTTGCCCATCGAGAAACCAGTGGAAGGCACAAGGCGACCCAATGGAACGTTCAGGCTGCTATACAACTTATTCTGAAAGTGTTCAACGTCTTCAAGATTCTGGAGGTTTTGTCCACCAGCCAATGTGGTAATTTCCGTACCCTTGCCGCCTTCGCGACGTGGCATCCAGAAGTCTTCCATCATAGACATATGCTTACGGTCATCACGAACTTCACCAGTTGTGGCGTCGTAAACAATCTTGTTACGATATTTGTTCATGATGTCAGTGACGTATTGTTCCGCCTTCAGCTTTGGAAGGTTACCAACGTCAATGTAGAAAATGCGGCGCTCAGGTGCACGGCTGAGACGATAGATAACGAGGCTATCCTCAATCATCTTAAGTTGGTTAACAGTCTTTACAGCCTTGTGTAGATAACTGATAACGGTGCCAGTAGCTCCATCGATGATACCGGATGGAACGTAGATAACCGAATCCTTGGATAGCTTAACGCCTTGCGTTGTCTTTTCCGAAAGACCCTTGTCGTTGTAAAGATAGTACTCTTCAACCGAGACAACCATGTCTACACCGGTCGGCGACTTCTTCTTTTTAACGTCCTTGACATAACGAATCTTGCGAGGGTCGATCTTGATGATATCAATGATCCCGTCCTTCGGCTTCGATGGATCAAGAAGAATGTGGTAGTAGAGGCGTCCGTCGATATACCAGTTACGGAAGATCTCGTGACCATTCTCTTCAAATTTGAACAAGCGAACCATTTCCTCAAACTCATCACGAATCTTCTTCTTGATGGCGTCTGACATCTTTAGATCGTCTAGGTCGATATCTACCGACTTCTGACCATCCTCAGCTGAAATTGCTTCGTTGATAATGTCTTCGATTGCTGAATCGCAATCAGGGTAAGCTGCGGCTTCACGGTAACGACGGATAAGGTCGTTTTCATTCTTGATAGTGGCTTCTAAGTCGAGGACCTGTGAATAATATGCGGCCCCATCGGAGCCGAACATCGTTGCGCCATCGTCAGCAGGAGGGCTTACTACAGCCTGTACTGCTGACGATAGGGGTTTCTTCTTGCCAATTGTAAAACCAAATAATTCCATAACAACTAGTTATTCAACTAGAATTAGCCGGTGGTCAGGTTGGTCTCGTACCAGTTGTAAACGAACTGAACACTGAATTGTTGAATGTTTGGATTATCGTACGACAGTTCCATTTCACCGATGTCGGTTGGATACGCGTCGAAGAAGGTATACGTCTTCAGCACGTTGTTGTTACGATCCAGTTGGTCAACGATCAGGGTTGCTTGGTAGTCAGCTGGGTTTGTGAGACCGGTCGTGTCTTGCAGATTTGCAATCCCGTTAGACCAACGCTCAAAAGCCTTGCGGACGAAAAAGTCGCCGTCGTTAAGAACAGTGATATTCCATGGAGCGTAAGCACGTTCACCAGCGAAGTGCACTGGACGGCCGCGATACGCAACAGGGATATCTTCGATTGTCATTGCTGGAACCGAAGCAGCCTTACATAGGAACGAAGCAGCCTGGGCTGCTTGTCCACCAGCCACGAAGGCTGGGAAAGCGAGCGTCACTTGGAATTGGTTGGAGCGAGCTCCACCCTGACGCATTTGGTTCTTGAATTCTGTGATTGTAGGCATTTCTATCCTTTAAAAATTAACCGCCGTTTTCGCTGAAGGAAACGTCACCGGTACGAGTCGCGATAAAGTTCAAGTTAATGAAGTTGATCGAACGAGTAGGAGCAACGTAGATGTCACCAACGAAGTTATTCGTGTCAACAACTTGTTGTGTGTTGTTGGTCTTATCGCAAACAACCTTGAAGCCAGTAATACCACGGCGTCCTTGGACGTCACGTAGGAACGGCTCAACCATGTTACGGAAGTTAGCTTGCGTAAATTGGTCGTTGAATTCGAACAGTTGGTACTTAGCAGCAGTAGCGATAGCCTTTTCCAGAACGATGAACAGACGACGAACGTTGATACGGTCGAATGCCGATGGCTTTGCCTGCATAGTCTTGTCACCATACAGAATGGTTCCGTTAGCAGGGAAAGTAACAACTGGGTTCACACCGCTCTTGTACATCAGGTCGCGGTCGGTTTGGTTCGGGTTGAATGCAAGCTTGACAACTCCCTTGATCTGACCACGAGTGAAACCACCTGGAGACCACCATGCGTCGTTCGTGAATTCGGTACGAGCAACCAGACCAGCGATGTCGCCGTTCAGTGGAATCCAACGGTACACGTCGTTGTAACGGTCGTATTGGTACTTGTAACCCGAGTCCATGAAAGCGTAAGACGAGCTTACACCAACAGCATTGCGGAATGCAACAGTGTCTTCTGCAGCAGTTAGCGATGAACCGAAGATAATCGAACCATCATCCTTAGCAGCCGAGAGGAATACAACAGCATCCTTACGTGTCTCAGCGATGTTAATCAGGTTGATAGCAACTGCAGCAGAAGCGTCACCCGAAACAATCAGCGAAACGTCGTAGGTTTGGTCATCAATGAATGGAGCGTAAGCTTCAATCTTGTCACCGTCAGTGATCGCAAAGTCGTCAGCACCACCCGAAAGAGTAGCAACTGCGGAACCTTGAGAGAACGTAACTGGAGCACCCGATGCAACACCCGCAGCCGTAACTGGGATTGACAGGGAAATAACACCAGCAGCGTTAGCAAGAACCTTCGTACCAGCAGCGATACCAACACCAGTTACCAGCTGTCCAGCTACGACGGTAGCAAAAGTGTTAGCGATAGTGATAGTAGTCGCGCCCGCAACCGACAGACCAGTGGTAACAGTAGTTGCCACAGCCAGAGATTGGAATTGCGAGAAGTTCAGTTGAGTTGCGCTTGCAGTAGTCGCTGTAGCAGCTTGGCTCAGAACCAAGGACGTGCCAGAGATCGAGTAAACAAACGTTCCAGCTGGGATGCCTGGGCCGGTAACAAACATACCTGGGAGAATTGCAGCGTTAGCAGCACCCAGTGTTTGAGCGGCGGACAGGGCAATACCCGAAGCAGCAGTCATTGCGATCAACGGAGTGATGTTAATGGTTGCGCCCCAGTTCAATTCAGTACCAGCAGCGTTAGTTGGTTGAGCAACAGCCCAAACATACTGTGACGAGTTGTTCAGAACATACGCCCAGTAAGCATTGGTCAGGTCAGACTTCTTAGCATCGGCCGCCTTGTTCAGGAAGGCATACTTTTCTAGAACGCTACCAGCAACGCCAGTCCAACGGCCGTCAGCATCGATAACTGCAATGTGCAGTTCGTCAGCGCCTGGAGCACCGTCGAATTGCGAAGCATATTGCCATTCAGCCCATGTTGAAGCGTCGCACATCGAAACGCGAAGCGAGTTACCGAACGAACCTGGATACTTAGCAGCGAATGTACCGTGCAGAGTAGCAGTGTAAGCGGTTCCAACGCCAGTTTCGTATGCGTCTTGGTTGTTAATCTTAACGCCAAGACCCTTTGAGGTTGCGTTCAGTTGACCAGCTGTATCAGCGCGGTTAACAAGAAGATTGTTTGCGTATGCTAGAAAGTTAGCAGCAGAGAAGAAAGACTTCGCGTTAGCGGTGATTGGCTTACCGTAAACTGCTACGAGTTCGTTTTCGGAATCGATAACGATCGGAGACAATACTGGGCCCCACTGGAACGCGCCTGCGAATGCACCATTGGTTGTTGCAACACCAGGGACAACGGAAGTGTAATCCTTTTCCTGGATTTGTACGCCTGGAGAAACGAGAAATGCCATGGTTTTTATCCTTTATAATTCTGGGCCGCTACAAAAGAGCGACACTTTATTTAGTTTTCTTAGCTCTTCTGGTTAGAAGTTAAGTGGCATATCCTCTTCGCGTCCGTCCATAATGAATCCGAAAGGAGTCATATTGGCTTCAAGAGCTGCCATTTGTTGCTCATAAAGAGCTCTACGAATGTCCACGTTATTTAGGTCCTTGAAATAATCCTGTGTCGTCAACCAGGCAAATAGAACCATCGTCATAACGACGTCGTCGGTGTAACCATCGTCAGCAGCAAAACTTTCCTTCTTCTCAATGAAGGTAGAAATCTCACTAATAGCAACAGCATCCCAGAAAAGCAATTTACCTTCTTCAACAAGAGACTTGAAGTTGAAGCAACCGATACGCTTAACCTTCTTATCGGTATTCACACCCATAGCAAGAGCTCCGCCGGCAAAGCCTTGAGAGATTTCCTGACCACGCTGGGTGCGCTTAACAGTCATCATATTTTCGTATTCAAGCTCATAGTGAAGAATGTGAGCTACCTGTTCGGACGAGTTCACTTCACACAGGACGTATGCCTTGTTGTATTCAGTGGCCACTCGGTGGATCATGGTTGGAAGCATCATTGGCGGCATACTGTTCGAACGGAAGCGGGCAACCATTCGATAAGGAACCTTGGTAATGTCCATCACACAGAACGCCGAATAGTCAGCGCCAAGACCCTTTGACACGTCAACGACCATACAGTAAACCGCATCGGCAACTCCATCACCATCATTCTTAATTGGGTTCTCGAAGATATCGAGGCCGTCCTTTGAGAAGATAGGAGTCTTTGCTGACAGCTTACCAATCGTGTTTGAGTCGATAAGCGTCGCGCTAGAACCTAGCCAGTGGCACAGAACTTCCTGGTTGAACTTGAGTTGACCCAGCTGCATCAGCTGTTCCTTCGCCCACTCTTCTGTACGATCTGGATGTTCCTTGTAGTGAGCTTCTACGCGAACGTATTTGTTGCGACCTTCTTCGGAGTCATTCCAGAACTTCCAGAAGTGGTTAAAACCAAGTGGAGTTGAAGTTTGAATAATCTTCGAGTTCTTACCAGATGAAATCGTTGGATACGTAGCAGCAAAGAACGAGTCAGCAACACCATTTTCAATAATAGCTGCTTCGTCGATGTACAGCATCGAAATAGACTTACCACGTGGTCCGGAAGCAGTAGTAGCACCGGTGTAAATCTTGGAGCCGTTTTCTAGTTCGATGTTACCCTTGTTCCAGGTCTTGATACCTTGCTGGAGCCAAGTTGGTAGATACTCGTAGGCAAACTGCACACGAGACAATACTTCACGAGCAGCCGCAGCCTTGTTGGCCAAAATACAAATTTCTTTCGAATCATTGAAGATGGCATAGTGAATCAGGTAACAGGCAACGGTAATGGTCTTACCCATCTGACGGCCAATCTTACCGAGCACAAAACGGTTGTTGTGAATGGCTTCGACCAGACGTTCCTGATACGGATGCATGTCGAAAGGAACCGCACCACGGTCAAGCGAAACGATTGTGCAGTACGTCTTCATGAAGTAGATTGGATCTTGCTTACACTTGATGTACTCCGACATTTGCTCGGCAGTGAATTGAATAGGAATACCAACTGGTTTAAGGTTGGCGTTCCCGTTATAGAACAGCTTAATTTTTGCCATTAGAAGTCATAGAGCCATTGCTCTGTAATTGGTTCGGTCGGAATCGTACCATCAGCCTTATAAGTGCCGAAGCCATCATGAACATTGACCGTAACATGTTTGATGATCTTTCCGTTGGTAACTGGCCCGTAGAAGTTCGTCTTCATCGTGAAATTCAGAGTATGAATGACGACGCGTTGGTTCTTTTCATAGGACCCGTCGTAATTGTCTTCTGCCGGAACGGCACTGTTGAGAACAACTGGAACGGATTGAACGATATTCAGCTCGGGTACAATAGATAGGCTGAGGGAATAGGCAGGACCGAAGTATGGTAGAATCTGCTCCAAAATCTGAAGCGCGTCCTCTTGGCCCTTGGTAACGATGTAAAGACTGATACCGATGTTCCATGGCACAGGTGCGAAGACTTGCTTGCGGCCAGGATCAGTTGGTGTTGGACTGTTACAGATGATTGTATTGGTTGAATTCATCTTACGACTTTCGTCATAAGTGTATCCTGTAATCTCGAAGGCCATACGCGGCAACGAAACCTTAACGTGTTTGTCCAGACTTGGGTCCGAATCAACACGACGCAGCAACTTATCCTTGTTTGAATATGCGATAGGAACTGCGATGGTTTGTTCGACCGAGCCATCAAGGGCTTGTCGTTGCACAACTACATCACTGAATAGTCGCGCGAAGGCGATAATAGTGTTCTTGGTTGTGCTGTGGTAGAAAGGGTTTCCAGCAAACATTAAGGAAGATCTCCGAATGGATTGTCAGTCGGGAAGCCAACGTTGGGCCACTCGTCACGAGCTTTTTCATTATCGCCGTATGAATCAGGGACGTCGATATTAGGTTGTTTCGTAGTGTCAAAGGTTCGCATAGATTCGAACACGTCGATTTCAGGCTTACCTGTTTCGATACGTTCCGACGAGTACGTGTATGTTTCGACCGTAAGAGTGTACGTGTATAGCTTTGCCAATTGGTAAAACTGTTCTTGGTGCTTGACGAATGTGACAACGAATAGGCCACCAGTCAGTGGGAAGTAAATCAGATCACCTTCGGCCGGACGGTTGGGAAGTTGATTGCCGGGAAAACGACCAATCAGTTGGTCCCAACGGCGACGGGCAACGGTCAGGTATGCGCTCTGGTCCATCGTGTGGCCGAACGTCTTGACGAATGCACCCTGGCCATCGAAGCCCATTGGAGTCTCAAGATACATTTCAATTGAATATGCATCCTTGAACTTTGAGAGACGGTCTTCTCCTAGAAACTCATCCTTGGCAACTAGCACGCGAGGGATGTAATAGAAGTTTTGTCCCTTTGCCTGGATGGCTTCAATGATAAGGTCTTCCAGAAGACCCTGCTCATTCGTAGAACCAACATTGAAATAAGGATTGATCATGTTATCCCATGAAGAACGATAGTGGCGCCGACTTGGTTAGCAGGTCAGTTTCGAGAGCCTTGATATCCAACATAGCTTCTTGGAAGATGGTGTTGCCGTCAACCTTGATACCACCTGGAAGAGTCATACCACTATACTTCTTCAGGTTAATTCCCCACTGGCGCTTGATTAGGGCAGTTGTATATTGGCGAACCCAAGGTTCAGTCCAAACCTTGCTGAAGGCTTGAGGATCGATAGCACGGTATCCTTCAACGACAATAACCTGTCCGGTTGAGAGCTTCCCGCGCCAGTTCACATCAAGACGCAGCTGTCCCATCATACGGTTGAACTCGAAATCTGGAGCTGCATTCAACGTGAAGTTGAGCAAGTCCAGATGGCTCATGGCCATTGTGTAGTATGTAAGGTCCGTAGACGTCAGATTGCGGATATCATTCAGCATCAATTGGTATTGGACGTCAAAGATATATGCACTAGAACTTGTAGGTTGGGTGAAAGGAATAACACGAGTCACACCGAAAACCGCGTCTGGAATACGAATCCAGTGGTTTTCTGTATCGCCGGCAGTATAGAAAATTCCAGAGCTGAGAGTTGCTACGTTGCCAGCAGCATCAGTAATGTTTTCGCCTGCCAGGAATTCACCTACAACGTTACGGATATTGAGAACTGTTGGATCAATAGATGGTTGTGTCTTAGCCTTGGCGCCCGATGTGGTTCCAACAATATCAATCTCGTTAGGGAAGGCAGTTGCATTATTCGTCGTAATGTTCAGCTGCGAGCAGGTAATCTTGTGCTGCAGATAAATCTTCTCGGCACCTTCATAGTGGTAGAGGTTGAAATACGACAGGGCTTCGTCGATACGATCCTGCAGTTGTTCTTCGGCAACGTTGATTTCAACCACGGGTGCGCCAAGAGCGCGAAGGCAATACTGCTTTAGATGTTCTCTTGTCGACATTACTTCACCACAATTCTTTTAATTTTATCCTTCAAGGTCACAAACGATTTCGAGACCTTGTCCATAACAACGTTCTTAGATTCAGGGATAGCACCCGGAATATTAGCAACAGATTTGTTCATTTGTTCCGATACAGTATTGGTATTCTTACGCAAGACGACACGAACATTGTAACGCTTAGTGATCCGTTGAACGAACGAGAGGACGTTGGTTATCACGTTCGCATCTAGCGCCACATAGAAGAGGCGGCTGAGTCTACTATTTAGGGTCTTCGTCGCCTTAAAGACTTTTGATACGAGTCTACTCTTGGTTGCAGTAGCATGGATCGAAGTCATGAATACTTTCGCGCGCAACGAATTACGCACGGCGGTAATCAGTGTAGACTTAGAAATCAGCACCCCAACCATACGAATCATCTTCGGTGACAGACCAAGGTTTGCCTTGAGTGACTTGAAGAATCCCTTTGTAACTAAAGTATTAGCTAGGAGGCTTTTTGAAATGGTTTTGCCAACACGACGAATCAAGATAACGTTGGTGGCCACGGCCTTAGTAATCTTCTTACCAATCAGACGTGACATCAGATTAGAAACCTGAAGGGTCTTGCTGATTCGTTTGAAGACTAGACGTTGACGAAGCGCAAAGGCGTTCACAGTTGTAGTGTGGAACGATAGCAGCTTACGCGAAAGAGCGGACGTTTCGTTGACAACGAGGCTTCCGGACAAGACAAGAAGCATACGACGAAGTGGCGTTGCAGTTCCCGTAGCGACCAGGCTCTTGTTGATGATATGGAATACTCTACGGATACGCGTCGTCACAGCCGTGAGACTAACAGATCGAATCTTGTAGATTCGACGAAGCATACTCGATGACGATGAGACATTCGCCATAAGCATCATCGCCTTCAGGCTTGCGTACGAGTATGAGGCAAAGGTTGTAAGACCAGCACTTAGAGACTTGGTCAGTGTACGAAACGCGGTGCCCACCAACGAATTAGATGTGGTATGATTGCTTCCGACACGACGGATACGAGTGGCCGAAACCAATTTGACCACGTTGATGATCTGAGTCGTTGAGCGAATACGGGTTGCGTTGATTAGCTTGGCTACGCTTAGATTCTTAGTGAGATTGCGAATTTGAGTTGCGCTAATAACTTTCGCGACGCTACGAATCTTATACACTGCGCGAGCGCGTGTAGCAGTTGCCAGCTTGGATGTGCTGAAATTCTTACCAATCACCGGAGTACGAGTGGCCGATATTACCTTGCTCAGACTGATAATCTGTGTCGTAGAACGAATTCGTGAAGGTGTTATCACCTTCGATAGATTGAAAATCTGGGTGACCGAACGATTACGTGTTGCGGTGATTGCCTTCGTTGCTGTTTCAATCTTCGATACACTATTGAGACGAGACTTGAGTGTTGTAAGAGATGCCAGGAAACTCTTCAAGATGGAACGTGAACGGCTAGCAGCCACAGAACTGCTAGCGGTCAGAGTCATCGTGGTTGAGTTTGATCCTGCCGCGCGCAACTCCGCGGATATAGGCTGCGCACCGAGAATCAATCTTCCGTACATATTACGTCAGTCGTTCGACTGTGAAGAATATTTGGTAGCGAGCGGTTCCAATAGTTCCCGTTACAGTTGTTGTGTACTGAGCAGTACCAATTGCCATACGAGCAATAATAGAACCTTGCGTGTAGTTCGCTGCCGCCATAGAGATAGAAGGAATGACCACGCTTCGTAGTTGACCAGCGGCATCATTGAAGAAGATAGTCGACGCCACCGTTGCCGTGCCGCTGGATACTTCCGTTGCCAGATAGTAGGTGATACGATAATCGCCTTCAGCCCATGCCGTGAACAAGTTCGTAGCACCGATAGAAGTAGATTGGGTCTTCAGAGCCTTCTTAGCCTTGATTGCTGGAATGCACGAAATCAGGTTATCAATAGTCGTTGGCCATACAGCGTTGTTCGTTTCAACCACACCATGGACCAGATTAGGACGCGCGCCTGAACCCGGAGTCGAGATATTTGCCCAGCTGGTGAACAAAGCTCCAGTATCAACACCGTAGAATGCATTACTTGCTGGCCATACGTTGTTGATCGTATAGTCAAGAGCCACACATGTCGCGCTGCCGTTACCGCCAAAGAAGTGAACGTTATGGAACTGGTTACTATCACAAGATGCTAGATAGATACCATAGACCACGTTTGAGCCAGTCGCAAAGGTAACAACCACGTTCGTGAAGTGGCAGTAGTCCGTGTTGCTGTTGAGCAATCCTGTGCAGTGGATACCGATAGCACCAGTAACGTTTGGCACTTCGATGCTGATATTGTCGAAACGATTATGCAGACTGTCTACGTTATCCACACCAGACACAGTGTTAGCAACTGTGGTTGACAGGATAGAATACTTGCATCCCTTGAAGGACAGGTCTTGGCAAGAACCGAAAGCAGCTGACACCACATGCAAACCAGCAGAGGCAACACCACTTCCTTCAAATTCGATACGGTCAACACCCCATCCAACGAGTGGACCGGCAAGCTTGATCATAACCAAGACAGAAGCGCTCGCCCATACCAGCTTCGTAGTGGCAGTTGTAGCCATACCAGCCAGTGCGTATTGCGGACGTGGAACACCTTCACCAACCAAACGAACGCCACGAATGGTAGACGCGGCCGAGCTGGTTCCATCACCGATCGTAATGCTGGTCGATAGACGATACGTTCCCTTAGGAAGATAAACTTCACCACCAGATGTACCAAGATAGTTGATGGCAGCCTGGATAGCGCAACCGTCAATTTCTTCAGTCAGGGCAGCAGCGAATGGATATACCACTTGAGCCGCAGCCAGGGTAGCATATTGCGCTGATAGTGGGTGAGTCGTCCCATCACCGTAGGCACCAAAGTCCTTAACGTTGATACGATTATTCAGGTCGTTAATGTAACGTGAACTGTTAGACTTCTGTACCTTGACCCCAGTGTGACCTGACGAATCAATCTGATAGAACGTGTTCGATGATGGGCGACCACCTGAATCTTGCTCGTTTACAGCGTGACGCATCTTTCCGTTACCGGCCCAAGACTGTAGATTCGACACCTTGTTGTTAACGGTTCCCGAACCATAGAACAGAACCGCAGCGCCTTCTGTTTCGTCTAGCGAGTTTGGATTGGTGATCGAAAGACCATCTACAGTGTTGAACTGGCAGTTGTCGGCAATAGCAAATCCAGACTTAGCGGGCGAATTGATCTGCCCACCAATTATCTTGTTGAAGTTAGAAAATGTACCAAGGCTCAGACCTGATACATTATTGTCGCCCCAGATAGACATACCAAAGTCTGTAGATGCCCAAGTGGCATTACCTGTCCAGAAGATAGATGGATTGACAATATCGCAGTTGTTGCAATTCAGCAGATTGATACCTTCCAGCTTGGTGTCCCAAGTGCGGTGGTTAATAATCTTACCACGACCCACATTGTACATCTGTGCACCCATCTGTGTACAGTTAAATGTCGTACAATCGATGATAGCATGGTCGCTTCCGCTAACGTTTTGGATACCGTGCGAAGTGTATACATTAGACACGACACAGTTACGTGTGTGGATATTGCTGCCACCCGAATGATAGATGCCGATCTGTTGAGCTTCGTTTACTGTGATTCGTTCGAAATCGCATTGGCTAGAAGCTGATGTGTTGATACCGAAGGCTGCAGATGCTGAGATCAGAATATCCGATGCCTTAATCTGAGCACTTGAATCTACGAAGATACAACTCGCAGCTGTGAAAGTAGCACGTTCAGCGTACAGCTGGAAGTTGCTCAAATTCACATTGGTCTTGCTGCTAATCAAGAACCACTTGTTGCCTGTAATCGTTGATCCAAACGGAATGAAAACGGTATTCATTCCCGACCCACGGAAGTTCATATTCGAACCAAATGTAATCTGGTCCGTATAGTAAAGTCCGCCTGGTACAAAGATGCCACCACGCCCATAAGTCGCCATCGCATTGATAGCGTCTTGAATGTTGGTCTGTAGATTCGATGTTTCAGTCTGAGCTGAAATTGTAGAATGCTTAGCAGGTGGAATAAAACGGAACAAGGAAACTTCATCACCGTTCGCCATATCAGACAGCGTCTTAACATACGCTGGTGCGACTGGGTCCGCGTGGGGAACCATTGTCGACGTGATACCAGCAACCGTTCCGGTGAATGTTGGTGAAGCTAGAGTAGCATAACCTTGCGCCTTGACGTAAGCGGTCGTGGCAATTTGAGTCGTGTTGGTACCAGTGGATGCTGTTGGAGCTGTTGGAGTACCAGTCAGGGCAGGGGATGCTAGAGTAGCATAAGCCTGTGCCTTGACATATGCAGTGGTCGCAATCTGAGTCGTGTTGGTACCAGTGGATGCTGTTGGAGCTAGTGGCGTACCAGTTAGAGATGGAGATGCAAGTGGCGCATAAGCCTGTCCAATAACAAACGCAGTTGTGGCGATTTGTGTGGTGTTGGTGTTGGCAGCTGCGGTTGTTGAAGTTGGTGTGCCAGTAAGAGCGGGCGATGCAAGAGTTGCATACGCTTGAGCCTTAACATAGGCAGTTGTAGCGATCTGGGTTGTGTTGGTAGCAGTAGCAGCTGTAGGAGCGGCAGGCGTACCAGTGAAGGTTGGTGAAGCTAGGTTGGCCTTACCGACGATCGTAGATGCATCCAACGTGATTGCGATGCGTCGTGTTCCAGCGGCCCACGAAACAGCGGCGTTTGCATTTGAACTACGGATGATTGCGGTACGAGCCAGGATACCACCTGTGCCCCAGGTACCAGTTCCAATTTCCCAGCTACCACTAGGGATTCCGGAAACGTTGACATCTTCTGCATAGTAGATGCAGGTGTCGCCGTTCGCGCACTGAGACGCGAACGTGGTGAATCCAGAAATAGTGCCAGCTAGAGTATATGAACCAGTTCCCGTAGTAGTGCTGGTTTCCAGCACTCGATCTGCGGTAATAAAGGCCATATTCTTATGTCAGTTGGGTCTTCAACGTGAATTGAATTGATTCACCGATGTCAAGAGCGATACCAGTAAAGTCAGCCCACAGGAACAGATTACCAGAAGTAGAAGCATCAAACAGACCAACTTCGGAGATGGTCTTACCAGCTCCAGCGACGGTCAGAGTTCCTACGACTTGATATGTGTCGTTAGTGGTCGTGGTTGTTACGAGCGAGCTCGTACCTGCAACACGTGCTTCTGCAGCAGCGGTTGATAGTGCAGTTCCGGTAATAACAGCGCCAGTACCAGTTCCCCAAGCAACGTAATTTGGCTCAGTAGCACCAGTTGCACCATTCTTTAGACGATTGTTGTAAACACCCTTGCCGATGTTCGTGATGACGGTTGCCATTATTTTCTCCAGTTTTTAAGTTTTTGTTTAAGAAAATGTAATCCGCGCATAAGAGGATTCTTATGGTAGTAGGCCACAACACCGAGAGGAACTTTTGTACCATCGGCGCGAATAATTGTCGCCTCGATGGTCACTTCCTTAAATTTCTGTTCGCCGAGAAACATACATTCACTTTCTATTATTTAGTAATGTTAGGACTTAGAAGAACAGTCCCACTGAGAATTCGCGTAACAGTTGTGTCCGGCGCTGTAATTTCCAGATCATAGACAGCCGAGTCAAAAGATAGCACTGATGTTTCCAGAGCCGTCAGTTGGATAGTGACAGTCCCGAAAGCACCACCCATGGCCAGACGACCATTGGTATTTGTTAGTTCGAGGATCAAAACTGGAGAACTGGCCACTGGACGAATCTGCATCTTGGCAGTGTACCCAGTCAGGTCCTTAAGGGAACCGTCCACATCGCGCAGTTCAACCACGTGGTTATATGTGGCTCCCTGGATAATTTCAAGGAGTTCACTATCAACATCGCTCGTTGAGTTTGTTGGATTAACACCTGTAAGACCAGGGGATACAATTGCTTGTCCTTGTTCAAGTCGAATTCGGTCATTCGCCGACGTCGCCAAGACGTCATAGACGCAACGGCCAACTGTTAGGAACGCAGTATTCTCAGCCTTCATCGAAATAGCAATCTGACCTGTAACCAAATTCAGGACAGTAACGTCGAAGAATTCGTACTCAGCAGCGTCATACCATTTACGGATTTGTGCTGCCAAAGTATAGTTGGTCAGATTGACTCCCGTATCAATGACGTGATAGAAAGTCGCTCCCTGATCAATATAGATGTAGTTATCCATTAGGTGCTCTTCTTAGTGCGCTTTGGTCGAGCTTCAAGTGCTTCAAGTCGCTTCAGGATATCAGCAAGTGGATCAGGTGGGAGTGAATCACCAATCAGAGATTCAAGCTCTTGGGTCTTGTGCTTATTCTGCGCGCGGAAGAAGCTGAAGCGTTCAGCTTCACGTTCTGCTCCAACGGCGTTATTCAGCCATTCAAGTTCTTCCTTACCAGCGCCAGCGTGTGCTTCGATGATTTCTTTGGGAATTGAATAGGCGCGAACAATCTTGTCGACGTCTTGTAGATTCTTGGGATACGGTTGCATCATCGTGATAGCAGTCCAACCGCCATCGGCAAATTCGACTGTTAGAACCTGACGGGAAGCATCCCATTGTGTAATTTTGTATTTGAAAGTATCGCTCATGTTATGCTCTTAATCCTTGGACATTGCCTTCATTAACCAGTGCTCCATATGGGCCAGAATATAGATAGTAGCCTGGCGCACCACCGTAATATCCACTACCGCCTGGCGAACCGCCTGAGCCACCACCATTGTTTCCGTTACCGCCTGTTGCACCTGTGTCGCCTGTTGCACCTTGTTGTCCATAGGCACCCCAACCACCACCTGATCCACCGACACCACCAGTACCACCTGTGCCTCCGGTCCCAGCATTAATACCACCGCCGGCTCCACCGCCACCGCCGGTTCGACCAGCATTTGTTGCACCAGTTTGTGCATGGTCCCAACCTTGGCCAAAACCACCATCGCCGCCAGTACCACCACCACCACCTCCACCACCACTGGTGTAGACGTTGCTATCCCATTGACGATAGATTTCGTATAGGTTATAGAATCCGAATAGTGGGTCCGACCCAACGTAGCCAGTCAATCCACCACGGTAGTAGCGGAAGATACCATCGTTTACTTGGTTAACACCGTCGCCTGCAGTTGAGAACGCATTTTGATATGGCCATCCAGCTTGGTGCCATTTCCACCAGGTCGCACCAGTTCCCGAATAGCGATAAACACCGTGTGTTGATGCTTCCGAAGACGGACCTTCTTGGTTGGTGACAACGTAGTATCCTGGACCACCTTGTCCACCGCTGCCTCCGAAACCACCCTTACCACCTCCGCCGCCACCAGAGAAAATCTGCCCGCTAGACTTATTGTAAACTACAGTCCAGCAGCTTGAGTTCCAGCAATGGATACACCAACCACCTTGAACACCGTTTCCACCCGTTGAACCTTGACCGATTGGTCCGTATGATCCTAGGATGTTTCCGTAGTTGATAATGATCATGGTGGAACCTTGAGGGAAAGTTCCTACAGTAATAGCTGAGTTTCCCAGAGTTCCACCAATTTGTCCTTCGTTGATAACCTTGTAGGTCGTGACAGTCGTAGGATTGAATGTTGGTTGGAGATATAGATTCTGCAGGTTGCCGACGTTATACAATACTCCGCGCGCAGCACTCATTCGAGCAGGCTGCGACAGATAGTTCGTACCGTTATAGTCCACAGCCATAGCACGACGAACGCGTGAATTGCTGAAGCTGACTGGACCAGAAAGACCCAGTTCAGCGGCAATCTGACTTAAGGAGATAGGGCCAGTGTGAGGTGTAGGCATTAAGCACCCTTTTCTAGCTTCTCAATACGAGCGTTCAGTGTACGAATTGACTCGATGAGGTCAGCTGTCATTCCGATGTAATTGACCGAGTACAAACCAGTATCGTTCAGTTGGACCAGATCAGGGGCAGTTTTCAGGACTTGCTGAGCCAGAACACCGCGCGACTTACGGCCTGTAGAAATCATCGTGTATGAATAACCATTCCATGAAAGAACACGTTCCAAGGAACCAACCAGTGGTTCAATATCGGTCTTCGCGCGTTCATCTGACAAGCCAGTGATGTCACCGCTCGTTGTAATGTTCATACTGTTGAAGTTCGCGGTAATACCAACGAAGCTCAGATTTCCTTGACCGACCGAAGAATTACCACCGTAACCAATGATACGAGCGTCGAAGTCTGAAGTGGTTCCGCTTGAATGGAAATCGATGTAATTGGCGCCAGCGGAAGTGGTAGAACCAAGTTCCACAGCTCCAGAAGGAATAACTACTGAACCATTTACCACGACGCCTGAGAATGTCGATGTACCGCTGAACGATGGCGAAGCGAGGTTTGCCTTCAGATTCAACGCATTTTGTGTGGCGGTGGAAATCACCTTATCAATGTCAGCTGTATTGTCTACGTTTGGTAGACCAATCATAACCTTGTTGATACCAGTTACTGTTCCAGTAAAGGCTGGCGAATTGATAGGAGCATAGCCAGAGATGAACGCACCAGTTGGAATCGTTACAGTACCAGTGAAAGTTGGTGAGTTGAGCGGTGCACGCGAAGTATCAATTGGGTGAACGTGGTCCGCACGAGCATGTCGAGTAGATACACCAATTGCAACCGCACCATTCATTACTGGATTGGTAGTTGAGGCGTTTGCAAGTACGAAAGCAGTAGTGGCAATCTGAACTGTATTGGTACCAACTGCAGCTGTAGGAGCGTTAGGTGTGCCAGTCAGAGTTGGCGAGTTAATCTCAGCCTTATCTGTATTCAAATTGTTAAAGTTTGCATCCACTTCGGCAGTGGTTAGTGGTGAGCCCTTGCCAAGACGGGTTACAATCGTCGTCATTATTTATCCTTGTTAATCAGTTGTAGCAGGAGCGATTTGATCTCCGTCATTTCATTCTTCAACGTATTTATTTCATCTGCGTGAGATTGAATCTGCTGTTCTTTCTCGCGAGCTAGACGAACAGATTCCATATATGCCTGGAACCCGTTCGGGTCGCGATTAACAATGGCTCCGGTAGAGGCGTCACGATAGAGACCATCATGACCCTCAACTTTTAGAAACTTAGGCGCAGGCGATGACACGTAGATCCTTGATACGAGGTACCATAGACGAGTTAGTGCTCTTCATAACAATCTTCAGAGAAATACCGTCGAATGGAACCAGGTTTGTCAGCGTGAAGTTCACGTCCGTAAACGCGGTGAACGAATAAGGAATAACCGCATCTGGATTGACCAGAGTGTAAGGAACCTTAGACAGATCAGTCGTAGAACCCGAAGAGCTCAGACGATAGTAAACTTCAACGGCTGCTTCAGTTGGAAGCATAACGGCCATACGGATACGCAGATACGTAGACGAGTTCTCAAGATTGATACGTTGGGTAACGTATTTGCTCAGCGAAGAACTTCCGATAGCGGCAATTTCGCTAACCATCGTGATACGTTGTGTAACAGTGATAACTGAAACACCGGAACCTTGGGCAACCGTAGTTGTAGAGTTCGTTGACGCATTACGAAGATACACACCGTTGGTTGGCGAAGTACCAATTACCAGGTATGTAGCATTGTTTCCTGCGCTAGATGCACCAGCGATAGTCAGGTAACGACCAATCGGAATGCTGGCAAGCAGAAGACCGGTTGCAGAATCAGCACTGAACAGACGTCCCGCAGTATCCAATTGGATCAGGTTGTTAGACGCAACCAATTGGTTATCCAGACCAGCAACGTTCATGTTGGTTTCAGTTGGGTTATTGATTCGGTTAGAAACCATAACGAAACTGATACGTTGAGTGTCGATAATTGGAGACAACGCGTCGTTGCTACTCTTCATGCTAACGTCGAACCACAGCGAATAGTCACCGGAGAAGTATGCAATTTCCGTTTCACGGTTCAGAATCAACTTTGGAGAACCCAGAACGTTGTTGTCGTTTACGGCAACAGGAGTACTATATGGTTCACCAATGATAGGAACCTGTGTAGTCGAATTGATCGACTTACCAGACGTTCCCCAGATGTTGTACGCAGTAGCGGTCTCTGGGAAGTTCAAAGCCTGGATACATGGTTGGAACACGTCGTATTGGATACAACGTGAAGCGCGATTACCCGCACCACCAAAGTAACCTGTCACAGTTGGAGTTCCGCTAGTCGTGATAATGAACGAATCTGCTTGCAGACCAGCTGGCACGATAAGATGCTGACGGTAGATATCCGAAGCAACGATACCAGCAATTGGCGAATTCACGAACGCGAACGGTTGGTTGATCAGAGTGAGCGCCGCACCAGCGTACAGCGTGATACTTGTTCCTGCAACTGCAGAAACGACGCCAATGAATTGGCGAGTAGACGTGTACAGCGTAGAGTTAACCAGAACACCTTGCGTAGCAAACGAAGTTGTAGAAGTAACTGCAGTAGATCCTGAAGTCGTAGTGATACCAGTTCCGATTGCGTACGATGCTGGAGTGATAGTCACCAGAGCATTGTCCACCAGACCGTGATCTGGAAGATGGATACGGATACTTTGTGAACCTGCACGAACTTCAAACGGATTGTTATCCAGAGTTACCAATGGAATTTGATCGTTGACGAAACGGATCAGACCTTGCGTAGGAGCTTCAGCAGTACCAACATCAAACTTCGCGCGCCATACCTTGAACATCAAGTCTTGCGACTGGTCAGGCGTCCAGGTAGAAGCGTTTTGCGACTTGAACAGCGAACCGAGGTTAGGTTGTTCAGACACAGTACGTTCAGTTCCAGGAACGGTTTCACCCATTTGGCTAATCCAAACGATGTAGTTCTGGGTTTCGGCCATCAGAACGATAGCATATTGCGCACCGTCTTGGACGTAAACTGGCGATGGGAACTCAAAGGTCGTTGGAGTATCGGCCGCAGGAGTCAGAACACCATTCAACATAACGTTCGTGCTAGAAACATTAACTTGTTCTGGCTTCAGAGTTACACGCGAGAATGGCAGAACCTTGATACCTGGGTATCCGTTAACAACTTCACGCAGTTCCATAGTCACTGGAATGTTTGCATCCTTCTTAGCGAAGAAGATATCAATCTTGCTAAGGAACGCACCACCCGTGTTTTGGATGTAGAAGGTTTGAGCCAGCGGGTCTTGCGCACCAGTAGAGGTTACGCTCGTAGTGATGTTTCCGTCAGCGTCACGAACAGCCAAGGCCAGAGCACCGTTGCCAGCAAGGCCAGCTGCGGTAATTACTCGGTCGGATGTTTCGATAATCGTACGGGAATCACCAACAGTAGACGTAGAAACTTCACCGTTACGAACCGACAGGATCGTAGCTTGCTTAGTTTCCATGATACCTTCAGCGAAGTACGAACCACGGGCGCGTGAAGTTACGTTCACGTCGTTTTGTGGCTGGTCAAGAAGCAGAAGTTCACGAGTACCAGTACGGAAAGCAACCGAATCAGTGTTAGGGATGTTGAACAGGAAGTTCAGATCACCGTTGTTGTTCGAGATCATACCGAACGATGTGACCGACAGGATAGTTCCAGTAGCAACGTTCAGGGAAGCGTCTTGGATCGAACCAGAGAAGGTGTTACCGACAGTCAGAGTTCCGATAACGTTCAGGACGCTCAAAGAACGAACACCGTTATCAATCGAAGAACCAACAACAACCGCAGTTGCGCCGTTAGACGTGGTGATCACGTCACCCTTGTTCAGACAAACTTGGCTATCGCCGTTGATCATACGAGCTGCTTGCAGTTGGTTGGAACCAACGTTAGAGTCAACATCGAAAGTCTTTGACGAAGTCAGAGTGTAAGTGATAGTTGTCGCTGCAGCAACATAGTTGTCAATCTTCACACCGTCGAAGAACGGATAGAATTGAGTGTATGGCTTCAGACGCTTAACTTGCACCAGAATATTGCGCGAACGAATGTACGGAATAACTTGTGACGAAACAACGCGGTCACCGATAGTGGTGTTCGTGTAAGTCGGAATAACCGAAGTGGTTGTGCCGCTACGAGTTTGACCAACGGTCGTTGCGTAGGTGTCAGTACGAGTTGCAATAGCTGCGGTCCAACGACCAACAACAGCAAGTGCTACCGAAGTTAGTTGGCTGTTCGTCAGAACTGGCTGACCAGTCCATTGAGTTTGCCAGCCGTTCCAAACGGTTCCTAGTACACCTTGCGTCGCAAGAGTAGAAGTCAGTTGGCTGTAGTTACCTTCAACGCTCTGTACGATGTCTGGAAGACGATTAACTTCAAACCAGTCGTCGGACGCTGGATTGATGGATACGTCACCGAGGAACGTAAAGACCGCGAATGGGTTAACGTTTTCGGTACGAGTTCCGTAAGGTTGATCAACCAATACGACGTGAGGTGTAGCTGGGTCCAGTGGAAGCGTGATAACGTCGCCGTAGAGCTTGTAGTTCGATGCCAGACGTTCTGGTTCAGAAACGGCTTGTTCCAGCATGTTCACGTTATGCATCACGAAGTATGGACGAAGCTCACCTGCCAGTGGGTCGGTCGAAGCAACGTAATCTGGTGAGTTAGAATCACCGATGCCGTTACCCTTGAACGAGTCAACAATGAAACCGTTCTTGTAGCGTTCCAGACCAGCAGAGTCGCGGATCGACAGGCTAGCTGTTTCTTGTTCCAACAGGCTCAGGCTGGTGTAGTATTCCAGGTTGCTGATACGTTGTTCCAGCTTTCCGATATCGCGCATTGTGTAACGCTTGTTATCGGTCTTAGAAATCAGAACGTTTTCGCTACCTGAACCAAAGGTGTATGGCTGGTAAGTCAAACCATACAGAAGCATGCTGTTAGCATCCAGCGGAGGCTGCTTAGGCGAGATCGAAGATTCACCTTCAGTAATGTAGAAACGACCAGCCGAATCCATCGCCAGCAAGTCCTTGCGCGACAGATAGTATTGGACGTCAGCAGTAATGTTAACACCACGCTTAACTGGCAGAGTACCAGCGATGGTCACACCGTCATCCGAACGTGGACGGAAGTCCAGAGCGTCGCGCAGTTCGATGTCGTTGAACTTAGGAATCAACTTGTAGTCGATAGCCGCGTACGAATTCTTTGAGAAGAAGTGGCCGGTGCCATGCGTGAAGTATTGGAACGTTACGCGGATTGGGTTGGTTGGCGGAGCGTAAGAACCCTTCAGCTTCAGGTATGCTGGACCATAGTATGATTCAGTTTGGCCTGTGAAGAACTCATAACGATCTGTAATGTCAGTGGTAGATGCCCATGTTGGAGCGCCACCGAAGGCGACAGACGTATCCATTTCAACGCGCGAGAGCTTGTATCCGTCAGCCTTGTCCAGAGTCAAGATCGAAGCAGCGGCAGCAGCAGTTGAGAAGATCGTGCTTTGACCAGTCAGGGTCTTAACCTTTTCGGTAACACCCAGAGTTCCCGTGTATTGGACGTCAGCCAAACATTGGATCGTGGTGCTTGCTGGAGCGCCAGTAATAATGACTTGATTCCCAACGATATTCGTCGAAGTTGGAATGAAGGTAGTGTTGTTCGCGGTGAACGTGTAGTTCGTTAGACCAGCGCCTGAACCCAGAGTTCCACCACCGGTGTACGTGAACGTAGCACCACCGCCACCTGTTGAGACGACGTTGGTAAGCGGTTCGTAGACCGAGTAGTTAACGTCAGCAAGTGACGAAACTGCGTAGTATGGCAGAGGATAAATGGCGTCAACGGCCAGAGGTTCGACGATACGAGTTGTGATCAGACCGTATGCTTGACCAGTTTGAGTTGCTGGAGCAGCTGTCAGAGTAGCAGAAGTCTGCGATGCAATGGACGCAATTTGCAGATTGACAGTTGTGCCAGGCAGATAAACGATGTCGCCAGGAATCAGATCGGTCAGGAAGCTGGTACCAACACCAGTCATAGCTGTACCAGAAGTGCTGATCGAACCAACCAATGCCTTAACGTTTCCAGAAATATTTGCGGTGAAGTTGTTGGTTGAAGTTCCGATAGACTTAACTTGACGATCGAAGTTATAACCAGTGTTCATCTTCACGTCGAAGAGGAACAGTTTTTGGAAACCAGTCGAATTATATTCGATACCACGAACGCGAGCAGTACCAACAATGTTTGCCGTTGGTTGCGTGCCTGGAGTTACGACGAAAGCATCGTACAGATTTACCAGACCAAAGGTGGTTGGAATGCTCGAAGCATAGGTAATGTAAACGAAGTTACCAACGTTGGTTGTAACTACAGCATTGTTAACTGCTGGATCGTTGATGTCGCGCGACTTAGGAGTCGATACGTATTCGGTAGCAATCTTCTCGATTTCATAACCTTGGACGTATGCCTTACCAGGTTCCAGACCGATAGCCAGCTTGGCTTCGTTGGCTTGGTGGGCTGCCAGAGTGGTTTCACTAACCTTTGGTGTGAAGATACCACGGTTGTAAACTGGGTTCGGAGTGTATTCCCAAACCATCAAGCTGTCAGTTACCAGTGTACCAACCAGGGTTGCGTCAGGAGCAACGTTGGAAACACCTTGTGTAATACAAGTGAACAGCTTTCCATTGGAAGTAACAATGTCACCTGCCAGGTATGGAGTAGCAGTGGCCCATGCGCCACGGTCGTTGTTGCGGTATTCGCGAACGTCGATCTCAAAGTCACGTACAGTGTAGCTTCCCGATTCGTCGAAAGTGCGACGAGCCAGAGTCTTTTCTAGATCAGAGTATTCAGTTGTACGTGTGTCACGAAGAACAATACCAGTGTCAACAACCGACAGAGTAACAAAGTTGCTGTCCTCTACGCTGTCCAGGGCACGCTTTTCCAGAACCAATTCGATGAAGTGGCGGTGCGCACCAGGTGCTGCGTAGTTGTACGAGCCTTGCGCGTTGTCCAGGAGTTTTTCGTCTTGTTCAGGAGTGACGATAGATTCGTTAACCGAAAGACCAATACGATACGAAGGTGTTACACCGAACTTATCAAGAATGATGGTTTGCTTTTCGACCAGAACGAATTGACCATTGATGAAGTAGACACCTTGTTCAACTCCAGCAAACGAACCAGCACCAGTTGCATCAACAGCAGCCAGAGTTGCTTGGTAGCCGTTTCCAGCTGTGATAACTTCCGATTCTACAAATGCCTTGGTTGTAGCAGTGTTACCTGAGTTCGTGTACTTAACATACAGAATATGTGGGTCGGTAGCTGTAGCTGGTGATACGAAGAAGACCGTGGCATCAACACCGGAAGTACCAGTGATAGTTTGACCAAGAAATTCGTTGATGTATGAGTCAACGTTACTTCCAGCATAGGTATTCTGCAGCTTGATCAAGCTGACATTGTTATAGATACCTGTTTGGCCAGGGATGACCATGGCACCTTGCTTGAAGATTGCCGATCCATGGCGAGCGATTTGAGTCTGCAGAATGGTCTGCAGTTGGGTCAATTCACGAGCCTGAACTGGATAGCTTGGACGGAACAGAATCTTGTAGAATTTATCAGATTCTGCGTAGTCGTCGTTGTACGGATCGGTGTTGAAGTCTAGTGTCATAGAAAACTATTTAGGTTACAAATTAGAACTTAAAGACAGTGCTAATTGTAATTTTCTCGGATGTGTCGTCCATTGGAGTGAACGGAATTTGATTGTCTTGATAGAGCAAATCACCAGAGTATTTATCAAGAGTAGGAGCAGTAATAGTGGCAGCTGAGAATGAATCTCCGCCATAATTGAAAACATCTCCTACAACTGGAATCGCATTGTCCATAGATTGCAATACGATAGAATTCGTAGCACTATGAATAACACGATAACGAACCGAGAAGTTAAAGCGCAGAGTAGCACCGTTCACAACACCAGCAATTGGCGATGATACAGTGATCGTCTGAACAGTAATATCAGTAATCACAGTTCCCAGGACAGCTCCAGGAGCAGCCACAGGCATACCAACAGACAAACCAGCTACCGAAGACAAAGTAAATTGTGTACCGGAGATAGCATTGGTAACCGTTGGGTTAATAGAGTTAGTTAGCGGAATGACAGTGACAACTGTATCAGCAACAAAGCTCGCAGGAACCGTAGTGGTCGGTGAAGCCGTCCAGCAAGCACTTAGCGTTGAAGCTGTGGCGAAGACTGGGGCACCAAATCCATATGGATTCTTGATCAGACCGAATTGACGGTAATCAGCTTCAAGCGAAATACCATTGACCAAGTCCTTAGATACACCCGAATGGAACATCAATGTGCGCGTGAACAGGCTTCGAACAGCGTTCTTACTGTGGCCACCATAAGGTCCGATGATCGCACGAGCCGAAGCACCTGTACCACCGCCACCTGTAATTACAATTTCAACCTTCTTGTATCCTGAACCTGGAATGGTCACATTGATTCCACTAACACGACCAGCGGAGATTGTTGCCACAGCCGAAGCTCCGGTGCCATCACCACGAATCGATACAGTTGGAATAGTCGTGTAACCATAACCACCGGAAACTACTGGGATGGTATAGATAGCTCCGTCTACCGAAGTCAATTCTGTATTGGATTGAAGAGTAGAAACGTCGCCAAAAAGCAAGTCTACTTCCAGAACCGCACCAGTACCTGTTCCAGTAACTGTGATATCTGCTTCGTTGTATCCGACGCCTGATTCAACGATAATCGTTCCGGTAATTCCACCGCTTTGGATGATAGGAAAGATACGAGCTTCAGACTTAGATGCAATGGAGTTCACAACTGCTGGAGTCGTGATAGTTCCTGTGCCAGTTACAGCGATAGTTGGAGCTGATTGGTAACCTGCACCTGATTGTCCAAGAACAACACCAACCGCACCAGTACCACCTCCACCAAAGCTGGTGACGGTTGGAAGAGCGGTCAATTGGTTATAAGCGCGATTGGTAATATCGACTCGGTAAATCTTACCGTTCTTGGCGTATGAAACACCAGTAACTGCAGGATTGCTGAAGGTCATCGTGTTAGGACCGTTGGAGTAACCAGTACCACCAGCAGTAACTTCCACACCACGAACACCTTGGAGCAGCGTTGTGCTATTGATCGCACCGGCGGAAACCGTTGCAGTCGCTTCGGCAGTCATACCAACAAACTTATAGAAGACCGAACCCTGCGCAACCGAACCTGATTGGTGAGTTGGTGGAGTAGCAGTTGAGATACCACCAACGGTGATTTCGTAGAAGTTCTTCAGGTATGAAACGAACTGTCCAACAACGTAGCTTCGACCAGAAGCCCAAGCACTTGAGTTCTTTACTGGAGGACTGAACGTCAGAGTTGCTGCAGTGTAGCCTGCGCCAGCAGTGGCCACAGTTAGACCTGTAACGTAAAATGGGTTCTCCGGTAGATAACCGTCGCCAGATACAACCAGCTTTGTAGATTCGTCGTAGCCCGAACCCATCGAATCGATACGAATATTGCGGATTTCACCTGACGAATAGAACTGACTCTTCAGGGAAGTTGCAACCGGAATGTACTTCGATGTTAGGAACTTGGTACGCAGAGCGATAGGAATAGTCAGCAAGAATTTCCAGACATAGCCGTCGCTGGTCTTCAGCGGGCTGGCGGAAGTACCGTATGGTTGTTCCGTAGAGATTGCACCAGCGTTGTTATCGATACAGACGTAGACATTGAAGTCATCGGTCATCACGTAAAACTGTGAGTCTTCAAGACGAACAACGTTATTCTGAGCAACAGCTAGAACACCTGTTGCAGTTGCACCAATACCACCTCCGCCAGTGAACGAAATCGTCAATGGATTGGTAGTTGAGTTGGTGTAGCCGCTTCCGCCAGAGGTTACTGTAACGCTCGTAATACGACCGGTAGATGCAGAGATAGTTGCAGTAGCACGGGCGTCAGAACCAGTTCCGGTAATGTTTACGGCTGGCGCAGTAGTGTATCCCGAACCACCTGACAAGAGGTTGATGCCAACCAGGGCTGTAGAATATTGGTCGTCATAACGATCATAGATGTTATTGACCTTCCAGTCGATACGACGAATAACCAGGCTTGCGTCGTTACTCTGAATCTGCTTCGCGTAGATGATATCCGCACGAGTATCAAGTTCATTCTTGTAGCTATCCAGGACAGCGAATGGCATGAAATCAATATCCCATGGCTGGGTGCGGCCAAGGAAGTAAAAGAAGCGACTTGTCTTGTTGTTGATTTCGTTCAGGATCGCATCCGCAACAGCACCCTTTAGATTTGTTTTGATCAGGACAGAGTTAGCCATATTATACGATAGAGATAGTCCAGATGAAGACAATATTGTCGCCAGCTGCTTTGTTGATTGCGGAGAAGGTGGTGCGGCTCAGCATAGTTCCACCAGAAGAGGCGCTAAAGATTCCAGCTTCAAGAATGTTGGGGTTCGTACCAGTACCAGCTGGGAACGTTGCAACGAATTGAACGTTGTTTGCAGATGGTGTACCACCGGCAACTCCAACAGCAACACGTGCAATTTCGGTCGTCAGGGCAATATCAGTTGCCAGAGGCGCAGAAAGAGCCGAAGGGGCACCGATCGCCATATGGGTCATAGGCGCCACCACGTTTCCGGCCATACGGCTGGCAATGAATGCCTTACCAGTATCCACCACCAGATTCTTAATGACACGATCCTCGATCAAATCTCCATCAGCATTGTAATGAAGAATTTGGAGATAGCCAATAGCGGAGACTTTATCTTTAAACATGAGTTATTTAGGCCATCAGTGAGAAATCGCCGACCGCTGTACTGCGGGCAACATAAACTGTAGTGTTATCCGTACGACGAACAATTTCGCCAGCGTACATTGGAGTTGCTGCAGCGAGGGTTGTTGCGTTGGCAAAACGACGACGCATATCCGTAATCAGAGTCGATGGTGACGAACTACCGTAGTCGTGGACAACACGATCAAAGAAGAACTTACCAATTTCAGCGAAGTACGTATCGTCAGTCAGAGTTACAGTCGAAGCTGTTGACCAGGTACGAACAGTGGTACGTGCCTTCAGCAACGCACCGGAAGCCTTGAAGACCTTAATCTTACGAGTAGTCGCTCCGATCAGGGAGAACAATTCAACCAAGATATCATAGGTGCGAAGACCTGTCATGTCGAATTCTTCAGTATCGGATCCAGAAGACGCCAAGTCAATCAGCCATGCGCGGTAGCAGGTTTCAACAGTTCCGTCAAGAACCATATTACGGAAGCCTTGCGTACGAAGCGCCGAGATCATGTTGGTGCACTGGATGAAGTTGATACGAACGTTCTTGGTAGCAGCGTTACAACGAAGACGAACACCGTTGAAGTTTCCTGCCGTATTAGTTCCATCAAGAACCAGGTTCACGGCGCGGAAGTTATCCATAACATAGTTCGCCATGGTGCTCGAAACGTCAAGCAACGCGTGGTCGTCAGTACCAGTTAGAGCAGAACGAATGTCATTTGCCGTCAGTTCAATGCTGATGTTGCTCGCTGCACCAGTGATGGAACCACCAGATGGAAGATAACGAGTAACCAAAACCGCACGGTCGGCCACGCAATTGTAAACCTTAGCCTTCAAGTTTACGTCGTGTGGTGGTAGCGAGTTGAAGTTTGCATCATTGATAATTGTAATTGGGTCGGACGTGCAACCTTCAATTTCCAGATCAGCGTTAACGCAAGACGTTAGCAGAGCGCCCTTACCAAAGTTGTTCTGCTTAGCACCAGCCGAAGTCAGATTACACATCGCCTTTCCACGAACGGTGGAAGTGAAGTCGCCAGCCATAGCCATTGGGTTGGTCGCAGAAGTGTATCCATTACCACTGAACGAGAAGCAAACAACAGCCATTGGGGCCATCCATGCAGGGTCAGTTGGCTTGTCTTGGTAGGCTACAAAGTCGAGTTCGTATTGTCCCATTTCAGCCCAAACGTGCGATGGAGCAAAGAACGGATCACCGTTTGTATCAACACCAATCAGACGCTTGTAGCCAACGTTGCGCGAAGAGCAACGTTGAATACGACCTGGGAAGCAAGCGCGAATGAACCATGATTCAACGCCACAATCCTCAGCCTTGCAATCTATGATGTTGATGCTACGATTGATTTGTGCGTAGGTTGTTACAGGAATCGATGGCATTAGCAGCAGGGCTGCGGTGAAAGTCGTCAGAATTTCACGGAATTGAATACCGGCGCGGTCACCAAATCCGGTAGGAAGCATGGTGGTTGGGTAGGCGTCCGAGGCACCGTCGCGGAGGTGCGAACAATTGATAGCAGTGAAATTCGTGCATCCGCCACCAGTCATACCGTTCGTGGCACTGTCTTGTGTACGAACACCGTTAACCAGAACATTTTCGCACTGCCAGAAGACCAGGCCATTCAGATATGCGTTCTTGACCAGGCCGTTTTCAATGTAGATATTACGAGCTGGAGTTGTGTTATCAGTTGCTGGCGTGAACTCAAAGATACCGTTCGTACGACGACCAGCAGCACCAATGGATGTTGCGCCACGGCCGAAATCACTGTTCGTTGTAGGATACGTTTGGTTGTCACGGTTGCCGTCAGCGGTCCAAGTTCCTAGGAGCGAGAATCCTTGAACACCCTGAACACGCATGAATGCTGTAAAGTTGCCGCGCGAACCGTTCGTGTTAGTGATAGCTCCGTTGGCAATCTTGAACGTTGTATTCCAGCAGCGCCATACATGGCAACTGTTGTTGAGAATAGTTTCGCCGGTCGTGATTGTATACGTGCGTTCTGGGAAGTCCAGAGCCTTGGCGCTGTTTACAGCTGCCTGGATAGTTTGAGCGTCGGTGAAACCAGCCTTACGGAACTCTTCAACGTTGACGAAGTCAAGTTGACGATCTTTTTGTGTACGTGTGACGTAATCAGTTCCTAGCTTGTAGGCAAGGATAGCGAAACCGTCGGTTTGTGGCGAAGCATTCAGACCAGCAATGAACGTGTCCGTATTAGGAACCGTACCTGCCTTGAATGTGGTGATACCTGAATTGGTAGTTCCAAGATTCGTCGTGAGCGTCGATAAGGCATCACTAACGTTTCCAGCACCATGTCCAACATAGGTCGAACCAACTGTCGAAGCAATGTTATTGTCGAATGCCTGCAGTTGCGCAGTACGATTAGCCAATGCCTGCGCTTGGGCATTCATTGGACCCGATGGACCAGCTAAAGCCTGTGTTGTAGTCTCCAAGCGAATAACATCATCCCATGAAGGAACGGGTACTAGATTTGTCATTTATTTCCTTATTCTATTATTTATACAGAATCGATTCCGTTTAGCAATTCAGAACCATCTAGAATCCAACTACCATCCAGGTACAGATATCCCTTAGTTCCAGTGATAATTTCCGCCTCAACCTCAAAGCTCATATCCAATTCAACGTCAAGATTGAATTCGCCGAAGAGTGCGGTTCCGGCAGGGTGCAACAGGGACTTCAGAACGCCACTGTAATCATCAAGAGTTCGGTCAAGCTTCACAACATATGAGAAGACCTGGTAGTATTTGCTATCCTGGATGAACATCGCATCGGATAGGAAACCTGAATTGGTTGAGAAGTATCCAGGAAACTTAACGACCGGTCCAGTCAAAACCTCAATGCTAGCTGCAGAATCGTCATCGACGATAATTGCGGTACCAACGTCAAAGAACGAACCAAGAGGCTGACCAACGTAGCTGTTATCCCACACGTCCAAGTTAGACGTGTAATCATACTTCGTGATAATACCATAGTCCGACAGAGGATCAGTTGTTTCTACCAACTGTAGATTATACGTTCCGGCGCTGTACGACGTGCTAAAACCAGGAGCAGTTGATGATTGCTCAATACTCTTGGCGAATAGCGATGTCGTGTACGAGGTAACGTAGTTGATACCAGCGCTGATCAATTCTGATTGTAGAATAGAACCTTCAGAGTCAACCTTCGTAATCTTAAGAACCGCACCAGTACCAGTGGAAGTATTGATCGAATACAACTCACCGATCTTAAAACCCTTCCCGCCGTAAGTCACAGTAATTTTGACTGTACTTGGAACGATTTCACCAACGAAGGTCATGGAATCGCCAACGTATTTGAATGCATCGCCTACGTTGATCTTACCAAAATAATTCTTGTTGATGTTGATCTGGAACGTGTTAGGGTCGATGATCAGATTCTTATTATCATCATAGATCAGGACAGGATCAATCTTCTCAACGAAGACCTGAATAACAGTTCCGCCGCTGTTGATATTGATTAGCTTTCCGACCAGGGCTGCAGGATCGCCAATTTGTTCCGAGAAACGAACGAAGATAGAGAACGGTTGTACCCAGCGACCATCTGACGGGATGAGCATCTGCTGACCCGGATATGTGATGTCGGTTTCGCGACCATACAGCATACGGAACAGCAACTTGAACGATGACGAAGAACCCTTCGCATCATACAAGTCTCGAATGTGAGAAGCCTTAAAACGATTGTTGGCGATATCAAATGGAATCTTTGGGGCGATTTCAGATTTGATGTGCTCAACAAATTCAGCGACCGATTCATCCAAGTCACGAATGGTATCCATGTCTACTATGACACCTGTCTCATCCAGATAGTCGTAGTATGCCTGAATGAACGCAACGAACGTTTGATATTCGGTTCGTACAAATTCCGGCAATTGGGCCGGAATCAGATCAGAGATTTTTACTCGGTCTAGTGCCATTATTTACTCGAAGTGAAGGTGTAACCATATCCACCACGCAGGTCACCCAGAGAAGTCTTGTCGCTGATTACAGTAACATTCAGATGGTCCGGATCAATACGTGCGATCTGCGTAAGAGCTGATACAACGTCGTTAGAATCTGGATTGATCGAGAACGTCAAAGTGTTGTTCGGTGTAGATTCGATACGCAGGTTCTTGATGTCAAGAATACCCTTCGCGTAATCCACAGTACCAATCTTCGAATTAACAATGATACCTTTTGCTTCGTTGTTGTCGTAACAGACTTGGATGTTACCTTGGCCGTCGTCACGCATATAATACACTTGAGCGTCGTTTGGCAGATAGAACTCCGAACTAACAACCGCACCAGGGATGCTAATTTGCTCGATTGGGTTGATCAGGTTGATCAGGTACTGCGCCGAAACACCATACTTTGGTTCAACTGAACGACGAATAGTTACTCGTGTAATGTTGTTTGTCACTGATGGATCCGCGCCGTCGATAACCGACGTCAGCTTCGAGTAACGAAGAACGCCGTTGAACTTCTGCAGATACGACGAATCATAGGCAGTAATGGCATCCTTGACAAGACCAGCAATGTCGTTTGTGTTCTTGGTAGTTGCAGACTCGTTGTAGTACACGGTAACGTCCAGACCAATGTCAATGTATTCCGGGTCAACCATAATTGGGCTGATCGAAACCATGTTTTTGGAACTTAGGATAGTGTTAACGACGTAAGACTTCTGCGCGTCGTTCAGACGGTCAACGTTCTTTGGCTTAACACAAACAAAGACCTTGCCGTAGATTGGTGGCACGTTGTCTTCCCCACCCCAAACAGATACGAATTCAGTTTCAGGTAGTTGTGAAAGGATAAGCGATTGGTAATCTTCTGTCGTCACCGCACGGTTACGAGCTGAATAGAACTTAGGAGCGTTGAACTTGATGTTCGAAACGCTTTCTTGGTCCGAACCACCCGAAGCCGAAGTCAGAACAGTAACAACAGCCGTTCCGCCAGCAAGCGAAGAACCGCCATAGGTGAAGCTTGTAGCTCCGTTAACTGCACCCTTGCTTGTTACGAAGTATTCAATGTGAACGATGTTTCCGTTGCTCAGCGCCTTACCAATCGAACCATCGCCAAAGACGATTTCATACATACCATCATCGATTTCCTTGAGGAAGTATGCGGTGGTATCTGGTTCAACGTCTGCAATAGACGAAGTCAGGTTGAAAGTCGTGTAGATGTTTGAGTTGGAACTTTCCTGGACCTTAACCGTGATAGTCGACGTGTCGCAATTCTGGTTAGGAATTAAGAAGCGAACACCATCGGCCACGGTATAATCATAGGATAGTGGTGCACCTTCGATCAGTTCTACACCAGAGAACAGATAATTGGTATTATCGTTGGTCGTACGAACAGCCGTGTATTCACGGTTCGTGAAGAACGTGTAGCTGGTTCCATCTACCGAAGTTGTGAATGGACTGTACTTTGAAAGCAAAATCGAGTCAGGCGACGAGGTAGGTGCCACGACTTGGATGTTAACCGTTGCCTTTGCTGACGAAGCTGAACGTGGTGTGTATCCCAAAGTCTTGGCAAGCGATACAACACTGTTACGCTTGACAGCTGAATCCAGGAACGATTCGTTGACGGCCAAGTTCGTGTAAAGAGCGTTGTAGTGCGTGTTGTATGCGAGAACGTCCAGCAGAACGGAAAGGCCAGAGCCTTCAAAGTCATAGTCCGAGAACAGCGACTGACCCTTCATGAAGGTCTTCAGCGACTCCTTAATCTTATCGAAGTCTAGCTCAGACGTTGTGATTTTATTATTGTTTGCCATTAGCGTGTTCGTTCAAGAATCAGGTCAACTGAAAGTGGAAGTTCCGTATTCACGATACGGAAGAAGATAGTCACTGTAATTTCGTGGCTGTCATTTTGATACAGCACATCTACCGAAATAAGAACTACTCGTGGTTCATAGTTATTTATCACATCCGTAATAGATTTCTTTAGACGAATGGATAAAGATGGACCTGTCAATTCAAATAGCAGGTCAGGAACGTTCGTGCCAATTTCAGAATGGAATAGACGTTCGTAATAGCGAGTCATGACAAGGTGCTTGACCGCAGCCTTAATTGCCGATGCGTCATACTTCAACGCGATATCCCCTGTTACAGGGTGGCGCGTGAAGTTCATATCGATGTCCGTATATGTACGAGTTGCCATTATGTGTCAAGCAGGATGATACCCTGTCCGTAAGTTTTGTCGTTAAGCATCGTGAATGCTTGTTTCGCGGCACCGACGTAGCGGTGAGAGATGTGAATCCAAACAATACGCTTCGCACGTGAGTTACCTGGACGGCCTGGGTCACGATATTCCAGGATCAGTTGATGGAACGGCAGGGCTGCAGCCATAGCCTTCGCCAGATCGTAGTGAGCTTGATAGTCAAAATTCTTACCAGACAAAACGATATCACAAGCATTTCCCTTAGGGTGATCCGATACCTTCGATTCGTTGGCGGTTAGACCAGCAAAGCGATATCCGGACGTAATCACGAAGCCAGAGCGACCACCTGGAACTAACGAGATCAGTGGTTCCATAATGTTCTCTGCCAGACCCTTCAGGTTACACACAATTTCTTGCTTCGTGTACTTGCGTGGAGTTGCGCTACGGTTATCTTGCAGTAGTTGGTCCGCAAGAACATGCTTAGGATCGCAGATCAAGTTGCCCAGAGTGAACGAAGTGGATAGCTTCAGGCTCAATGGATAGTCGTTCATTGCCATGATCAGATCACAACTCTTTGGAGCAGCAACAGCAGTATTGACTGGTGCTGGAGATTGTTCCTCAGCAGGCGTATTTTCTGGAGTAGCCTTCTTACCAATGATTTCGCTGTCGCGCTTCTTGTGGTAAGCCGTTCCCTTGTCGGTTGCGATTTCTTCTGGCGTTTCAAACGACGAATCAATTTCAAAGTTACGTGGTGGCGTGGTCAGGTTCTGGAAGCGATTATTCGCTGGGTTACCAAAGCTAGGTGGCGATGCCGTTGGAAGCGAGTCAGCTGACTTGGCCTTCTCAACACTTGCCGCTCCTGCGATAGGTTGAATCGTTGGAATCGTTGGAACTTGCGCCGTAACCGTCGTGGCGATACCTGAGTTCAGGTCGATACGAGCAGCATCAATTGCGTAGTTGCCTGTCGTCTTCAGGTAGAAATAGCCAGTAGACGAGATGTTAGTGTTGCCACTTGACGAGATAATCGTGTCACCACTGGTAGCTCCCATGCTCATCGAGCCAGAAGACATAACCATGCTGCTCGAAATCATCGAGTCAACTCCGGCAATAACCTTTACGCTCGATGCAGCCGTGGTAGTCTTCGCTCCGGTAACAACCAAAGTTTGCGAACCACCAACTGAGATATTGTTTCCGCCACCGATCTTCAGATCATTCTTGCCGGTAACGTCGAACTTTTGAGCTCCACCAACCTTCACGGTGCTGTCGCTACCAATGTCCGCATCAGACTTACCACCAACCTTCAGCTTTGTATCGCCGTCAATATTGGTTTGGTTGTCCTTGGCAATCTTGTCAGTACGACCACCGCCAATGTTAATTGTTTGATCGTTCTTGACGATAAGCGTATCGAAGTCACCGACGTTGACCGTGCGATCCTTGCCGATAACCTTATGTTCCCAACCACCTACGTCGATCTTCCAGTTGCCACCGATGTTGAGGTTGAAGTCGCGAGCAACGTTCATATCCAGGTCTTGTTCCAGATCGATCTGAGTATGACCGGCCACACGAATGTGCGCGTCAGCGTTCACGTAGATGGAAGTGAAACCTTCGGAAGTAATACTGTATGCGCCCTTGATGTAGACGTATCCGTTACGGTCGACGATCTCATAGCCGTCTCCAGTGATACGATTCACTTGAGTTCCATTAACATCCATTTCAATGAACGTTCCGGAACGATGCATAAGATTGACACGTTCATTATCCGGCGTATCATCCATTTCAAAGATGTGTCCCGACTCTGACGACTTCATACGATTGTATGGGTAGCGAGCGTTATATGGGATCGGTGGCTGGCTCCAGGTGCTTCCATCAGCAGTTGGAATTTCAGTCATACGCGTGTTGTCACGAGTCTGAACTGACGTACCATCTGTGCGTCCACGAGCGAGACGATTGGTGTCTGGTTCGTTAAGGAATTCGCGAAGTGGATACTTCATGTTTGGGTCGCGGAAACCAAGCAGAAGACTAGCCTGACGGTCAGCTGGGAAGCCTGTGCTGGCAACAGCGACGTTTGGCGGCTGATCACCAACAACAGCTGTTTGCTCTTGCTTCTGCGGAATTTGCATCGCATCTGCGTCGGCAATCAGGAAGTACTGGTAATATGCCTTCTTCTTTTGCTTGATGTTAGGAACGTTGTAACCAACGGCCTGGCATGCTGCATCGAAGTATCCTGGATCGTTCTGTGCGACCTTAACGCGATCCTTGAAATATGCTACAGCGACGTATGCGCCATGTTCAATATCATTCAGGAGTTCTGGACTACCAACGATGTCAATGCCGGATAGCTTGGCATAACGATTGTAGTTGTATGCGCCGGTCAGCTGTACATAGCCGCGTCCGAAGTAATTCGCACCATCGTCAGCTCCCTTGTTACCAAGGTTCTTACCTGAACGAGTAGTTGGTCCATAGATGAAACGGAAGAAGTCTTCACGACTTCCCTTCCAGTTCGCATATTCATCTGCCTGTGCATCCGTGAGCCAGCTGAATACTTCCTTGATACGCGAGCGGGAATACTTGTATCCTTCGTTCTGCGGAACCCATTCAGATTCGCCACCGATAATACCAAGGATCGCTGCGCGCGCGTAGGACGCTGTAATGCCCATCTTGTCCATGGCACGGCCAATTGCTTGGATACCGTTGGCACAAGTTCCCTTGATAACCACGTTCGATCCGGTACGCTTTCCGTAAGGCGCTGCACCAGGAATACCGCCGATAGGTGCGCTTGACGGAGTAGGTGGTGGCGATGCAACTGGAGTAACGGCCAGGGCTTCTTGGCTTGGCGGAATTGGTGTACCAATCATCGTAACGATTGGAATTTGAGCAGGTTTTGATGTGGTTGTGCTTTGTTCGTCGAACATCAAGTCCGGCATGTCAGCGTCGACAGTCATTTCCCCTTGAGGAATACCACCGATACTTCCGAACATGAATGGTTGTTGCTTATCATTGTCGCGGAAGAGAATAGCCAGCACAGTGCCTTCTACAGGACCTACTGGTGCGTCACCGATACCACTCATAGCTGCCGATTCAAGACCCTGAATAGGATAGGCCCATGGCAAATCCGAGGTTGGCAGAAGCGACTTATCATGTGTGTGAAGACCGTGGATGCGCACTTGGCAACGACCCAACTTAAGTGGGTCCATTCGGCTTTCAACTACACCTGTATAAAATTCCATTACGTTCCTTTGAGAATCGAGTCTTTGATCAATTCCATATTGCAAATATGTTCCTTGTTGGTGATCTGATGGGATAGAGCCGAGATCAGATACATTCCAGACAGGATTGGGTCGACAACATCCTTGTGCGTGTCTTCAGCACGAACTGGTTTGTTGCGATAAATTTCTAGCTTGACGGTTCGACCGACAGTGTAGTCCAAACGACCTGGCACTGTAATTTGAAGCTTCAGGGATTCAGCTTGCTTCAGGAGTGAGACGCGGCTTTGAATCGAATCAGAATTGGTAACGTCGGTATATCCGTTGAAGTTACCATAATACTTTGGCACAAACAGACGAAGAGCATCCGCACGATAATTTGAGCCACGCTGTATCAAAGCTGAATCGTTTAGGGTTTGGGTCGTCTTTGTTTTAGCGTCGAACACTCTGTATGTATATTTCTTAGTCGTGACGTCAAACGAGGTAAGAGTTGAGGCGTAGTAACCACCTTGCGCTCGGTCAAGATAGTTGAACAGCTCAGGAACATACATGTTCTGAATACGCTTGTAGTCCTGGTTGATATCGCGAACGGTGTTGCCGTCAGCCATAGTTGTACGAGTGTAATTGTCGTACACGAAACCAGCCACTGGAGGTACACCGTAAAGTGATTCAAGCGATGCAAAGACGTAACCTTCGCGATTTTCAAAGAAGACATAGCTTGGTGTTCCGCGCTTGCTTTCTGCGTCTTCCATGATGTATGTTAGGTTTTGAACTGGCGACCAGAAGTTCGAGATGTACTTCTGTGTATTGCCTGTCTCTTCAATGTTCTTAGCCTTCTTCGAATTCAGTCCTTCCGAACCAAGAAGCTGTGCCGCGATGTCAGAGTTCTTACCGCTGAACACCTTGCTAATCTTCTTGTTGGCGTCGATGATTGCTTCTAGCGACATGAAGTGTAGAATATACGCTGAGCTTCCTTCGTTGAACTGGTCCTTGTTTGCCATCTTGTACAGGTAAAACTGTTCTTTGATCTTGGCGATTTTAGGAGTTTCGATTTCAATATTGACGCGTTCCTCACCAATCAATGGTAGGACGGAAGCAATATCTACGTTATCTAAGAGAGTGAAGTTACCAGTAATGAACGCCGAAAAGATGTCTTCGTAGATTTCAACGGAGACAACCTTGCTGGTGACATCCAGCACAACTCCCCTGGAGTTGATAATTTCAATCTTCTTAATGCTGACGTCGCCAGCCTTGGAAATAGTGTCTACGGTCATACAGCCATTAGTGCGTCAAAATTGCTCAGGAGTACTGGAATTAGTGACGGAGAGATTAGTTTGATTCGACGCTTTGCTTCGTTAATAGATTCTTCGTAGTCAAAATTCGAAACAGAAACAGCCGAAGGGTTGGTGCTATTGACCACATATCCATTATCATCCACGTAGTGGTGGGTGTGATATTCGTTCCCTTCACCATATTTACGTGTAATATGTTGCATCAGGATTGGAGTTGATAGCGGGAAATCTGATACGTAATCGTACTTCTCGTTCAGGAGCATAACGACCCAATGCAGTTGAGCCGACCCATAAACCTTCTCAGCAATTAGTTGTGCGGTCTCACCATCGCGAATAATGTACTCTTCGTAGAGGGTGATATTGGCCAGAACGTCGCGGCGAACACGAACGTTGCGTGTAATGTCGCGCAGACGAACAAGAATTTCCTGCCCGTCTGATCCATTGTATCCATGTAGGATAGTTGGGAAGTTGTCGAAATACATTAGTATCCTTTGCGAATAGCTTCTTTGGTGAGCGTAGCCAGTTCCTTGAATTGGAGAATCAAGTTCACTTGGATTGGTGCGCCATCATTAGTTGATGCCCAAACACCTTGTGGTGTATAGTCCGTCAGCATGCTGACAAGAACTGAGGACGTCAGCTTAGGCAAGTGTGGGTTTTCGCTGTCCTTGTGATAGAAGCTAATGTCGAATTCCGATGGATTCACGTAGATGAACTTATTGCTTCCCAGATATTCTGGGTGCATGTGGTACTTGAATTCGTCAATGATGTTCTCGATCAAGATCATTTCTTCTTGATTACGTGGGAAGAACTGATAGGCCATAACGAACGAACGGAAGTCAACACCGTTGAACAGCAGTTCCGTACGTGGGTTTGGAGCCACACCTGCCAGAGCCTGAAGGCCAGCAGCGTTTGGTGTTGATAGAGCCAGGGCCGCACCAGCGGTGCCCAATCCTTCTCCGGCCGTTCCACCAGCACGGAAAGCGTTCTTCAAACGATCAACCGTTGGCGTGCCAGCGGCAGAGTCTTCAGCAATAGACTGTCCCATCGCCTTAACCGCATCGATGATCTTTCCACCACCTTCAGCACCGATAGCAAAGTTCTTGAGATCAGCTACTCCATAGATCATAGAATATTGGGTCTTAACATCGTTCGGCATATGGAGCATGATAGCCTTCTTGAGACGCTTGCGTCCCTTTTGGATACCAATACCAGATGCCGCCAGAAGGGCAACCGGAACCGTGGCCAGCGCGCCGGAGGCAGCACCACCAATGGCGGAACCAACGAAGTTACCACGAAGGAACGAACCGATAGCACCAAGACCCGCGCCCGCGAACAAGTTTTGACCAAGCACACCAGCAACAGCTTGTGCTTCGCTTAGGTTCGATTCTTGAATGGAGCTGGTTACGCGCTTGTCATAATCCTTGACATAGTCGCCCGAACCAAGAGTATTGCCGCCAACATCCATTGGACGCGCAGCATCTGAGACGTTGATATAGAAAACAACGAAGTTTGATCCATATCGCTCGTCGTTAGATAAAAGGTCTTGCGGATAGACCATTTCACTAACGTCATATTTGTTTGCGTCAAACGTGCCGTCGATGGTCCGATCGTTTGTCGAACTGTCTACGTCAATTTTGTTATCGATTTTTCTTACGTCTGCTTGGAATGCCATTTGAAGCCCATAGTGTTTCTACACTATTTAGGGCTTCTTTAGGAATTCAAACCGAAGAGATAGAAGAGAAATGCGCAAACGAAAACGATGGTGATCAGGAAGACGAAGGGCTTGTGATAGGCGAACTTCACCACCAGATACATGGCGCCGAGGACACCAATGATAGAAAGTCCCAGAAGCAACCAGACGAGGGCTTCCCCTTGAAGTGCAGTCATGCTCGTTTTCCGAAGTAGAATATCGCCGCAAAGTAGGCGTAGAAGAGGATGATCAACGATGATCCTGGGTTCTTCACGACCCACATAAACAGCAAATAGATTATGTAGATTCCAGCCAGGCTGCCGAAGACTGTAAAGAGAAACTCGTTAATATCCATAAGCCCTCCACGGCTGGTTATAAACCTAGTTTGCGCCAGTTTTGAATAAAAGTAAAGCTAGAACTATAAATAAAAGATGGCTAAGACTAGAACCAAAACTAAATACCACCAAGGATTATTCACTCCGACCAACCCAAAGAAATACTATGGCGAGTTGAAGGAAATTGTCTACCGTTCGTCTTGGGAATTACGAGCTATGAAATGGTTCGATGCAACTCCTGGAATTGTGAAATGGAACTCCGAAGGGTGCGTCATTCCCTATATGTGTCCAACCGATGGCAAGATGCATCGTTACTTTATCGACTTCGCCGTGCAAAGCCAAAAACGCGATGGAACTATGCAGATTCTCCTGGTAGAAATAAAGCCCGCTTCCCAACGAGTCCCGCCTAAATACTCAGGTAGACAGACTAAATCCTACAAGGCAGCATGCCTTACATACATGAAGAATGAAGCGAAATGGACTGCAGCGAAAGCATATTGTGCTGAGCGTGGTTGGCATTTTGTTATCTTAGACGAATACGATCTAGGACTTAAACCGAGACCAATGAATGGCTGATAACATCGCCCAACTGTTAAAGAAGAATCACTATGAGCTGGCATCTATTCAAAGGAATAGTTCTATCTGGTTCGAAACTCAAGCATTCAAATTGCTGGATGTCAACGGAGTAGAAGCTAAATCAGCGCTCCAGGGTGACGCCCGAAAGCTAAAGACTACGTTTGATTTGGGTTCAATGTACTTCTTCCTGTATGACGCGAAGCACAAAGACAAGCTCCCATACTACGACATGTTTCCATTGGTGTTGCCATTCAGCGTGACGAAGAACGGTTTTGTTGGATTGAACCTCCACTACCTTCCTTACGACATGCGAATTCGCCTGCTATCAAAGCTACAAGAATTCCGTACCAGTAACTCGCTCACACCTCAAAGCAAACTGCGTTTTCAATGGGAAACGCTCCAGTCGGTCGCGCGCGGGAAGGGAACTAAAGCCTGCGTCAAGCAATACCTTGGTGACCACGTTGGTTCACCTTTCCGTCTTGTGCCACCGGATGATTGGGCTACCGCGTGTATGCTTCCGCTTGAACGTTTCTCGGGCAGCGACAAATTCCAAGTCTGGTCTGATTCTCTAAGAAAACTATAATGTCACTAAAAGACTTCATCGCTGCGTCTCGCCTAATGGGAATCGCGAAGCCTAACCGCTTCACGGTTTACTTCCAAGCACCTAACACCCTGGCGAATGCAGGACCGTTCGCACCAAACGCGATGCAAAACATCGCTCTCTATTGCAATCGTGCTGAACTGCCAGGCATCTCAGTATCCACCACTGCAATTCGAACCACCGGTGAAGTGATGAACATCGCCTACGATCGAAACTTCGAACCGTTCTCGCTAACGTTCTACGCAGACATTGGCATGAACGCAAAGTATTTCTTCGAAGAATGGATCAATTCGATTCAGGATCGAAACGATCGCACGTTTGCCTACTATGACGACTATACTATCCCTAAGATGGTCATCGACGTAGAAACCGTAAAGAACGAGCCAACGTATCGCGTGGAAATGTACAAGGTCTTCCCTAAGTCGGTCAGCGGAGTTCAGCTTGACTACGCGAACAATGGTCTAATGGAGATTACCGTCACCTTTGAATACCGCAACTGGAAGTCCAAACAAGTTGTCGGTGGAGCTGAAACATCGTGGAGTAGTGATAGCACAGGTTTCAAGGATCGTTTCACCAATATCCAAGGCGGTCTAAGTCTGGGATTGGGCAAGTTCAACTTCCAAGGAAGTACACTAAGTCAAGTCGCTGTTCTTGGTAAGTCAGTTCTTGGTGGTGTTATTGGTCAAACCCAAGTCGCCTTCAACTCACTATCGAGCAGTATCTCAGGTCTGTCTAATCTTATCCCTGGTGGAATGAGCACCCCTGGAATCGTTAGTTCCATTACCGGAATGGCGTCGCAGGCTCGTGGTTACGCGAACCAAACAGGCAACATGGGAATTCAACTATCTACTCCTGCGGGTATCAATATGAGTTCGTCTACTTTGACGAGCATTGGTGGTATGCTAGGGAACTTGAATACGTCCCTTGGACCGGCTGGAGCTATTAGTAGTTCTATCGCTAACTTCAACCCTTCGTCTACGGGAGCTATCGTGTCACAACTAGGAACTATGCAGGGTCAATTGAATAGTATTGGCTCCGCACTTGGTTCCACAAACTCGGCGATCAACGCAGGTATCCTGGTTGCTTCGCTAGGATCTAATACTGGAGTAGCCCTTAATGGCCCAAGAGGATGATAAGCTAGACAACCCAAAGTCTCAGCACTGGATGCGATCATACTGGCGTCCGCTTATGGCGATGCAGTATCTGATCGTTTGTATTTTTGACTTCGTGGTTGCACCGATTGTATGGACAGCGTTCCAGGCATATCACCACCAAGCACTTCTAACACAATGGAATCCAACAACCTTGGGTTCCGGGGGAACTTATCACCTAGCAATGGGTGCGGTTCTTGGCGTTGCTGCCTGGACCCGTTCACTGGATAAGCAAGATGATATGATGCGTGGAGCTTATATGCGTGGCCAAAGTGGTGCCGGCATGTATGGAGGTGGCGCTGGTTATATGCCGCCTCGTCAACAACCAATGGGAGACCCACCTCCACGTAAACCACTGCAAGGTATGGAATAATGACAGCACTAGATAAAAACTTGACTCAAATCTTTGACGTCGAACCTACAAAGATCGATGGTGAGTTGGTGGAAACACCTATTACGCCTATGGCAAATACGACGCCACCTGCGCCAGTCAATACTGACGATGCAGATATGGAAGCCGACTTCGAGAAGATGCGCCACAACCAAGAAGAGCTTATTCTCAAAGGTAAAATCGCCCTTGACTGCGCGCTGGACATCGTCCAACAATCTGATCAACCGCGCGCCATCGAAGTATTCTCTACTCTTCTTGGACAGCTATCTAAGATAAACCAGGACGCGATGGACTTGCACGCAAAACGCCGTGACATTAAGAACGCTCGCCCTGAGTCTGAAGATGCTCCGAAGACCGTCAACAACAATGCTATCTTTGTTGGGACTACCTCGGAACTGAATAAGATGATTGAAAAGATGACAGGAACTAAACCCTAATGCTACCAAAGAAGTCTCCGACGATGTATGAACTGAAGGTGCCGTCAACCGGCGCCAAGATCAAATTTCGTCCCTATACGATCCGCGAAGAAAAACTGCTTATGTTGGCAGAGCAATCTGGCGAAATCGCAGTTATGGTTAACGCTCTCAAGGCAATCATCTCTGCATGTACCAACGAAAAAGTGAAGGTTGACGACCTAGCGGTCTTCGACCTAGAGTACATTATGGCCAAGCTGCGCTCAAAGTCGGTTGGGGAAACCGTGCGTCTGCAATTTGATTGCGAAGCCGACCCGAAGCATGATAAGGCAGTAGTTGATATGGACATGTCCAAGATCGAAGTTACTTTCACCGAAGGACACGATAAAGTCATCAAGTTGTATGACGACGTCGGTGTCATTATGCGTTATCCGAACATCGAGATGATGGAAGCCCTTGCAAAGATCGAAGAAAACCCTGACGTTATCTTCGGTATCATTTATGATTGCATCGAAACCATCTTCGATAAGGAAGAGATGCACAAGGCCAATGAACAGAAGCCAGAAGAGATCGCCGAGTTTATCGACAATCTCGAGAAGGTTGAGTTCAAGAAGCTTGAAAACTTCTTCCTAACGATGCCAAAGTTTCATCACACGATTGAATACAAGTGTCCAACGTGCGGCAAGGAACATAAGAAGTACGTAGCAGGGTTCGAGAATTTTTTCTAATAGCGCTCGCGCATGAAAATCTGTTCAACTTCTACAAGACCAACTTTTCGATGATTCACCATCACGAATGGAGTCTCACTGAACTAGAGGACATGCTGCCTTTCGAGCGCGAACTTTATGTAGACATGCTTTTGAACCATCTCGAAGAAGAACGTCAAAAACTGCAGGCTAACAAACAATAAGAACTATGGATAAGATTCTCAGCCGCCGCTCAAAGATCAAGGATTACACCGACCTCAACGCGGTTAATCCTGGACGCACTATGGGGATGTACGACAATACCTGGGGTGCAGGTATGTATGGTGCATTCTACAGCCCACGTAACACCCGTCGTTTCGGCCATGGTGAAACCGCATCTAACGACGAACGTGTCGAAAAGATGCAGGCAAAGAAGGTTCAAGAAACCCTGTCTAACTCCCGTGACTACCTGCAGGAAATCAAGACTTCGCTTACAGAGAATCTGAAGAGTATCACCCGCAGTATCCTGGGTATTCAGAATAAGGAAGATAAGCATCGCGGCAAGGGTACGATCGGCGTTGAAGACCGCGATCAAATCCTCAAGACTATTCTGGGTCAAAAGGCATATGCCACGAGTTCGCAATACAAGCGTGCGGAAAGTATCAACGCTCGTGAAGAACTGCTACACAAGTTCAGCAAGCGAGGTATCGCTGATACGCTGTTCGGAGCACCACAACCAGGCACCGCGCGTGGAGTTCAACGTGAATACGATGATGCTCTGAAGCAATACCAACGCGATCGTATGATGCTTCAAGGAAAGCAACTGATCGAAACGTATGGTTCCAAAAGCAAGGCTGAGAAGCAGATCGCAAAGGACTTCAAGCTTCAGCAAGATATCGGTCGTCAGATCAACGATACAAATAAGGAAGTAGAACGTCGCCGCAAGGCTGGGTGGACAGATGCCGACATCAACACTCCTGAAGCCGGGAAGATGATCGACAAGCTGAACAAACTGGTCGATCAATTCGCCAAGTACGACCCAACTAACACTGGACGTTTCCTGGAACGTGACGTAGACGCAACGAAGAAGCCGAAGGATATGGTCTTGCCGACCGAACGCTTCCGCGCCAACCAAGCAGTCTACAAGGGTGACGTTCGTGAGGATAAGGTAGGTCCAGCACCGAAGGCTCTCCTACAATCGAAGGAAGAAGCAGACCACGAGGCTGAGGAAACGCACAAGAAGGATCAGGAAGAACAAGTCAAGCAAACTAACCTCCTAGATGATATCAAGGAAGCGTTGCTGAAGAACAAGCCAGTGGAAGGTTATAGCGACGGCAAGGCCGATCCTACAAGTCTGTTTGGTGGAATCATCAAGAGCCTATCAGCCTTGGCATCTGGTCTTATGACGATCGGAAGCACGCTACTATCTTCACTAGGTGGCCTTGGCCCAATTCTTGCCAGCTTGGGCGCTGTATTGGTACCGTTGGCCGCTGCCGCTGCGCTATTGGGCCTTGGTAAAGCAGAGAAAGAAAAGATCGAAGCCAATCCGAATGCTCCGGAATATGTGGATAATGCATACGCGATGAAGCTACGTGGTGAGGCAACGTCCGTCACACAAGGCACCAAAATCAACCAACAAAAAGCGCTCCGTAATTTGGCGCCTGGAGTTGCCAAGGAATTGCTTGAAAACGGACAGCAAGATGAGAATGGTTTGATCGACGGCTATACGATGGACCAACTAATGGATATGCGCGACGGTAAAAAGCCATCGCATATGTCTGAGGTGCCGTTGGCTAAGAAGGCGAAATTGGAAGCAGCCCAAATCAAGTCGGTTCCGGCACAGTCCGGCGCAAAGTTGACAGAGGCTTCTACTGCCAACGCCGACGCAAAACGAGAATCGTCAAAGGCAGCTATCAATGTAGTTGCCCCAACTACGAATAACACATCGGTATCTACCTCTGCACCGCCAGCGCCAATGGGACCTGTACGAAGTACCGAGACTTCCATGGGCGACTATGTGAAACGTCGCTACGCGAACTAACGAAAAAGGGTCCCGAAGGACCCTTTTGTTTTTATGGATTGAAAGCGTATCGGAATCCATAGTGCCAGAGATCAAGACGGATAAACCACCGTCCTTCATTCTGGCCGAAACCAAAACGAACCATTCGATTGCCTTCCGACATAGGAAGGATCTCAAAGTTCTTTACTGGTTCCATTAGTCTTCCTCAGCCAGGCCACGGAAAAAGGCCAGGCTATCGTCATCATCATCCGAGACTTCTGCAGGCGCTGCCTTGGAAGGCTTTGCTGGAGCAGGTGCCGCACGAGCTGGTGCCGGAGCAGCCGCTGATGGCAGGTCTTCCTTATCAGCCGCACGATCAGCCGGAGCCGATTCGTTCATGACCGACAGGTACTTTGCCTTCAGTTCGTCATACGACTTGAACTTCGATGGATCAACGAACTCTTCGAGCTTGATGATGTTCTGAGCGATCTTCAGAATTTCCTCGTCATCACCGAGTGGTGCTGGCTCTGCGAACAGCGAACTGTCGTAGTTAGGGAACCCTTCAACCTTCTTCATACGCAGCTTGAAGTCCGCGCCATCCCAATAGTCGAACACGTTAACTGGCGTTTCGTCAGCGAACGTTGGTTGTGCCTTGTCCATAATCTTGTCGAAGATCTTCTTGCCGAACTTGAACAGCTTCACTTGCCCTTCGTTCTCAGGGTGCTTCGGATCGCTGATGATCAAGACATTGGCAATGTACTGGAGCTTTCGCTTCTGCTTTTGCGCAATCTTCTTGTTTTCTTCGACGCCGGAGTTCCAGAGCTTCGAGTTTTGTTCTCCAACATAGTCAGTCAGACCGATGGTCGACAGCGAGTTTTCGATATACCACTTTCCACCAGGACCTTGGAAAGCATGGCTGAAAACCTTGACCCATGGAAGGCCATCGCCAGTTACGTTGAGGAAGCGAATCGTTGCAGAAGCGTTACCTGCCTTGTCAGCCTCAAGCTTCCAAAAGCGGTCGTCCTTGTACGATCCTTGGCCGGGGTTGGCGATCTTGTCGAAAGCCGTTGCGATCTTAGCAAAAGATTGGCCGCGCATTTTACGGAGTGTATTAATATCCATATTGTCCTAAAGTGTAAAAGTATAAGATTAGTGTAAGTCATAATATAGAGCGCCGTCAGGAACTCCACCATGTATTTATACGGTAGAGTGGCAAATTTATCTAGCGTTACGGAGAGTTACTTCACAATAACGCGGGGCAAGCGACTATTATACTATACAGTCGCTCTTTTGACAAGGCTATGTTCCATCAACTCGTTGCCATTGGTTATTCTCGTCAAGGAAGACTTCTGGTCCCTCGTCGACTTCTTTCCAATCGTCAGCGTTGAAATATTCATCGTACGAGTCAGCGTCGTGCTCGTTCAAAGTACGCATACCGACACCTTTTTGGTTGGGTCGATGCTTGAGCTTCTTCAGCTTTTTGTCTTCTCTTTCAGTCATACCTCTATTTGCAAGTCATCCTTGAACGACTCAATAACCTTCTGCACTCTTTCCTTGTTGAATTTGATAAATCTTTGCGACTTGTCTAGGCGACGAATCTGATCTTCGAAGAGGAAAGACATTGAGCCTTTCCAGTCCTTCAGATAATTTAGCTCCGAATTCAAAATCACCATTGAGTGGATGCAGATGTGACCACCAAGATACATGTTAAGAAGTAGTGGCGGACTTGCACCTTGGAATTGCATCAAGGCATTGCTTGGAATATTACGCTTTCGTGCAAACTCAAGCACATTCTCCAACTCCATTTCAAGAAGATGGGTTGCGCTTTGCGAACGCTTGGACCAAGTAGTGAAGTTGCTATCAGCCTGCTCTTGATTGAAGATGAAGTTGTCGTTCCCGGCCGCAAAATTAGCAATCATGTATGTCATTAGCTCAGGGGTGCTGGTGAAGCGTCCCGCAAACTTTTCCCACAGGTAGTGCTCGTTTCGCTTTAAAAACTTATCCTCGGGTACAAGTACGCGAGGATTATCAAAGACCGAGAACCGGTCTTCAGTATAGTGTTTCTTGAGAGCGAGGTAATGCTGAAAGGCGCGATGCCCGTTCATTACATCCCTTCAAGAGAAGCAACTTGAGGAAGAAGCCCGACGGAGCGCAATTCAACGGCCAACTTATCCTTGAGGGATTGGCTAACCATCGCCTTGATGTCATCGGGTTCGAGTGAATGCTCGTCACAGTACGCAAGAATTGCATCCATGAGAGTTAGATTATCGTCATACGCACGCTGTTCAATGTGCGTAGAGAATTCGTTTGCTGAGTTAAACATTTGCCTGAAGGTTATGTTTCGGCACGGTGAAGAAGGGATAGTCGCCGTCTTCCTTGAGGGTGACGGAAATATGTTCGACGCCGGTGTAGCGGGTATCGTCAGAAGCCAGGCCGTAGTCGTATCTGGTGGACTTGTAAACGACAGTCCCCGCAGGGACGTCATTCCGGGCGACACGTAATTTGTAAGATTGGCTCATACTTTCGCGATGAAATAGTTGACGCTCTTGAGCAGCCGTTCGACTTCACCATACTCTTCATGCTTCTTGCGGAAAAGCACCCAGGTAGGATCATTGGACGACGTTAAGGGGTGCGACATTTTGTTGTCACACTTATCCAGGAACATGTCAATGAACTCGCTCAGCTTCTGTCTGCTATTTAGTAGCTCTTCTTGAATTGCTTCGAGCTCTTTACAGGTTCCATAGTTGTACGCATCAGCGATGCGACGATCCATTTTCGTGTACATTAGATCACTTCTCCAGGGATAAGGCCACGGAAAGTCTTCTTACGCGGGAAGCGAAGGGAATACTCACCGTCTTGGTTTTGGGTAATTGCGTCGGCTTCTACTTCCATGATGACCCCGATCATCTGATCCCGGATTTTCCAGAATCGTTCACGTTCTTCATCGCTGTAACCGCCGCCGCAGCTTACCTTGATTATACGCCCATTGTCAACGCATTCACAGAGGAACGCGCCAAGAACGTCCCTATATTTTGAGTCGGGTTTACCTTGTTCATATCCCGTAATGGTCATGGACAATTCGATTGTCGGCTTCTTCTTCAGCCAGGCATGCGTACGTTTGCACTCGTAAAAGGCTTCAGGGTCCTTGATCATGACGCCTTCATACTTACCTTCGATGGCCTTCTCGTTGATCTCACGGAAGCGTTGCTTGCCTTCAGGCGTACTCAGATTCACTTCTTCGTATGCCACAGCTTCTACGCTGGAAAGTTCATCCTTGAATGCATCGATAAAAGCCGCAAGCTTGATTGCGCGGACCTCTTGGTCCGTTGTAGATTTACCCGCACGGAATTCAGCCAGAGGTAGATGATCAAAGACGTAATAGATCGCGTCCTTGGTATCAACGTCAGTCTTCCGCTTGAATTGGCGCATCAAGTCCTGGAAGGAGGTGGACATCATTTCACCGTCGAACACCCAAGGTTCGGACAGCTTGTAAGCAATCTTCTGGAACTGCTCAACGATGTGCGGGAAGTTTTCGAGTTCCTTACCGTTACGCGAGGTCTGATAGACCCGACCGTCTGGATGAACAAAGGTCAGGCAGCGAGCGCCATCGAACTTGATGTCGATAAACTTCCGACCAACCATCTTCGACTCATGATCCTTCGAGTCGTGGGCCAGCTGGCATCCGAAGATCGGAATGATGTACTGTGGCTTCATGGACTTCACCGCTTTGTTCACGGTAGTTTCGCTAAAGCCAGCGTCCAGCTTCTTCATCAGGATGGGACGATACCATCCATTCCATTGGGCGTTGGTCGACTGACGCATCGTCATTTCGATCTGAAGCTGGGCGTCGCCTCCGGTCAGATCGCGGTCAACGAGCTGCTCACACAGGCTCTTGAACGCATTCATGGATACACCCTTGCCGTCGGGCCACTGCATACGAGTTGGTATCTTCTTCACACCGAACGTGTCGAAGTTATCCAGGGCCAAACGAAGGCCGTCGAAGAAGTCTTCGTGGTCGAGCATTGCCACATCAGCAATGGCCTTTTCCTTGAAGAGCTTCGAGTTATCGCTGGCGATGTACGCCAGGATTTCTTCGGGTGGAGTGTCCTTGGTCGGTTTGAGATGATATGTTGCCATCAGAAGAATCCTACCTTGGAAGCGGTTTGCTTATTGGCCACGGGAGCCAGGGTTTGGGTGTGGAACAGCTCGGCGAGCGTATAGCTCTTCTTGGCAACCTCGGGCATATCGATGCCGAGTTTGGTAGCCAGAACCTTTGCCCGATCAGCTGCCAGTTCTTCGAAGTTCACGACGTCGAAGCAGCGACCCGGACGAATCAGGGCAGGGTCCACGTCGCGCACCGATGGGAGGTTGGTCGAGAAGATCATCTTCTTACCAGCAGTCGTAACCAGACCGTCACCGACGTTCAGGAACTTGTGCATCATGTCGTTACCGTCGCTACGAGCGCGCAGGAGCGTATCGGCGTCTTCGATAATGAACACGCTGGAGTCGCCTTCGATGAACTGTGCGAACACGAAGTCCTTGGCGAGAACGGCCGGATCGTAGGTAACGGTCGCGTTGCTCTTGGTATGCTGCAGGAAGCCACGAATGAACGAGGTCTTACCGGTGCCGGGCTTTCCGATCAGGAGGAGAATCGACGCATTGCTTTGCATGAAGCGGTCGTAATACTCTTCCAATGTTTCATCTTCCAGAAACGAGTACATTTCGCTGATGGGATTGCGGTCCTTACGGAGCGCAACGCTAACCGACGAACCATCACCGCTGTAGATCCATTCGAGGTTCGAATCGGATTCTTCGAAGTTCGAGAGGATCAGCTTGGCGATACGGTCAGTGAATTCTTCGCTACCGAAGGCATTGACGACGCAACCGGAGTTGCCGGCGCGATAGGTGAAATACTGTTCGACACCTTCTTCCTCAGCTTCATTGTCGTCCTCGACGTAGAGGCCACCGTTGTTGCCGAACTGGGTCTGACGGAAGTCGTCGAGCTGACCACTCTCCAGGAACTTGCGCCATTCGAGGCGGGTGCAGAGAACCGATACTTCACGGCTCTCGGTGTTGACGCCAACTTCAATTCGGCGAGCAACGATGCGGCCAGTGACGAAGTCGGTGAGGTCGCTTGCGGCCAGGAACTGACCTTCGGGATTGGCTTTCATTGGGGTGTATTGTCCGTCGTCTGTGTAAAGTTTGAAGAATCGTTGGGCACGAACTAAGCGTCGGTATCTGCGGCGTCTCATAGTTAATCCTAGAGCTTGGTCTATGGCATGCTCCACTTCAGGAGACACCCGATAGGGTTGGCTCATTCGGGGAGGATGACCTGGGTCAATTGATAATCGACTTTGCCTTGGGTGGTGGCAATGAACTTTGCCGACTCCTCACCCTTGGTGGGTCCGAAGAAGTCTTGTGTGATCACCTCCGTCGTACCGGCAAGGCGGTAGCTGGAACGGAGACCATAAGCAGCGGATGTAATTTCGGGGTTCATGACAAAGACCGTTTAAGTTAATCAGCCTTTATTTTAACGCAAAAAGCGCCCGAAGGCGCTTTTTCTTTACAACTGCTCTATGCTACTTCAAGTCCCTAACCTCATCCGCAATGCCATATTCAACCGCTTCTTCAGCAGTCAAGAATACATCTTCGGACGGAAGAAGCTTTTTACGGATCACCTTCTCAGATAGTCCCGTGCACTTCTTGTAATGGTTAATGACTCGCTCGGATGTCAGGTTGAACTCCTTAACAATGGCGAATAGCTCATGTTCTTTACCACCGGAACCGGCAGCGAATTGATGAGACATTACACTAGTGTTTGGTGTAATAAAGCGGGAACCCTTTGCTCCGGACATGAGCAAGAATGTACCAGCCGAGGCCACACCACCAATCCCAATCGTTGCAATCGGAATTGAAGAACCTCGCATAACATCAATGAGCGCAAAGCAGGATAGGAGATCACCACCTTGTGAACAAATGAGCAGAGTTAACTGCTTCGGACGCTCTTCCTGGAAATTACAGGACAGTATCCACTCAATACATGCACGACAGGAATCCTGCGTGACATCATCCATGAACAGATAGTAGTTACTATCCTCACGGTCTACCCCCAACATTTTCGCCACGTTCTTGAACATCATTCTTCCTATAGAAGACATGGCGTCCTAGCTGAATAGTTCGCTTGAGGTTCCAGCCCGGATTGACGTGAACCGCATGAAAATACAAACTTCGCTTAGTGATATCCACCATAGTCCTGTAGTTTATATAGGTCGATTCGGCAATGGAGTAGATTTGCTTGTACCGAGTTGATTCTCGATTTACACGGGATTTGGTGTTAACCCATGAAAACTGGCCACGCTCGTAGACTACTCCACAAACAGTGTCAGGGAATCCCTTGGAAGCAACGCGATTCATAGTCACCAGCGCGACTGCCAGCTTACCGTCGTCCGGTTCACCGTTAGCTTCGTGGTAGATATTATCCGCAAGGCATTGAACTTGTTTAACGTCTAAATTCGCGACGAGCTCAGATTCAGTGGAGGCGTAAGCTATTGGAGCAAGGATAGCAAGGCCGAGGATAGAATGTATAATCGATAATTTTAGAAATCGCAAAACTTAGAAACCCATACCGAGTCGAAAGATCTTACGCTGCTTAATGAATTCAGGTATCCAATCTTTAGCCTTTTCGATAAAGATCAGAGGCTCAGGTTCATCATCCACACCCATGACGATAACGATGTTCGGTATTTTAACACCGGTTCTTTCCTCATAGGCAAGAGCGTAAGCGCCGCATTGCGCAAAGTAATTACCAATTTCGTCTCGTCGTTTAAGGCGGCGTGACGTCTTCCAGTCAATTATACTAGGAATTTGATCGAAGTCAGCTATTAAATCAACCGTACCCGCAACTCTAAGAATGTCGGAGTATAAACGCTGTTCCACACAACGGATATTGTCAATGCGATCGAGGGACTTTCGCATGGCCACAAACATATCTTTATCAAAGACACTTGGTTGGGCAGTTCGATTGAACAGCACATCTTCCAGAAGACCATGCATACGTGTACCTCGCGCGGCAGCACGGGCACTAATGATCTTTGCTTCCTCAGGGCCGACCTTACGGACCCAATCGTCTAGCCAGGGATTGTCACCGAAGCCTAGAACTGTAGTAACACTTGGATAAACATAACCCTCCGGCGTTATATAGACGCGACCGTTAGGTCTATTATCTTGAACGAGGTCCGGCATTTGGACCGGAGGTAAATGTGTGTACATGGTTACTCGGTGAGGTAGCTGATAGCTGTATTATAACGCTCAATACGATCGTCCAGGCCGTTTGTTCCACCGTTGATACGACGCGTTAATGCTTCTACGTCGCCAGTGTCAGCAACCGCATTGAGATTGTTTACTGTCCAATACCAACAAGCACTGCGCAAGGCATACTCGGGCATTTCAAGTAGCTCAGGATTGTCAAGCAAACGATCATCCTCAAAGAGGAATTGAGAGCACTGGTAATAGTTGTTTCGGCCGGTCACTTGAAGGATACCACGACCGCGGAACTTCCAACCCTCGCCGGATGCTTCATCACCATTACCCATTCGGTTCGCGTACACACGCGAGGCAATTGCCTGAGGCTTACGAGCATATTGCTGTGCCGTAGATTGGTTGAAATACTTGCGGAAGGTATTCAGGAGTCCGGTAGCACCGTAGTTCAGGTTCTCGGACATGGCACGATAATCCATTGACTCGTGTGCCGTTTGGCTTAGGAACGCTGCGATGCGTTCTGGTGTGGCAATTCCGTATTCAGGAAGAACCGTTGCCAACAACATGGCCCAGTTTTCTGGATCAGTGTTGTTTGGCATTACATGCGAGATAAGATCAGTCGTAATCATAAAAAAGCCCCGTAGAGTTACGAGGCTATTTATGTCATTACGGAACGTCAGGGTGTGATTCGCACGCAATAATCCAGGACTTTACCAAGCTTGATCGCACGATATCGTCAGGTGTGAAAGTGATACGCGAAAACTCACTCATCTTATTGGCCACGTCAAGGAACAAACGTAGACCGGATACGTCGTTACGACTCTTCACCAAGTCATTCTGCTTCAAGTCACCAACGAAGATAATCTTCGAGCGGTCACCGGTACGCGAAATAACCGTTGAGAGTTCGTGGAATGTCATAGACTGACACTCGTCAACGACCACAATGGCCGAGTCAAAAGTTACACCACGCAATGCTGTCGTCGAAATGAATCGAACGAAGTGCTGTTCCTTAAGACGTTCATAAGCGTCTTTTCGTTGGAATAGCGTAGCGAAGATATCGTGGTATGGGGCTTCGTAAATCTCCATCTTCTCGTTAATGTCACCAGGCATAAAGCCTTGGTCTCGGACTTGAACAGCAGAACGTACAATGACGATTTCCTTGTAAGGCGTGTCGCGGGACATGACGTCTTCGATAGCACGATACAGGCTCAGGAAGGTTTTACCAACCCCCGGAGAGCCCAGTAGCGCCATGAAGTAATCGCCTCGCTTATACGCCTCAAAGAACTTGCCTTGATTTGCTGTCAGCGGCTCAAAAGTCTGTAGATGATCGAGCTTCATTTTCAACGCATTACTGGTAACCTGGGAGTTAACAGGACGGTTGAAATCAGCGGAACGGTTTTCACCGTCTTCGTAGACTTTTTGGTTGCGCTTTGTGGCCATTAGATTCCTTGCAGTTGAGTTAAGAACTACCAACAATTATCGCATATTCTTATTGAGTACAGACCCGTGTGTTCCCTTATGGATATGCTGCATGATTTCTCGGAAGTCACCGTTTTGACGACGAACACCCAGTTGAACAGGATCTCCAATTGCAACCGCCGTGATGTGGCATTGTTCCAGCTGGGGATTATCCGCTTTGTATTTGTCGAGTTCAGAAATCCTGAGCATTACCTCAGTGACTTCTTGGGTTTCTTTATTAAGAAAATTGTAAGTAGGCATACGTTTACTTATTACAGCTCTAGTTCAAGCAACCTAACGAGCTCTTTACAGGATGGCATATCACCCTTCCACTGGAGGGCTTCACCTTCGTTCCAACGAAAGTTAATACAATTGACAGCGTTATCGTCAATCAGCAAGACGTTCGGCTCGGCGAACTTACCCTTGGATTCACCGCAATGGGTAAAGTTTCTCTTCCACTTGATTCCGTAGTGGTCTAGCCACACTGCCTTCTGGCGAGTAGCCTCGTCGTAGATCTCTTGCTTGTAGCTTCCGCCAGAAGAAAGAATCTCCACCTTCACATCAGGCCACTCAAACTGATATTCCGTCAGAATCTTGATGAGGTTCTGTGCCAGTGATAGCATCGGAAGCTCTTCAAAGACCTTGTGGGTCAAAACCATCTGGCGAAATGTAGTGTTAGGAAGGTGCTTGATGTGACTGTAGTAGTCAGCCAAGACACCATCCATGTCAACGTAGATGGTGTGATATCTCATTAGATCTTGCTATCGAAGTCGCCCTTACGGAGCGAACGGGTGTAGGTGGAGTTGGACGCGAAGGCTTCCATCGATCCCGAGGCCGAAGCTACGAAGTTCTTCACACCCTTTGCGGCGAACGAGTACTGCTGAGCAGTGGCGAAAGCATCCTGGTTAGCAGCCTGAAACACGAATTCCCAACCAAGGTTCTGAGCCATCGAGGTCATTCCCTTGACACGGTCAGCCGAGTAGTTCTTCGAAGAGTTCTCGCCACCGTCGGTGATGATGGTAACGATGACCAGCTGAGCCCACTTCTCCTTGGCGATACGCTTGGACTGAGCTTCCAGAGTCTGACCGATACCGTCGTTCAGCGCCGTGTTACCACGAGGGACGAACGTATTGTGTTCCAGAAAAGGAACTTCCTTAACAGCCACGGCTTCATAGACCGTTTCGACGATGTCATCGAATTGGACGTAGGTCACGCGAGCTTCTCCTTCTTCTGCTTGGTGGTCACGAAGCGACTTGTTATATCCTTCGATAACCGAAGAACGAATGGAGCCCATCGAACCCGAGCGGTCGACGATGTAAATGAGTTCGGTACGGAGTGTCATAGTTCTATTACTTTCAGTTTGAAGTTCTTTGCGGATTCCTCATGACCCTCATATCCGCGAGGGTTGCACACAACTCGTGTGTCGTGGACTTGGTAATCAAACTCGAAGTGAGTATGACCATGAGTCCATAGCTTAATGTTCCGATGTCGGTCCATGAGCAGTTCAAGGTCGCTGTGGTAAGCTCCGTTGGAATGCTTTTCGTGGGCAAACGAAGAATGCACGCTACGGAAGCTTGGCGAGTGGTGACCAATAACGATTGTTGGCTCGCCTAGATCAGCAGCCTTCCCAATGCTGATACGGGTCTGGATGTGTTCCTTGAGCGTATCAGCCGGCGTCAGCAGGTTCTTGGCACCATAGGTTCGATCATACGGATGAATGACTGGCGGGTAACGAGTATCCTCGATCACTCGATAGTCGTTCGTGTACGTCTTACAGATGGCCATCGTGACCGGGTCCTGGTAGTTGAAATCGGACCACAGCGTAGACCCGAAAACAACATACTCCCTAAAGTGGACATACTCTTTATCGAGCAGGATCACATTGTGGAAGTTATTCCGGGTGAGGAACTCACGAATCTGCTTCGCCGATTCAGGGAAGTCTCCATGATAATGCTCGTGGTTTCCCATGACGTACATTACCTGAGTAAACTCCGCCGACACATTAGCGAAGAATTCGGTGAACCTCTTACGAAGTTTACGTGACTCGGCATCGGTCTTGCGTTCAGGAAGAACCGTTGCCAACATGATGTCACCTGAAAGAATCAGGAGGTCAACGTCACCAGGATTCTTCAGTACAATTTGTGCAAACTCCAGATGGAGGTCCGATGCGAGTGCGATTTTCATTCAGGTTTCCGGTCGAGCGTTAGGATAATTGCAATGATCCATCCCAGCACATCCAATCGCGTAGGCGAAAAGAGACAGGTGACAGCATTGAAAATCAACGTTCCCATAACGATGTAATGGAACGTTGCGCCGTTGAAGAAGTCTTTGAGCTTGTTCACAGCAAGTACTTCGTGACGAGGAATTCAGCCGTCAGGTACCAAGACCAGAGAGGGATGAAGATTGCGAAGAAGGTTGACCAAAATCCCTTAGCCAGGAAAATACCAATAATCCAAGCCGGGAAAGTAATCAACGCGACAATACCTTTCATGTTTATCCTTTGTTAGTTTACTCCAAGCTCAATTATACGGCACGGTACTCCCTCGCGCTTAGAATGATTTGAACTGCTCTTGGACTTTGATTGCGGGCGTTTGAAGGCCGGTTGGCCGCCGCTAAGGGGTTGGCCCGCCTAGCGGTTTTCAGGGGCTTGGCGGGGCTTGTAGGGGCCTTCATGCGGCTTCGCCGGGCCGGTTTTAGCGCCGCCCGGTGAAAACCTGATCAGGATGCTGAATGCGAGAAAGCCCCCGAAGGGGCGTTCCCGGAGCCGACCGAATTACTTGGGCATGCGGCGGGCGATGTTGGGGTCGTTCAGATCAGCACCGATCCAACGGAGCTTCTCTTCGTCGCGCATACCAGCCAGCTTGTTTCGCTGATCGGCGGTGCCCGAGATTGCCTGGAGGTTCTGCAGGTCCTTGGCTTCCTGGACGGCCGTACGAACCGAAGGTGGCGCCGAACTGATCTGGGTCCGCGTTCCATCCGGGCAAGGACGCTTCAGCTTGTCCATTGCTTCCTTGCCCGCAGCCATTCCGCACAGCAGGGCAACGTACAACTCTTCGTCCTTCGAGAGGGCCGCGAAGTTCATCAGGTTCAGGGAAACGCAGTCCGAGAGGGACTTCGCACCGCCGATGGAAACGGCACCACCCATCGCTCCGACAGCGACGCCACCGGTGGCACCGCAATTGAAGCTGCCGCTGGCGACGGCCATGCCCGGCAGGAATGCCTGGCCGACGGTCTTGACGCCACCGCTCTGGTGGACTTCGGTCTGTGTGACCGTTGGGTTCGCGGCTGTGCCACCCGTTCCGCCTGTGTAGACGTTGATGGGGGCGGTCTGGGCAATTGCCGATGCCTGACCGGTGCCTGTGGAATTGGACTCGACTTGGGCGAACGCGCCGAAGGAAGCCGAAAGGGCGATGGCCAGCAGGCCAAGCTTGATTTTGTTCACGTATCTCTCCGGGAAGGATTGGAAGGCTCGGGCCGAAGCCCGAGCGGTGTACTGAAGGCCGAGTTGGATTACGGCGTGTTGGAGATGACCGCGCCCGACTTGGAAGTCGCCGAGGCATTCGCAGCCGCCTCGTTCACGACGTCAACCACACCCGAGCCCCAGGTGAACTGGGTCGTGGGAGTCGTGCCTGCCAGGGCAGCAGCCGAGGTCGTCGCGCTGGCCGTGTCGTTGAACACTCCGCCCTGGGCAGCGCTCGCCGTGGCCACGTAGCCACCCACAGCACCGACCTTCACGTACGCACCACCGTTGGTTCCGGTGCCAGCCGCCGTCGAGGAGATCGACTCGGCATTGCCCGTTGCGCTGCCCGAGATTCCGGTCGGACCGGCCATCGAGAAGCTCTTCGAGCCGTCGACCGAAGCGGTGGAGGTGCCGTTGGCACCCGCAGCGCCGGTTCCGGTGCCCGTGGAGTAGTTCAGGGCGAGCGACGTGGAGGTCGTCTGCACGCCACCGGCCACGTAGGCGGAGCCGGTGTGCGAACCGTACTGGCCACCTTGTTGGCTCGAATCGCTGATGCCGACGGCGGAAGCGGACTGGTTGTTGTAGGCGATGGAAGCCGAGAGGCCACCACCGGTGCCCGAATACGCCGTGGCGCCCGATGTGCTGTTGGTAGCGACCTGTGCCGAAGCGAGGCCGACGAATGCCAGAGCGGCGAGCAGCGATGCGAGCTTGAAAGTCTTCTTCATTACGAAACTCCTAGAATTACCACCCTAGAATTACGCTAGGTCGTTTTTCCACCACCCGATGGAATTACTTTAGTTGGTTAGGCTTTTAGTTACCCAAACCGCCTTTAGTAACGTAATTTTAGCTACCTATCAAATAAATTAAAAGCCCAATTTGAATTTTTTTCAAACGAGCTCTTATGGTGAAAAGGGCGCTTGAGGCGCCCTTATATAAGTGAGGTTGAAAGCCTATACTTCGTCAGGAAAGTCCTGACGGTATTCACAAACAACGATTCGGCAAAGTTCGTCCGTACACTCGGTTAGAGTTTTGAACGGGCCTTGAAGTTTGCCTTCGTAGAAAAACGGTACACCAAAGAAAGTGGTGACCCGCGTAGGAGTCCACTCGCCGTCAGCGTCTTGAACCAACCACCACTTTTTGAACATATAATCTTTCTTAGTCTTTTCCAAAGGGCTCTCGGATGAAAGCCCTTCAGGAAATACTATTTATTTCTTCGCAGTCGCGGCCGCACCTTGGATACCCAGGTCGACACCGAGTTGCTTCGCAGAACGAGCGGTCATCATGTCGATCAGAGCCGAGGCAGAGTTGCCACCAGCGTCACCCGACTTACCCATGACAACAGCCGGAGACCAGGCGCCAGGTTGAGCCTTCTGGATGGCTTCAGCGTACATCGCATTCACACGAATCACAGCGTCCAACTTCTTGTCGAGCTGACCGTCGGCGTCCATCACGAGCTGCTTACGCTTCGCTTCACCTTCACCGCGCAGGATTTCGGCCTTCTTGAACGCTTCAGCTTCCTTCACAGAAGCATCAGCAATCGTCACACGAGCCTGAGCATCAGCGATAGTCTTGGCGTTGAGCGTTTCCTGTTCCCACTTCGCCTTGGCAGCATTCGCCTGTCCCTGTGCCGTAGCGGTAAGAGCGTCCTGTTCTGCCTTCTTCACGTTGGCAGCACCGACGGCAACCTGATTCGTAGCTTGCTGTTGCTCACGAATCTGGGATTCAACGCGGTCTTCGTAGCGGAAGCCTGAGATCGTCAGCGGCAGCATTTGGACTGCATACTTCTGAACGTACGACTCCTGGGCGCGAACCGGAATGCCCTTTTCGTCCTTGACGATTTCGGTAAGAGTCAGGTCCTTCTCGACACCGTCGATTCCCTTGGTTTTGACCGTCTTGGCAAGCGTCTTGTACACGCCATGGAGGGTTTGGTCATTGACGATCTGAAGCAGCTCGTTACGACGGCCGGCAGCAGATTCGAACGAGGTCATCGTCGGACCCGAGAACGTTGCGGCCAGTTCCATGGAACGACGGATTGCCTGCATTTCGAACGCTTCAGGGCTACGGAAGTCGCGGTGGATTTCGATGACCGATTTCGGGTCGGTTGGCATCATCCAGGAAATCGAACCGTTCAGAATAGCGTTGCCGCCGTCGTAGAAGCGGATGCCAAGACCCGGCGACTTTGCAGTTTCGTGGTCGTCCTTACCACCAGTGACGAAGCGGAACTCGCTACGACGTGGATACTTCGTAACAGTGCCGAAGCCTTGCCACGACCAGCCAGGTTCGGTGACGACTCGCATCGAACCGCTGACGCTTTGGATCACCATCAACTCGCTCGAGTCGAGGTTTTCGAAGAGCATCGGCAGCGAGATCAGGGTGGCCACCGTGAGGACACCAGCAATGGCAACACCTGCAATTTTACCGGGAGTGAGAATCATTTGAATTTTCCGTTCATTTTCGATTGAACCTTCTCCGCTACGGAGTTTAGGCGATTTTGGATATCAGCGATTTCGGCCGCTTCTTCCAGCTTGTCTTCCAAGTCACTCAGGGCCTTCTTGGTAGAAGAGTTCCTGAACAATGGAAACCAGGGTGTCCCGTTAATAGTCGGGAGCAGAATTTGGGTAACGAAAGTCGTCACAACGACGACCGCTACCAGAATGAGGATAATTGAGAGAAGCATCATTTCTTAGTTACAGCTTTTTGGCTCACGTTAGCCGTAATATAACCCGTAAATACCATCGTTACTAATGCTATGTAACTATTTTCACTAAGAATATCAACCTTCAGCGCGCGGCCAATTAGATATGCCAGAGTGTTGGTTACAAGGATGAAAGCGACGAGTAGAAACTTACGGGACTTGAAGGGATTGTATTTCTCAACAACCTCAGTTTCTACTTCGTCCATTAGGCGCGCAGAGAGTCGGCAGCGGCAGCAAACACTTCCAGAACTGGCTGCTTGTTGTTCCGGCTGTCGTTGAACGTAACGATGCAACCGTAAGTCGATTCACTCAGCTTGTGATCCGCAGACTTAATGTCCAGAGCGCGATGTGCGGCGTAACGAGCTTGATCTGTATAGCCGAGAGCAGTTTGTGCAGCCTGAACTGCGCCGACCGAACAGAACGTACATGCCTTTGGGTGTTCTACGTCGACCGATTGTCCGCTCGAGAGACGGGCTTCAGCACCCTTTCCCCATACGGTAGGAATCATGAGGGCGACCATTGCCGCTTCCAGAATATCAGCAGCTTGGTTACGGATAGTTGCTTGGGAGAGTTTTGCCATAATTTACTTTCAGAAGTTTATTGAGGGGAAGTCACAAGTATACGCTACAGCTTAGGAACAACTGGCTAGATGCTCCGCCGGGTAATACTTGGTAAAATAGTGGAACAGCCCTTTACTTCTACTTTACAGGGGCGCATAATAGCGGTGTGGTGTTTGAAGGATGGACTGAATACCATTACTCAGTAGCTTGGTTAGCTAACTTCAAAGCCTTCTTCTCTTCCTTACTGAGTCTAGGTTTAGGGAAGAAACCCTCACAAAGCTCGTCAGTAAGACTGTTCATAGCGTGAGTGAGATTCTCCACATCACCCGTAGCAAGTGACCAGCTCTTGAATCGAGGTGGCGTTGCGTACAACTCCCACAGGTGTACCTCGATAGAACCGTCGGTGAGCTTAAACACACCGAAGTCCCACATGATGGAAAGTTTCGGGATCACCATTTCACCTGTAGGTTGAAGGACTTGAGAGTTTGATCACTTCCTCGGGTTTGGTATTGGTGCTCACCGATATAGACAGTAAACCCGTGGGCTCGAAGTCTATCCGCAGCTCGGCATACGAAAAGCGGAGCTGGATCCTTTGGCTCTACATGAGGAACAATGGCCATATCAAATTCAACTGTTATAGTAGATCTCCCTTCCGTGGCCGCAGTACGGATTTGAGGATCAATCTTTTGGAGGAACCGGTCCATCACTGCGGCACTGGCGACCACAAGTGCGCGAGCTTCGTTGTTGGTGATCATTCGTAGATGTCCTGTTCGTCAGAGTGGTCTTGGAAGTCGCTGAAATTCAGCTCTTGGACACCTTCGGACAGCGAACCACGACCGTACTCTTCTTCCTGGCGTTGCTCGTCACGTTCGGCATCACCACGGTTCTTATAGAACCGAACGTAGGCAGAGCCATCGCCACCGTCCTCAATGAAATAGTATCCGAGGACGTCGAGGTTAGAGGATTTCAACAGATTGGAGCTCATGAAGTTCTTTCAGGTGGTTGGAGATTTCGGTGTGCATTTGCATGTATTTCGTTACACGCTTGAAGTCTTTCTCGGTCAGACCCTTGAGGCGACGAATGTCCGAGTTATGGCGCAGGTCAGCGAGCTTAACGTGACAGGCGTCAACGTTGGACTTCAGCTGGTGCATATAACCTTCCGGCGATTGGCCAGGAAGTTTCGTCATGGCAGTAACGCCATTGATTATTCGATCGCTGAGACCTGCTGTGTACAAGTCATGATACAGGCAATCCGTATCTTCAATGATGTCATGGAGGACTGCGATTGCCATAAGTTCGTAATCGTCAGTCTTCAGATAATGCATAACCTTCATCGTATGGAGGATGTAAGGCTTACCTGACTTGTCCGTCTGAAACTCGTGGTACCTGGCGGCAAGAGCGATCGCCGTGGCGAGTTGTTGCGCGCTCATTGCTTTCCCTTGATGACAGTGAGTTTCATCCAACGGGTCGACCATTTGAAAAAGCCGATATGGGATAATGCGTAGAATGCGCCCAGAGTGTTGAAGAATGGAATGAGAGTAAGGATAATCGTAAATACGATATCCGAAATCTCCAGATCAATGCCGTCGTTGACATCTTTGTAATGTGCTGCGCAGAAAGCCGCGAAACAAACGATTGCAGAGATAGAGTAAAATAAAAACATACTGTTCCTTCTAAAAGTAGCGAGTGGCCGTAAAGTGGTATAGACTATATTGGTATACTGATTTTACCCCTGAAACGGAACATATGACCAACCGATCCCAACGTGTTCCAGAAGACGAACTTCTGGAGACAACCGAATTCAATGAACTTTCCGCGTGCGAACGGATGCTGATCCAGGACGCATATAACGAAGCCTTAGACCAAGAAAAGGATTACAATGATTGAGTACCGAAAAGGAAACGTGCTTGACGCTCCAGCCGGTTCCATCATCGTCCATGGCTGTAACGCCGCTGGAGTTATGGGGTCGGGAGTTGCACTCGCAGTGAAGAAGCGATACCCCGAGGCATTCGAGGTGTATCTACGCGAGTTCTATGTGAATAAGCTGACGCTTGGCGGAATCACGTTCTATAAGACGCCTGACGAGACAACTATCATCAACGGGATTACGCAGAAAACCTATGGAACGTATCCTCAACGTTATGTTGACTATGAGGCGGTTTCAAAGGTCTTTGAGAAAATCGTGGATGACGTTAAGTACCTCCATCCACAGAGCGTGATTAACGAGTCGTTCGACTTCGACGCTCCTCAGCCATACGTTCTTGCCTTCCCCAAAATTGGTGCTGGCCTCGGCGGTGGCAGCTGGGACGTAATCTCAGCCATCATCGACGAAGCCGTTCCAGATACCTGGAAGAAGGTCTGCTACACTTTTTGATGCAGATAGCGGAAGAGGTTCTGCAATTCCGCGATACCTGCATCAAGGGTTTCGTGGATTGTGATCCCTTCCGCCTCGGCCATCACTTCCAGGTTACCACGGCGCCAGAAGCCCTTGGGACAAACCAACGTCAGGTTGTCCACTGCGTATCCTGTTCCGAAGATTTGGCCAATTTCAAGCAATGTGATTGGCGACATCGTGGCGGGATCGATGTAGAAGAAGGTATGGGCAGCACCCAAGAGGGCTTCTTGTTCCCACAGGACCTGCTCCTTGAATTGTGGATTGGTCACGCTCTGCACCCACGATGCATCCCATTCGGTTCGCCGGGGATTGAGCAGGAACACTTCGTAATTGTCCAGGGCGATGATCACTTCTTCCTGCCAGGGTTCGGCCTTGCCCATTTCGATGGACCCACCCAGGAAGATGGAAGGATACATACTATCCCAGACGGAATCAAGGTTTTGGGGTGCGGTGAAGAGTTTCACAGTTGTTCCTTGATTGCCGCGGAGATTTCCTTGAAGGCCTTGCGGCGAATGGCGTCTTCGTAGTCCATTCCTTGTTCGCCGTCGTTGTGAATGATTGCCGAACGCTTAACGCCGTCGATCGTGAGAACTGGGATTTCATCCAGTTCTGCCCAGGCCATCACTTGGGGAGATGGTGCTACCCGGCCCTTGTGGCCTCCATTCGGAGCGTCCACGTTGAAGATTTGCGAACCAGCGTCTGCGGCCAGCCAACGCGAGGTATCAGGGTGCTCGCGACGGTAGAGCTCACAGAGAACACCGAGGCAACAGAAATCGCCCTTGAGGGTCTGCAGGCGGCCAGTGCCTTGGGTAAATTCGCCACTGTCGAGTGCGGCGGTCCACTTTTCTTTGACTTCGGGGTTCACAGTTGTTCCTTGATAGCTGCAGCGATTTGTTTGAAGGTCTTCTTTTGGATGTCGGTTCCGGCACCGTCGTTGTGGAGAACAAAGCCGCCAGTTTGACCGGCGATGGTCAGCTTTTGTTTGAAGTCGAGTTCGGCCCAGTCTTTGACTGCGTCAGGCGGCAGACCCGAATCGCCTTGATGTGCGTATCCATCCACTCCCGGAAAGTTCAGAACCTCGAAGCGCATGTCGTTGCCCACGGTCGGAACCCAACGGGAGGTTTCAGGATGGTGTCGGCGATAGATTTCGCAGAGGACACCAAGACAGCAGAATTCCTTGCTCTGGGATTGGAGGCGATAGGAGCCTTGAGCAAATTCTTCGCTTTCGAGCGCGGTGACCCAGGCTTCTTTAACTTGCGGTTTCATTACAGTTGTTCCTTGATGGCGGCGGACAGTTCGGCGAAGCTCTTCTTGTTGTTCGCGTCGTTGTGGTTGTGGAGGCGTGCCACGATACCATCAATTTCGACAACAGCATTGTGGACCACCATCGATATGTTGGGGGCATCGAACGCCCAACCAATCACGACTTCCGGCGGCAATCCGATCATCCCGTATTCGGCTTCCGGATTGGACCTGAACGTTACGACTTTGCTATGGTCCACCTTCCACTCACCATCCCCGGTCGCGCGACGGTAGAGTTCGCAGAGAACGCCGTAGCAGCAGAAGCTCCGGACGCCTTCAACTTCATTGCAGAGGCGACCCTGCCCTTGTTCGAATTCGCCCGAAACAAGGGCGTCGGTCCAGAGTTTCTTGACTTCCGGCTTCAACTTGGGAGTAACTTTCGGTTCTGTCATATCGGTATCTTTCCTGGCGGTTGGTTGATAAAAGGGCCTGTATCAATTATAGGCCCTGGCTTTTATTCCGGTGAACTATTTTTAGCCCGAAAATATGCTTCCAGAAGGGCCTTGATGTTTGGTCCTCCAACCGGATTCATCGAGTGAACGTCAAACTTAAAGTTCGCCGGAATGAAGGTGCCGTCTTCATCCAGGTCTTGTTCGATCATCCACTTGACCACGTCCAAACCTGTTAGTGGCATTCCATGCAGAGTGTACTTATGCCCCAGATCATGGTCGAACGAAATGAACTCGGGACATCCGAACACCCGCATGAATTCGAGTGCCATCCAGTAGTTCCGAGCCACCTTGTAGTTCTCCCCTGACAAGCTGAAAAAGTCCCCGGGCTCCCGTTCGTCATCGAGAAACATCCACCATTTCACTTGAAGTCCCTCTTGCTGCTGATCCACTTGACCAGTGGCGAATCATCGTTAATGAGATATTCCCCACAACCCAGAAGCACCGCGAGGTTGGTCACTGGCAGGACCGACATGATCCTAAGGAACAGCCACTGCCCGTTGGTGATATGGTGCCAGGTATCCCGCTTGTTTTCTGCCTCCATCATCTTCGTTGCTGACATCCATGCAAGTGGCGAAGCAACGCCCCAGACAAAAAGTCCAAGTAAGAGAAAATTGTTCATGCCTTCCACTCCTCAGCATGGTCGTTCTTGTACTCGTCCAGAAGGCAGAGTGCCTTCGTATTGAACTCGGTGAACTTCGAGTAGTCTGGATTCATGAGGACGCTTGCCCCGACCAACCCCACGTTCAACCCCACTTCCGCCGTAAGCTCTTCCAGCGAAGGAGAGAACCCAGTGTACATGTAGGCGGTAACGATATAAGGCTGTTCGCCTGGTACGAGTGATTCGTAGATACTGACAACGTGGTTAGGGTCGATCGTCAGCCCGATCTCTTCCTTAACCTCTCTCACGATTGCTTCCAGAGTTGTTTCCCCGGGGTCTACCTTTCCACCCGGAAGTGCCCAGAGAGCAGAGTTCGGCCGAGTAACTCCCACGAATAGACCCTCGCTCTCGATGATAATACAAACTGCCTTGGGGATATGCATAAAACCTTGAAATGTCATATTTGTAAAAGCCCACGAGGGGCGAATTCTCCAGAAAAATTTTTAGAGGCTTCCCTCTATTAGAAGACCAACGAAATGACCCTTGGCGGGATACCAGGGGTCGCGAGAAATTTTTGAAACGAAAGACCTGAATACGTCCCGCCTAAAGGCCGGGCTCAAATCCGGAGCCTCGCCATACGAGTGTCATTTTGCGGAAAGTAAAGAACTTTCTCCCTATCGCCAAAAGTTGACGAAATCAGGCAAAGAGCGGAGGCACCAAGAGGAGCAGCCCACCAGCCACCACCAACAGTCCTCCCAGACGCAGCGACGTGAGTCCTGAGCAGGCCGCCAAGGCTCCGCCGAGGAAGACGAGCCATAGCCCTAGACCCATGACTCAGCGCCCTTGGCGAGCCATTGCGGCAAGCTCTAGGTTAGTGTCTGCCTCCCAATGGTCGCCCCGTGCAGCATGCAGGCGAGCCATCTCTTCCCAGTGTGCGGCACGAGCCTCAGCACTCAGAGCGATTGCTTTGGTGAGGTGTTGGTTGACTCGCTTCGCGCGAGCCCTGTTTTGTTGATAGGTGATACCTATCGCGAGGGCCAAGCCCAGCAGTACAGCGATCATGTCAATTGCGTCCATAGTTGCCTTTCAATTATACGCGGAACAGGGTGAAAAGTAAAGCCCCCTCACACCGAAGGGGCTTTTGGCTTTTACTCCTGGTCGGGAGCGGCAGCAGCCGGGGCAACGATCAGCTCAGCGCCGCCGTCAGCCATCGGCTTCAGGATGAACACCGAGGGCTCGTCGCCCGGCAGGACCTTCAGCATGCCCGTCAGATCGGACTTGATGCAGGCGATCCCGAACTCGAAGCCAGGCGTCTGCACGCGGATGTTGCCACGGGTCGACCAGACGGCCTTGAGCAGCGTTGCGTTGGAATGGCCGGCCACTTGGGCGCGGGCGATGGCGACGTCACCAGCGGTGAGCTTGACGGCGGCGACGGGGGTGGAAGCGATAGCGGTGGTCATAGAAACTCCTTCATTTAACCAAACCCTTAGCCAGGGGAGCGGGCCGGTAAACGCTACCGGCTTAGGTCAATTATAAAGCTAAGTCAAATTAAATAAAAGCCATTTATTCAAAAGCCCCTACGAGTTCAACGGGTATCGCCTCTATATACTACGTCCATGAATAAAAGTAAAGACCTATGTTGGGAGGGGTCTTTAGGACGCTGGGCACCCCACTCAATTATACGCCAGTTCTGTCGCTTGTGTCCAAGACCCTACGCAAAATAGGTCTTTTATTTAAATCACGATGGCGCTATAATTGGTGTACCGACTAACCCGCTAGGAGAAACTTATGAACCGCGCTATCTGGACCGTGACCTATGTTCCCCGTAACGACACCAAGACCCTCACTGCTGAGGTCCAGGTGGATATGTCGGGCGCTCAGTTCTACGCCACCAACCTGAGCCTCTGGGGTTGCGGTAAGATGGCCTACTCGCCTGCTGGTGCCATTCGTATGCTGGTGCAGGATATGGCTACCATCGTATCTATGACCCCAAAGGTCTAATGTCCACAGAGCCCCGTCAGGGGCTTTTTCGCAGGCGGAATCTACAGCTCCGCAGTGAGCTGTTTCGTTGGAACGATCGTTCGTTGGTGCGTGAAAAAGAGGGGACCAGTTTGACCCAGTCCCCTCAAAGGCCCGAAGGCCAGTCTACCGCTAGACTATTCTGTTGGAGGCAGCATTAGGCGCCTCCGTAATATGGGTCACGACCACCGAACGGGTCGTCACGATCACGCATACGCTGTTCATGTTCCCATTGGTCGTATGCGTCGGGAATGCTGATGCCAATGTGCCGACGAAACAGGATGGCTGCCAGTGCCCCTTTGTTCCTGTGCTCATTGCTGCTGCGCCCGTTGTTCCATTCAATGCGGCGAACGAGCACTTCTTCGAGCTTCTCTTCGTCCCATTGGTACAGCTCGACATACTCGAGCCCCAGGCCGTCTTCATACCATACAGCAGCCTTCTCGAGCTGGCTCACGGTCATCTGGCAGGTCGCGTATGGGTCATGGTCGGGGCCGATAGACCCCGTCTTGACCTTGATCTTGACGGAGTTCATAATCAGCCCTTCTTCTTCAGGTTCAACATCCAACGCAGCACGGCGCGAGCGGGCCAGTAGCCACGCACACCAGCGATGTCCAGGGCCAGCCGCAACTGGCGATACATCATCTTGAGCGAGGCATGCTCAGCAAGAGCCCACTCACGCAGGGCGTTAACCTGCTTCTGGCTCAACCATTCGAACGTCGCCTTCAGGGCTTCGGCTTCGCGCTCGACCTTTGTCAGTTCACGCTTCGAGAATTGCTTTGTATACGACACGGTAGACCTTTCAGAACCCGACCTCAACCGGGCCGGTAAGCAATTATAACCCGGAACTGAATTAAAATAAAGCCCTTACCAAAAGATATGTATCGCTATCGTGGCGAGGCCACCGACACCAGCAGCATACACTGCGCGCACGAACCACTTCACCACTGGGCTCGGCTCAGCAAAGGCAGCTGAGGGGTTCAATTCCATGAACCGAGCCACGTTAGCATGGTGCTCGGATTCACGTTCGTCAGCAGCACGACGCTTGTCTTCTTTGGACTGTCTCATAGAGTCTGCAGCACCCTGCGCCGCAGCAGCGCCCACCAGGGCACCAATCAGATGGTCCTTGTTGAGAGTGATGTTGGTGCAGGGGATATGCATGGTGAGCTCCTTATGCGAAACGCGAAACAATGTGGTGGGGATGACCGTCTTCGAATGCCTCGAGGGCCAGGTCACGTGAGGAATACTCGGTATCGTCGGACCAACGGGCCACAGTCAGGCGAAACGGGCCATCGGCCGAATCGGACAGATCATCGCGCAGCGCATGGAACGCAGAAGGCGTCGCATCAATCACGTGACGAACGCCCGAGTATTCCACGCAGTCACAGTCACGGCCGGACTCAAGCACCAGGACCTTGCCTTCGTGGGCATGCTTGGTCAGTATCTCGACCAGGCGACCACGAGCCGAGATACGCTCGTCAAGGTCTTCGAACAACCGAGCGGCAAGCTTGCCGCGTTGGCCATGATCACCATTCCTGAGGATCAGCTCACGGGCAACTTTGGAGGGGAAGAGGTTCATAGCGGTAGTTCCTTTTAAGTCAGTAAGGCAATTATAGCGCCAACTCAAATAAAAGTAAAGCCCCTATAGAAACAAGGGGCTTCGGCTCAGATGGGGAACGGCTTGCCGTTGAAGACTTGGGCCCAGGTCAACCGGGTACGACGACGCACAGGCTGAGTCATGTAGGACACGCAGCGCTTGGTCTCTTCAGACACGATGGCGAAGTCGTAGCCAACAGGCGGCAGGTAGTAGGACACAAACCGCACGCATTGCTCGAGCTCACCCTTGGCGAGCGGCTGGTTAACAGCGCCCCGAGGGGCGCCATCGAATTCAACAATGACGAGATAGCCCATCAGAAACCTCCGGCGAGCAAGAAGCCAATAGCGAGGAACGTCAGGATCGAGGCAACGGCCCAGATCAGACCACGTTGGAAGTTTGTCATAGCGGTAATCCTTATTAGTTTCGGTACCCCAATTATAACGCGGTTTCAATTAAAATTAAAGACCTTTATTTTGTAGGGTATAGAGTGGCGGCACGGAATCCGTAGTATAATAAAGTAGCGCACTCAAAACAGCAAGCATCGCGACGACGGGTCCGCTACCCAATTATACCCTAGATTTGAATAAAATAAAAGCCCCCGGAGGGGCCAGGGGTATTAGCGCCAGGCGTAGACGTCAATACCCGATTGGACGCTACAGCCGCCCAGTTCAATTTGGAAAAAGCCAGGG